CCAGTCATACCCGAACGGGCTCCAGCTTTCGCCAAACGATTATGCCGCTCCTTATCGAAACCGGCGTCAGTAAATGGATTCATCCTACCACGCCCAATGGGCGCGCGGTGCTTCTTGATGAAATGGACGGTCTTTCTCAGGGTGAAAAAGGTGGTCTTCAGGAACTCCTTGATTATTTGAAGTCGAAACGGCCTTTTTTGGATGATTGCCCGCTCATTTTGATTTGTAATATTCTGGAAGGCCGAATCATGCAGCAACTCCTCAAATACTGCTGTGTTCATTATGTGAATATGCCAAAGAAGGAAAAACTGATCGAGTTTTTCAAGAAAGACATTCCTGATTCCCTGTATATGCTGGGTGACATTCGCAAGGTCTCACAGAGTTTAACCTATCATGATCCTTCTGGTCGACATGTTCAGGGAAAGGAGGAATCTCTCGATCAATCGATCCATGTTGCCATTCGTGCTGCATGGTTTACCCTATTTGAAAACTGGGGGCTACAAGACGAATTGGATTTGGAGACAAAAGATGCTAATTTGGCAGGGCTCTTATTTCACCAAAATTTGCCCCTCTTTTTAGAAAGTAAGGCCGCTAAACAGGAATCTCTCCTCCCCATTGCACCCTTCGAAGCCTATGAGCAGATCTTGGATTATTTGCGGTGGAGTGATCGTGCCGATTTTTGGGCGTTTTTTCATCAATGTTGGAACTTGCTCCCCCTTTCCTATCGACTGAAACTGAAATATCCGAATTTGTATCTACAACACTATCGAAAACCGGCCCATGTTCCTGAGCCCTCTGAATTGCAATATACCATGGTATTAACAAAGCAGTCGGCCCTCTTTAATGCATGGAAGGAGATGAATCGTGTCGCAAATGAACATGATATTCCCTTTCGATGTGTGACCCAGTGGGCGACTCATCAAACGGGTAAATTGTATGATACACTCGGCGTTAAATTGGAATCTCTGAATTTAGATGGTAAATCTGCAGAGGCTGTGTCCGTCCTAAGCGCTGAGAAGAGTGGATCAAAACCTGTTTCTGCTCGGAAACGGGTAGCTCGTGGTAAAAAATCAAATGAGTTGTAGAAAGAAGGGATAGACCTCTGATGGTTTCCACATCGGATACAAATAAGATGGTAGTATGGCCTTCTTGGAAGTTGCGAATGGTTTTACGCAGTGAAAATAGATTATTTTCTATTCTTTCTGCTTTTCGCCCAATCTTAATCATTTCCTCCAATAGCTGATAATAAATGTTATCAAATGAGGAATAAATAATAAATTTTCCATTTGGATGTTGCTTGCATAGTTCCAGACAGGCCTCCATTTTATTTTTGGCAAAAATGACATCCTGTGGCGGTGGCGAAGCCAAACATGTAATCGTAGATGTATTTACATTTGCCCGACAGGTCGGGCATTTAAATGTCATCATCGTATTTCGCAATAAACATTTTGCACAGTATAAATTATAACAGCAGTGAACCATGCTCGGATATTCACAGGATTCAAAGCAAATGACGCACTCATTTTCCTCGACTTTCTTTCTAATAAGCGCGTGGCGGTTATTTGGATGCCTTGAAAGAAAATGAGTGACATTTGTCCATTCCACATGCAATGCTTGAAATAAAATGGGGATGCTTCGTGTTCGAATAATAGGATCAGCATGTTTTGCAGCATAATAATTGGAGAGAGATTGTAGTGTAATCATGGGCCGGCAGGTTAGAACATCATATACGATATGTGGCAATGAAATACTCGACTGAATGTGTGCATTTGTATTTCGTAGAACAATATGACCGCGATGGGTATGGAAAAAGGGGAGATAATCCTTTAAAAAGGCAGAAGATGCCAGCGTACTATGATAATGGATGGTAATATCATTCAATAGCCATTCCTCCAAATCAGGATGAAGATGGACGCGATCTCTCAAGAAAAAGAGGGTACTTTTAATCAGTGTGGGATGTTTGAATAGGAGTGGAATCCAGTTATTGGTAATCAGCCAGAGAAATTGGAAGCGTAGCGGTGGATCCGAAGAGCGAATATAAATGGAACTGGCTTCGTCGATGATGATATTATCCCATTCTATTCCATGTGTTGTTGCATATTCTTGTACGAATCGGTAGCATTTATTGGTCGTTAATACAAATTTGCTCTGTAGAATCTGCTGTGCCAGTTGATCTCCTTTCATGGTTCGTCTGGTTTCAATGGAAACATATTTCATGGTGGTGTGTTGTTCAATCTCGGTGCGCCACTGAGAAAATAAGTGATGGGGGACAATAATGAGATTGGCGGAAGAGGCATCGGATAGGCGTGTCAATTGATGGGAGAAAAAATAGGTGGAAGAATGTGGTGAGAGTTCAGAAGTCATTCGAGGAAAAGTGGTAGAATGGGAAGCAAGATAGGCGAGAACACTCAGCGTCTTTCCTGTTCCTGGTGGGTCTCCAATGATTCCCATTTTACCATTAATAGCTTGATTTCCAATCAAGAAGCCGCGGGTCATTTTATCTCGGTACAGATTCATTCCCTGTACAAGGGTGGATTGATGCGGATAGAGTGTGCTCTTAATAGAATCATGTGTGATTTGTTTCAATGGCGTAAGAGATTGGTGATATACTTGATTTAATATCACGAGTTTATCATAGTGAAAGTCTTCGGACATGTATTGTAATATTACTTAGTCTCTATTTCTATGCTTTAGGTTATAATAAAATTCTCGTAGAGAGGGATCCTTTACCCAATGCTCCAATGAAAAAGAGGATTCTCTCATGGCGGAGGGATGTGCTTGCTGCGCTTGTTGCTGCGCTTGTTGCTGCGCTTGTTGCTCTTCCCTCATTTTCATTTTATCAAAAGTATTGCTATCGTGACAGATGACCAAAATGGTCTTTTTCGGAGTCAATTGAATCATCGGATGCCGATACTCTTCCAAAAATGAACTTTCTTCTCCATGGGTCACAAATTCATTATACCGATGAGTATCGGAATAGCTCTTTCTCCATGCCATGGTTCCATTCGTTGCATGTCTTTGATGATAAGGGCCCACTGTGTGAACCTTCTGTGTATCCATGTACCACAAATGCATTTCGGAGGATCCTGCCAGTTCGATTTTTGGATTACTTTTGAATTCTTTTACGACATGCGCAACACGATCGGGTGGATAAAAATCATCATCGTCCATGGCAATGATAATGGCACCCTTTGCCTCCTTATTGAGCTGATTACGCTTCGCACCGATTCGCAGCTTCTCCTCATGTGTTACATAGCGAAGGTTAGGAATGGTTTTGGCTGCCTCGGCAAAGAGATCGCCGACCTTATCGCGCCCATCATCCAGAATGATCCACTCCATCTTCTCTTTGGGAAAGGTTTGGCTGCGGTAGATTTGGATAAGGGTGGGGATAAACTCGCGGCGATTATAGGTGGGGGTCACGATAGAGACTTCAATCATTGTGAGTTAGTATGGAGGATGGTTTAAGTAGATTACTTATTTGATTAAGAGTTATTGTTTTCTAAAAAACTTTGAGCCGTTCGACCAGGTATTTTTGATGGAAGAGAGCTACTCTGTCCCTGTTCATAAAACATCGATTTTCCTTGTGGGCTACTCATGTCCCTTAATGATGTCAATTCTAGTCCACTGGAATTATTGTTTGACATTTCCGACGAATTATTGTTTGACAATAGTCCAGTAGCTACCTTAGCATTATTGCTAGACACTCGTTCTTCAATGCGTTTCGGTTGTTTGCGTTTCGGTTCAGCCGCATTTTGTACTGCTTGCTCTGCTGCTGCTTTTGCATCAGCCTCTTGTTTGCGTTTCGTTTCAGCCTCTCGCTCGTTCCTCTTTTGACTTAACGCAGTACTTGCTGCACTGCGCACACTATCTGCAGCGGTTATCCTTGCGTCATCCCTCTCTTTTTTCTTTTGAGTATCTGCTGTCAAAGCTTCATTGTCTTGCATTGTAAATGCATTTGTAAACTTATTATATGTTACAGCATAGAGTGGTTTTTTATCTTTTAGTGCCTTATTTGGCGTAACGGGTGGTTTGATGCTATGTTCCCCAATTTGAATATATTCAATGATTTCCTTATCCTCCTTGGGAGCAGTGCCATCTGCTGCAGGTGCAGCAGGCGCAGGAATATCATCCTTATGTGGTGTTCGACGCAATTCAATGACATACTGTTTGTTTTTATGATCAATTTCCAGTGCCGGCATATGCATTTCAAATATTGATTTCATTACATTTGCATAATTCTCATCATATATTTTACCATATCCACGATAAGGATCGGCACTCTCTAATACATTAAAATACTCTACCATTTTTTCACCAAGATAATATGCATTTTTTAATTCCTTTTGAAATGATTTATTTTGAAATGCCTCTGCTACTGATTGAGTACCAATATCAAGTGTAAGATATCGAAATGGTCTAATTGTTTCTATATCAGTCGACCATGGTAATAGTGCATAGATCGTTGGAAAGAATCCTCCGCCTGCCCCTTCGCTCTTTTTATATTTATTAAAGATCAACCGTAATACATAATACATTACAATAATCCAGCGAAATGATCCAAATAAAAAACAAAGAATCCATGTTAAAATAAAATAAAATAAGCGGACAGATGGTTTGTAAATGATCATTTCATTGGCAACAATCATTGCAAATAATAGTGGAATGATGATTTTAATTGCAATTGTTAGATAATCCCTCACATCGGCTGGAATAAAGGAAAGATATTTATCTATCATGGAGGGTTCCGTAGGTGGATCTGCTGCTGCTGGCGTAGCACCTGGTGTAGGCGTAGCACCTGGTGGTGTACTTCCCATCATTGATTTTGCTTTATCAATTGCAGAATTAAATGCCGATGTGATACTGTCCATAAATCCACCTGAATCCGACATTCCTATGACAAGGATGGATTTAAATGGTATCCTAACAAACGAGTCTTTATAGTGCGTATTTTAGACCACCCATGCCCGAAGCAATGCTTACCCAATTCAAACTTTCCACATAGATGACAACATCATATTGGTAAAAACTATTAGAGGGCAGCGGATAGACATTCAGGTCAACTTGAAATAATTTAATTCGACTACTATTAATGCTTCCATCGGGCTGTGGTGAAGGGGATGCTAATGCAAACGGATACACAATCAATCCTGGATCGGGAATACCTGTCAGGTACTTCCATGGAACGACTTCCGTAAAGTATTCGATCGGCTTCTCTTCTTGTAGCAAGTTTCCATCGCCCAACACGGACAATGCTCGAAGAATCTGCCGTTGACCATTAAGGACCTGGACACCTGTGGCAGAGGTAAGATTGTAACTGGGTGGCCATAGAGGGGCATATACACCCGTATTCAAATTGGTTCCTGATCGAATAAATGGCGTCTTATCAGGATTAATCCAATTGGTAAAATTGGCCGGTTGATTGCGATAGAGGAGCGAATCCGATCGCCGCGGAAGAATGATGAGACGCTCAATCGGATTATGTGTATCAAGTTCCACAAATTGGCGCGAAATGAGCCCTGGAAAGGCATAACTCGTCACCTGTCGCACCAGATATTGAAGAGGTTCTGCGGAAAACTGGGCGCGCTCATCATCAGTTACATAGACATAGGTTAGCTGAATGGCAGGGTTAAGCGGCCATGTGTTTAAGAGTGGGGGAGGTGTTCCAATATCGGTTAAAAAGTTATTAATGGTCACATCCGAAATATTAGCCACCGCCTGATAATATACATTTTGAGGCTGCAGACTGGATGGAGATGGATAATATTGATATCCTGGAGCAACTTGATAGCCATTGACATCCAGCACGGTATAGAGTTGGTTAATCGGGCGAAGCGTCAGCTGAACTTCACACTCATGATACTGAAGCGATACAAGGGGAAGAGACTCAAAGGTTGATTCCGCGAACCAGAAGGGTAGAGGAACTTGAAGGCGGCGGCCCTGAATGGATGGACGATTCACATTGGGTGGAGTTATGATTGGTGGTACAGATGGGCCATTATTATTATAGACCAGCGGATATCCTGTTCCTGTGGAGCCACCTCCATAGATTCCCTTTGAAGGGTCATTTAGCTCTAGTGTATCTCCCACCAAGACTCTCCATTTTTGATAAGAACGATTGTCCAAATCACATTGAGCTTTACTGATCATATAGTATCCATCAAACTCTTGGATTTTTTGGCCTCCAATATAAATTCCTACACTTTGAATGATTTGGCATCCAATGTATTCGGCCCATGCAAAATTGTATTGAGACTGTCTACCATTCTGGAGAGGCAGGCCCTCGATATATTTGCAGTAAATGTCAGGTAGATCAAATGTAAAATAAATGTCGCGGACCAAATCGGCAATGCGCTGAAATTTATATCGAACCTGAATCGGCTGATCATACGATAAACTCTGCGGACCATCCATCGCAAATGTCACGGACTCCTCGGAAAAATGTGCATATTTCTTATAGGTTTTATAAAAATAGGTAAAACTGGGATTACCACTTAATAGCACATTTTGTGCTCCGTATGCTACCAAGGAGTACAGACCACCTCCAGGCATCACTAGTGTTATTATAGTTAATCTATTTGCCCTTTAGACCTACAGATTGACAATTATTACATAAAAGAAATGAGTAAAATTTATAAAAATTATTAAAATTAATACGATTTTGCCCACCATGTATCCGATAAATAGGGCGGTTTATCATTTAGCAATGAAGAATCCATTTTCGATGAGGGGCCCTCATTGACCAGTGTTTGAATTTCAGCATAGCAGAGTGCATAACTGAAATAATAGAGACGGCTGATCATGCCCTGCGCCGCGCCAAATACATCAAACCCATTTTCATCCACCGATTCAAGGGTTTTTGGCAGGGTAATGCGTCTCTGACTGAAACATACGATATCCTGGTAGTTTTGGTAGGGCGTGTATCCGTCAAATGAGTATTTTTTCGATAAATTACCATTGATGTAAATTTCGAGCGCATTTTCTCGGCAGACAATCACCACATGCACCCATTTTCCAACGGGAATGTTCTCCACTTCCACATAATTATTCCATGTCTTGTAGGTATTCATATACACACGAAGAGTATTGGTATCCGAACGAAGATAAACACCGGGCCCTAACAGGGGAAATTGCGAGGAATATCCTTTGTGGAAAATGTGCTGTAGGCCATATTCTTGTCGGAAGGTGGATGGATTCACATTTAAATAAAAGGAATAACTGAATTCAATTCCACTTCGCTCATTTTCGGACAAATGAACCGGCTTTGAACCAGGGATATTTGGGTTTTGTACGATTGTTTGTGATTTATCATTCATCACATAGGTATTGGGTAATAGTTCCGTTCGATTCATTGACATGCGATTGTAGTAATTATAAATCACCTCGATAAAGATAAAGACAAGGTAAACAACAACAGTTAACAGTGCTGCATATAGAATTTGCGGTCCGCTACCGGGTGCCTCACCGGATTGTGCTGCATTCATTCCAGTCATTGATGAGAACATGGATCTCCTTTTAATTCATTGTATTATTTATTTGTGAATTAGTTGGTCGAAACCTTACTGGATACCGATGGCTCGAAAAAGGAGGAGAACCATTCACTAAGAGAGAGAATGGGCTCAGGACCCGCCATATAATTAGTATGAACTGCTTCAGGGTTAAGCGCGCGATCGTACATCGTCGTTGTTGACATCTTTCCTCCAAAACCACCGTGACCTAATATCGTTGCACGATATCCACTTGCATCTACCTTAAACGGTGCTGGTAATACACATGAACGAGACAACTTACCATCCAGATACACATCCACCGTTCTTCCATTTACTGCTACCGTAAGACAGATCCAACGCTGCAGGTCCACTTCAGGTAGATCACATAGTGGCGTAGACTCGAGTAAGCCCGAATCCATTTGAATGTCCGTAAACATCTTATTGTATTGTCTGGTGTGAAGTGTGTCGCATGGTGTGCCATTCTCGTCGTTATTCAAAAAGGAGGTGGACTGTCTGTCACAGGTTTGAAAGCGAACACGAAGAGATGGCTTTGTGGCACCCAGAGAAATACCAATGGTCTGAAAAGATGATCCACCAATGCTTAGAATGTGCTTGTGGCGATTTCGTCTAACACCCCAGTCGCTGATATATAGCCATGTAGAAATGGTGAATTCACCGCCTTCAAACAGAGGTGCTAATTTATCGGATCCCATGTTAATGGGGCCAGCTGCCGCTGCATCCTGCGTCTTTGTAATCAGCTGATAGCTATTTAATGTTCTCACTCCGAACAGGTATTGGTATAAGTAATACAATCCGAACAATCCCAGAAACAAAATAAGCACAGGAATGATTTGGGAGACAGGAGATGAACTATTATTGGTGCTCATGATTCTGACAAATACACGGATATTCTATCAAGGGAATTTAAGCATAGGGTGTGCTCCATTGAACCAAATTATTGAGGGGGGCTTGTGTAATAGTATCACATGGAAAACCGGAAGGGCATTGCGCCAAAAGCGACACATTGGGTAATGTAAGATTGATGGGGTTGTCTTCTAAGATCACATTATTGGTATCCACATAGGTAGATCGTAATCGTTCCGCATATTCGGGACTCAACCGTGCACCATTTAAAATAACATGAATCGCCGAACCATCCAATTTATCGTGTCCAATGGATAGAGGGCTACTGATGACAACCGGATAATCATTCGTTCGATGAGAGGCGACAATTTGTCTATCGTAAATAATATCGAATCGTCGGCCATCTCGCAAAATGGCAATAAATACCCATTTTTGTCTCGGAATGGGTGGGAGATCAATGATTTCAGTCTGTTTCACTGTACCGCGCTGTGTTCTCACTTGTAGTCTTGTTGCCGGATTTTGATCACCCATCGAAGAGGGCATCACTTCAAGCCGCCAGTTATTTTCAACTTGCAGTAATGGAATGTACTGATTTTGGTAATTAAGTGTACGATTACCATTCTCTAATTTGAAAAAGCCCATCACAGTAGAACTCGATGACCCTAACAGGACCTTTTTAACAATATCTGCAGCAGCAATCTCCTTCTTTGTATTGAGCGGAGTCATTATTGGAAGTATATCATTGTTACCTGATGACGGATAGATCATATAATTAACAATATACACGACAAGAAGTAGTATAATGATACCAAAGACGATTTGAGTAATAATCGACATTCTCTATTGATTCATTTGATTTTCCCCCGTAGGGGCATCTTATATGGCGTATCTTATATAGATGAGGTAACATTTGATACGCCTGTTTTTATAGAGTCAGGAACGATTGATGAAATAGCATCCATTGCAGCAGATGGATCCACTACATTCTTGATTTGATCCAGGCAAGTGGATGAACCAGGAATCGGATCCGCTCCAAAGATAGATGCTTTAGTAAGTGGCGGCTTGGCCTCTCGAATTTCAGGCGCGATTAAGGCACGATCCCAGATTTTAAGGGTACGCAGTTTGGCAACATTCGTAGATCCTGCGACAATGTCTCCCCTTACATCCAGAAGAGGCGCACCATAGGAGCGTGTTTTCATGAGACGCCCATCAATATAGACTTCAAATGCCTTATCCATGATAACGACACCTAATCGAAAGGTGTTCTGAACGGTGATATTGGGAATGATAATATTTTCCATGATGTGATTTTGATTTAGTACAGATACAATCATATCGGTGGTATCAGGTAACAGGGCAACAACAAAATTATAGTACTGAAGCACGCTTAATAGGGTCGTGCGATCGACTGTTGTGGATGTATCCGCTGTAATTGGCATTCCACCTCGACTGACTAAAATGCGGGGCTGATTGGTAAAATAGATTGGATTCTCAATAAAGATGTCAAGAATAAAGGAGTAGTCAAAGAACTTATTTCGAATCGGCGTTACTTCATTTTTAATCGTGTCTGAATTTGTTTTCCAAAACAATACACCCGTATCTGTCCACGGTAGGGTAATGATACCGGGAGAACCAGGCTGTGAACGGAAAATGGGTGTAATGTATTTATCAACGAATAACAACAGAATAATCATGACAATGATAATTGCTAACACGAATGCCAAAATGCGCTTAATGGAGCTGGATGAATCACCTGTATTATAATACGATCCCGTACTGGGCGTAGTAGATGGATAGGAAGTAGAACCGGTATCCTTTGACGAAAACAGGCCTGTATTACGTTGTCCTTGACTTCCTGATCCTGGCCAACCCAAATATCTGGAAATATTGATACCTGCCATATCTCTGTTATTTATCCTTCTTTTATAAGATGGCAATGATACATGATTATAATTTATGTACAGCATACATTACACCACCTACCACGGATAATACGACGCTTCCTGTCAGAAATCCCTTCACAAAAGATCCATAATCTACTTCCTTCATGTCCTCTTTGGTCCATACAGGGGATCGATTTCTGGCACCCACCTTCTCATAATAGGAAAGCACCTCTTCGAGCGTCCATTCGGGCTTTCCCAGCATTTTGTTGACTTTATTATGAATTTGAACGGTCCATTTAATGAGATCGGTTCTGGAATCCAGGAAGGTTGAAATAGGTTTCTCTTGTAAGTACTCTTTATAGTGCTCGCGGCAGATCGAGCAAGGGAGTAGAAAGGCAAGGGATTCATAGAACTCTTTAGCACATTTCTTATCGGTGTAGGTCGGATTTTTTGAATATCCCAATGCAACAATATGCATGGTGTGCCAGAAAAAAGGGCCCCATACACTTGGTGGAAATTGCATTCTATTTATCCTCTATCATTTCTTTGATTCTTTTTTTCTCATCTGGTCCTTGCCTTAGGGCAGTATGATCTGTCAGCACGCTGACAGATGGTCTAAAGACTTTGAGTATGTATCGGATAAGAGAATCATAATATGATAGCAAACCGGACACTACATTGTACCAATTGTGGATTAAACGGACATTTATTTCGTAATTGTTTATCACCTGTTACAAGTTATGGAATAATTGCAGTTCGATATGCAAATGATGCTAATATTGCATCACTTTATTCAAAATCGACAAATATTTCAAATGGTAACGACTCGATTCAGTTTCTATTGATTCAACGAAAAGACTCTCTGGCATTTGTAGAGTTTATAAGGGGAAAATACATACAACACGATGATTCTTATATCGGATCACTATTATCTCGCATGACACAAAAAGAACATGAACAAATCAGTACAAAGACCTTTCAAGAACTATGGCATGGTGTGTGGGGGGAATCTTTCATGATTCGATCTCATAAAAATGAGTATGAAACATCGGAGCGCCGATTTTCACAAATTAAGGATAAATTACCACGGCTTCAATTAGAATATCCTACCAAATGGACGGAGCCTGAATGGGGATTTCCAAAGGGGCGGCGTACTCCCTATGAGACGGATCTGCACTGTGCCGTTCGTGAATTTCAGGAGGAAACAGGGCTACATCCGTATGAATTTTCGATTCTTCAAAATACAAATTGCATTTCAGAAACATTTTTTGGCTCCAATCAGGTACATTACTGTCATAAATATTACATTGCTATTTGTAAACAGTTCACGGAGGTCGAAATGAATATGGATAATTTTCACATGGCACGCGAGATTGGGGGGATTTGCTGGTGTTCATTAGATGAAGCTACCTCAAAGATTCGTCCGGATAATATAGAAAAACGAGAAATATTGCTAAAAGCAGGGAAAATTATGAAGAATTTTCACCCTGTTCATACGAATTAAATGCCTCGTCTATAGCACCTTCTGTAGCACATTCTGTAGCACCTTCTGTAGCACCTTCTGTAGCACATTCTGTAGCACATTCTGTAGCACCTTCTGTAGTGCGGTGAAATACAGACAAAGCGTTTATAAAGAAAATCAAATGTAGTTCTATAAATAGCAAGATGTTTGGAATCTCCAAAAATTTATTACTCGAGAATGAAGATGAGGAGTCCTCTCCGAACCGCTCTGTCTCGAGCAATGTGCCATCTGAGCCTGCAGTAGCAGAGCCTGTGGTGGCAAGCGAAGCGGCAAACGAAGTAGCAGTGGCAAACGAAGTAGCAGTGGCAAACGAAGAGGCAAACGAAGTAGCAGTGGCAAACGAAGCGGCAAACGAAGTAGCAGTGGCAAACGAAGCTGTAAATGAGGTGGCAGAGGCACGGGCAGAATTAATGAAATTTAGCAAAGAGAATCGGCTCAAATTCTGGAAAGCAATGCAGCAAAATAAACAAAATGATCCCATTTTATACAATTTGTTAAAAGAGGAATTTGGTGATCTGGAGGAATCACCTGCATCAGCACCTTCGTCAGCACCTTCGTCAGCACCTGCATCAGCGCCTGCTTCTATTTCAAATGAGGAAGAATTTGAATTAAATAATCTAAATGAGGAGGCAAATGATGAGGTAGAGGAGGAAGAAGAGGAAGCTGAAGAGAAGGATGTAGAAGAGGAAGCTGAAGAGGAAGAAGAGGAAGCTGTAGATGCAAATGTAGTAGAGGAAGAGGCAAATGCAGTAGAGGAATATCCAGATGCAATAGAGGATGATGAGGAATATCCAAATGCAATTGTGGAAGACGAGGATGAGGATGAGGATGAGGATGAGGATGAATTGTTAGACAATGATGAATTTGTATTAAATGATCCAGAGGAGTCCGATGTGGAACAATTACCTGTACAACCCATTATGGAACAACCCGTTATGGAACAGCCCATTATAGAAAATAATCAAGGATGGAACGCATTTCTTGCTGGCCAGACACCTGAACAATTGGAACTCATGTGGAAAATGAATCTGAATGAAGCCGATCGTGTATTAGTACAGGCAGAATTTGAAAAACGAGGACTACCTCTTCCTGCTATCAATAACAATAACAATAACAATAACAACAACAATAATAATGGTAATAATAATCCAACGGAGTTTGCCAATCTACCTCCTGATGATCTTCTGGAACGATGGGATACAGAGACTGATTTTACAGTACGCAATCAACTTGTCAAAGAACTCCAAAAACGAGGGATGTTCCCCTCTGCCGCCATGACCGAATGGGAAATCCAAACAGGTGCCTATCCCGATCTCCTTGATCCCAAATTCTTAAAAAAGCTCCTTGCTAAACGAGAATTTGCTGAATCTCTGCAGAATGAATGGCAACCTGTTACAGATCCATGTGCAGGAGATAGCTTATTTGAAGTAACACCCGTTCAGCGATTCATTTCTAATTTTATGTCCCCCAAAACACCCTATATGTCCGCGCTCCTATTTCACGGCGTCGGTGTCGGTAAAACCTGTGCTGCCGTTCAAATTACAGAGGCATGGCTCGAATATTATCCACAAAATGAGGTTTATCTGATTGCCCCTCCCACGATTCGCGAAGGATTTTACCGAACCATTTTCGATAGCAAGAAGATCATTTTCGGAGAAGGTGCCGAGCCCAATTCTGCCTCTCAGTGCACAGGGACGACCTACATGAAACTGACCAATACCCTTTATGAGCGTGACATCAATAAAATCGAGAGAGCCGTCAAGAAGCTCATTAATAAGCGCTACAAAGTGTTTGGATATGTATCCTTTGCCAAGTTCATTGAAGAGACCATTAGTGGTATTCCTACCACGATTTCTAAAAAGCGCCAGCGCGAAATTAAAATCCAGCGCATCCGCGACCAATTTAGCGGCAAATTACTTATTGTCGATGAAGCCCATAATCTTCGCGATCAATCCCTTCGTGATCACCTCGACATCGATGAGAAAGAGGAGGCCTTCAGCAGCAAAGCCGAGCAATCCGATGCGCTCGGTGGCAAATATTTGACACCCTTTCTCGAAGATGTGTTACGCTATGCCGAGGGTATGAAGTTCTGCGCTCTAACAGCCACTCCCATGTATAACACCTATAAGGAAATTGTATTTATCCTTAACCTGCTGTTACTAAATGACAAGAAAGCAACCATTAGCGAAGCGGATGTCTTTGACCCGCGCGGAAACATTACTCCTGGTGGCGTAAAAATACTATCCTATATCTCTCAGCGCTATGTGAGTTTTATGCGCGGCGAGAATCCCATTTCTTTCCCTGTGCGTCTCTTCCCCCTCTCCATTCCCGCCTTTCCTGCCGCCTATCCTTCTTTAAATCCCCGTGGTGCACTCGTCCCTGAATCAGAGCGCGACTATTACAGGCACTTGCCTCTTGTGCCCATTCTACTGGGCGGTGAATCTCTTCAGGCTACACTGGAGATCATGAAGGCGCTTCCACCCGCATCAAAAGGTCGCGAGGAATTGGGACCTTTTCAATTGGATATGTTGGTTCCTGCAGGGAACATCATTGTTCCAGCGACTCCTGCTACACAGGGTACAACCTTTGCGGCCTATAAATCACGATCGGATACTAATGCACTCTTAACTGTATTTACGAAAGAGACCATCGAAAAGCAAGTACAATATAAACCACTTGATTCGGTGGGTATCGAGTGGTTAACCGTGGGTCCCTTAGCGAACTATAGCCCTAAATTCGATTTCTTGATTCGTCGCATTCAGCGGACAGAGGGATGCATCTTTGTCTATACTCGCTTTGTCAATAGCGGTGCCATTTCGATCGGTCTTGCTCTGGAAGCAAATGGATATACCCTCTATGGCCGCACACATGGCCTCCTCGGGAAAAAGAAAGAGGTCGTGGAAGCAAATGGTGGAAGACAATGCGCCCTTTGCCCAAGACGCGAGAAACAGCATGGAAATGCAGAGCATGCCTTTTCTCCTGCCTATTACGGTCTCCTTACAGGTAATGTTGCCGTTTCACCTCATAACCAGGAAACCATTGCCGCCCAACGCGCCGACAATAATGTAAATGGTGTTCATATGAAGGTGGTGATTGGTTCTCAAATTGCATCAGAAGGTGTCGATTTTCGTTTTATGCGCGAGACCCATGTGATTGATTCATGGTATCATTTAAATAAAACGGAACAGATTCTCGGTCGTGCCATTCGTTTTCGTTCTCATTGTATGTTGCCCAAATTGGAGCGTAATAATACTGTGTATCTCTATGCAACCGTATTACCACCCAGCGAGCCATACTATGAAACAGCTGATCTGTATAGTTATCGAAATGGGTTCAAAAAGGCGGTCTTGATCGGTCGCGTGACGCGTGCCATGAAGCAATCCGCGATTGACTGTAATCTCAATCATAATGCGATCATTATTCAAGGCCAAGCTCCTATTGAGCAATTGGATTCGCAAGGTGTTCTACGAAGAGAGGTGAGCATCAATGATATGCCATTTACTGCAGTGTGTGATTGGATTGAGAACTGCGAATATCAATGCACTCCTCCAATTGATGTTGCAAAGCTTACCCTGGACGATTCCACCTACGATGAATACTCTGCACGGTGGCGTGTGAATCAAATGAAACAACGGCTTCGTGTCTTATTTGAGCGTCAGCCCTTTTATAAGTCCGAAGATTTATGGAATCTACTCACCGATATTCCTCGTATGGCAAAGGTTGATTTATTGCGTGAAATTGTTAATAATAAGGCATTTCAAATTAGTTATAATGGCCTAAAAGGGTACATTCGATACTGTAACCTCTATTATCTATTTCAACCCAATGTATATATGGATGTCAGCATTCCTCTGGCCATTCGTGTGGCGAAGTTTCCCATTAAGCGCGATATGTATATTCCCATGGAATACGAGGCACCCGCTGAACAGGAGGAACAGGCGGATGTCGTCAATACATCAGATACCATTCTTGATACCTGGAACGCCATTGTCACTTGGATCGATGAATTATCAGTGAGTGAAGATTATATTAAAGAGCCATATGAAATCAACGAATACATTATTAAGGTTGCAAATCACAACAAGTCTGTCATTCAGAATCGTGAAAAGATGCTGAGCGTTATTCCCACCTTCCACGCCGCATTTCAGGAATCCAGATATGTAAATACAAACGCATTTCGAAATGCATTGCTCTTCTATTTCTGGGATGAATGGATGTCTGTTACGGAGCAGAACCAGTTAATTCTGCAACAGGGAGAGGCAGTTGAAGATTGTATAAAAGATAGCCAATTTGAATTTGATGAAGATGATGTTATCAATCGCTTATTTAATCCGAAAACGGGTGAGGTGGAATATCGTCTTCCCAATGGAGAGCCTTGTTCGCCTGCTGTGATTGATGCCATTCATCAAGATCGTTCAAAGGACCCTGTCCAATTCTTTCATGTTACACAGCGATCCACGGGAGGCCTATATGGGTTCCTTGTTCCAAAATATGGCAAGATTGTATTTAAAACAAGTGAACCCCCTGAAGCAGGTGGAAAATTTCAGGGAAGAAAGGGAAGTGAATGTGCCATTGTAAGTGGAAAGGGCAACCATTATGAAAACCTAATAAAAATCGGTCAGATCTTACAGGCTAGTCCATTTCAATTTGATTTTCATCTAAACGAGGTATCACTGGTTACTTCAGTCACCATTAAAAATCCAACACGCCTCTGTACCTTAATGAATCTCTTTCTTCGATTTCTGGATGCAGAGGAAATACAAGATAAACGATGGTTTATTCGTGCTGTTCAGGCATTTTATTCAGGGCATGTTGGTGTATTTCGAGCCTCTAAAAAATAAATAAAATTGAGGAAGAGGAACCCTCAAAAGATTCATAGCAAACAGAAGAATGGAATCTACCGCATTCTTTGAAAAGAAACTGAGCTTAACTCCAAGCGATTTCAATAAAGTGAAATCACTGTCTGTTGATGTCATTTTACTTCAAAAAGCCAAAGATAGCATGGAGAAAAAATGCTCTGAACAGGGGTTTGTCCTTCCCGGTACCATTGAGATGCTTTCTCGTTCCATGGGGTATTTCGAAGCAGCTCGTTTTACGGGCGATGCCATCTATTATGTGAAGCTACAGGGTACCGTGATTTATCCTGTAGACGGTATTCGTGTAAAGGGTGAGGTGATCCGCAAGAACAAGATGGGTCTCTATGTGGATTACAAGCAGGCCATTCGCATTCAGGTTCCGCGTGATCTGCATATTGGGATGATTGAATATGAAAATGTAAAGATCGGTGATATTATCGAGGTGGAGCTAAAACGCTCTAAATTTGCCATCAATGATACCTACATTCTTGCAAGTGGTATCTTTCATGCAACCGTGGAATCAGAGAAGCAGGCAGAGGTTGCCTTGCCTGCTGCCAAAGTGCAGTCGGATGCTGTTGAGGAGCCAGTGGTGGAAGAGGAGCCAGCCGTCGAAGTAGTCGAAGAAGTAGCAGAAGAGTCAGAGCCCGAGGAAGTGGAAGAAGAGTCAGCACCTGAAGAGTCAGAGTCAGAGGCCGAAGAAGCCAGTGAAGAATAAACCATGCGCTTGTTGTATATCCAGGAACATCTTTACGGAATTAGAAATGTCAACCTACGATGATCGTAAAAAGGTGTTTGACAACATCAGACTCCTGGCAAAACCAGAACAAGAAGAACTGTTTAGAATCATACGGAAGACCAAAGAGCAATATACGGAAAATTCAAACGGTATTTTTTTTGATCTTTCCTCTTTCTCCGAAGAGACCTTTCAGCAAATACAGGGATATCTCCATTTTTGCCTGAAAACTCGTCAAGAGCATGAAGATCGTTTGAAAGACCTTGAAACGATTCGTATTCAGAACGAAACATACCAGCCTACATCTCCATAAAATTTGATTAACCTAAAGCATGGAGTAGATCTAATAGATAGTATGACAACCCCTCGTAAACAATATCAGAATGTCAGCTTTGGCGAACTACTCGCCTTCTCCAAACAAAATCCCAATCGACACCGACTGTTGGAGTCCATTGAGGTTCATATCGCTGCTACCGATCCTTCCCTCGATTCCTTTTACTTGCCAGGATATACTTCCTTTAATGTGAATCCAGCAGGGATTATTAGCGTCCTTTCCTGTATTTCCGACCCACAGTTTTATTCACTTGCTCCCGCCAATGCTCGCACGCAGCAATTGATTGAGTATAGCACCAAATTGCAACAGCAAACCGATGACCTTACTCATACCTCTCTTTCTCGTAAGCGCAAGAAGATCCATGATCTGATCGCTGTTTCCTATAACGGTGGAACCTTTCAGGAGAAGGACTATCTGGATCTCTACCATGGACTTTCGCTCATGACAAAACAACACTTTATCCTAATCAAAGAGGCTGTTCAGGATCATATTGAGGATCATGAGACAAAATGCGAGAGTTCGCATAAAGGAGAAATCATCTTCTCTTCCGATCCTATGACATGGAACCGCGATTATACCTTGTGGGTAGCGGATTATCGCGGACGATGGGTTGCCATTCCTTCTGAGATTCACGCTCAACCCCTCTCCACCATTGCTGCAGACTGGCTCTGTACCATGGAACAACATGGATGGACCATTCAATGGCCTGAAATCGATGCCACCAAGGTCAAATTGGTAGAACAACTCAGTCAGCTTCCTACCTGGAAAGAGACGGATCGAAAACTAACCAAAGATATTCTATCTGCCCGTCTGGGGCGCGCTCTTAGTCTTCAGGTGTTTGCCAATTGGACAACACATGAATCGAATGAACTTAAATGATTGGACTCGTGATATACCTAATGAATACCATGTCATCAGGACTACCGGTTGGCGTGCATTTGCTTATTAATGTCTATGATGTGCCGCATCCCGAACTATTGACCTATCTCACACGAGGTCGCCCCATCATGGAGGAACTGATTCAAGAACTGGATTTGCATGTGGTTGCTCAAACCGGTCATCAGTTTTCTCCGATTGGCTATACATACGCCTATGTTCTTTCCGAAAGTCACTTTACCATTCATACCTATCCCGAATATCGTTCATGCTATATGGATCTTTTTTGTTGCAATCCCCAATTTGATCCGGTGCATGCCATTGAGCGAATCAAACAGAAATTTCAAACAGAACATGTGCGTTCTCAAATCATTCGGCGTTAAAAACGGGGCGTCCTTCTTTCTATAAAATTGACAACTAAAAATTAGATAGAAAACTTAAGGTCCTTTTATCACTATACTTAATAGTGAATCATGGAGTTGACAAAAGACCAATTTGCCAATCTTCAGCGGCTTGTCCATGAATGGTCGTTGCACGCTACCTACGAGCTGGAGACGGGGGTTGGTGTAGGCGGAGTCGTTGATTCAAACACCTTTCTTCAAATCGCACAGCGTCTTCGCATGAAGGGATTCAAACCCAATACACAGGAGGATTATCTCAATATTATCACCCCGAGCAATTACCGTTTTACGATTCAAGGATTGGGGCTAGTTCAAACCTACTGCCAAGATGACGCAATTGACACAAAACAATACACCGTGATGCTGAAAGATCGTTTGGATCGTGCGGACCGTAGCAATCTCAATCTGGACGAGTACAATGTTCGCATGAAAATCCGGCGAGAGCAGCCGATTGAAGGAGAGAATGCGGCGGTCAAACAGTTACTACAGAATTGGGGATCGGAGCGTAAGGCCTTCCGATTGATTCGTCGCTGGAGCTTTGAAGGGGATGGTGTTCGGATGGATTTATCCATGGTGCGCCAATCGCCTACTGTAGCCGAACGACAGGGCGAGTATGATTGGTCGACCACCTTTCTCCAGCACAACATTCTCAATCAAATTCCACGGTATGAGGTGGAGGTAGAATTGTTGCGTAATTCATCCACCAAAACAGAAGAAGCCGCACTCAAAGCACTTATTCGTGGTGTAGGCGAGGTTCTGCGTGCTGTTCAAAAGAATACGCTCTTAATTACTAAATCGCTAACGGCACAAGTACAGCGCGAGTATCGTACGATGATGGGGATTAATGAATTTCGCGGTGTAAACCCTGTTACTCTTGAGATGAAAAATATGGTTTCTCTGATAGACCCATCCATCCCCAATATTCGTTCCAGTTATAATGTAACAGACAAGGCGGACGGGCTTCGTGCCATGGGCTTCATCAATCAAAAGGGAGACCTCTTCCTCTTTGATCAAAGCATGAATGTCTATCGAACGGGTCTTCACAATGAATCATGTGCCAATACACTGCTGGATGGAGAATGGGTGACCCTTACCAGCATGGGAGAGACCGTCAATCACTATATGGTGTTCGATATCTATCATTATGAAGGCGAAAATGTCAGCACACTCCCATTTGTCACCTTTGCCGAGGGCATGGTCGATCAGGGAGGAAACAGTCGGTATAGCAAAATGAAGGAGTGGCACCTGAAATGGAGAGAGAGTACCACACTCATCGCCAAAGGAATTGGAAAGGAGCGATCTCTGCTGGTTGCCCTTAAGATCTTTAAGTTTGGATCCGCCAACAATCTCAGTATCTTTCAAGCATGTGCTGAGATTATGAATGCGCCGCATGTCTATCACACAGACGGTTTGATTCTTACGAGCAATTCAGAGCCTCTTCCTGCGGATGCCGGCGCTCGGTTTAACCAGCAATTCAAATGGAAGCCGGCAAAGGACAATACAGTGGACTTCTTGATCGAATATGAAAAGGATGAGGACATTCCCACTATCGATAAGATTACAAGCACCATTCTCCCCAGTAACGGAGATACCAGCATTCACTACAAAACCATGCGTCTCTTCGTGGGTGCCGAAAAAGGCGCCATCTATCTTAATCCGCGCGAACTGATCCTTCGTGATGAGCCCATTGCTCGAGAGCGAGGGGGTCGATCCTACATGCCCGTCTTATTCACTCCCTCGGACTTCCCAGATACCATGGCAAATACCTGCTATGTTGCGGTGGAGCCCGCTGCAGACTCCACTGAGGAATACGCAATGACAGAGAGCACCAAGGAGCCTATTCCCAATCGAAGCATTGTTGAAATGCGCTATGATTCAACGCGCGAGGCAGGCTGGCGATGGATTCCGTATCGCATTCGCCATGATAAGACAGAGCGCCTGGTCCGTGCAACGATTCTGGCAAGAGAAACTGGCAAGAACATTAAATACAGGAGCATGATGAATGACGAAAAGGTTGCCAATTCTGTCTGGAAATCTATTCATGATCCGATTACTGATAGCATGATTCGCACAGGAAATGAGGAGCCATCGGATGAGGAATTGGCTGCATTATTGCGTGTTCGCGAGACAGACATTAGTAAAAAGTATTATGAGCGAAAGGCTCCTGAAGCGAATATGGCATTGGTAAAAGGACTGCAGGGCTTCCATAACAAAATCATCAAGAATGAGATCCTGATTCAGCATGCACTCTCTGGTGGAAATCAGAGTCTTCTTGACTTTGCATGCGGTAAGGCAGGTGATCTTAGAAAGTGGAATCATCGTGCTAAATATGTGGTTGGCATTGATACTGCAGGTGAGAATATTACGAATCCATCTGATGGTGCTTACAAGCGTTATATGGAATTGATGGAAGAGTATGGACGAGATCAGGTTCCGAAGATGGCCTTTATCATTGGTGACAGCTCTAAGCCCATTGCAAACGGTGAGGCGGGTGCGAATCGCCAGGAACAGGACATGCTCCGTGTCATCTTTGGCCAAGATCCTCAGGGCGATGTGCCACCTTTCATTCTTCATCACATGGCAAATAAGTTTAGCCGTGGCGCGGATGTGGCTGCCTGTATGTTCGCCCTTCACTACTTCTTTGCCAATAAGGATATGTTGGATGGATTCCTGTACAATCTGAAAACGACGATAAAAGTAGGCGGTCTCTTTATTGGGTGCTGCTTTGATGGTAAGAAAATCTTTGATCTCCTGTCACCGCTTTCAAAGGGCCAACGCCGAACGGGAGTAGAGAATGATGTTCCTGTCTGGAGCATTACTAAGGATTACCAGGATGATGTCTTGGAAATGGATGATAGCTCCATTGGTATGGGCATTGATGTGGAGTTTATTAGTATCGGATCCTCTCACAAGGAATACCTTGTTCCCTTTGAACTTCTGGAGTCTAAGATGAAAGAGAATGGGTTTCGGTTGCTAAATATGAGAGAGCTGGGACAGATGAAGCTGAAGAATAGCACGGAATTGTTTGAAGAGACTTACAATCAAATGCTTCCTCAAACGCGCAAGAAGTATCCAATGGGTGACTCCGTGAAGCAATTCTCGTTTCTGAATCGCTGGTTCATCTTTAAACGAGAGGGAGAGGTCGTTGTGGAAGAGGCGGCTAAAGCGGCAGAGGTTGCTAAAGCGGCAGAGGCTGTTGAAGCGCCAAGTGCAGATGCATCTACACTATCTTCGAAGTCTGTTATGAAAAAACCAAGCATCGCAAAACCTGCAGCAGAGTCTTCTGTACAAGCGGAAGTTCCACCACAATTGGAAGAAGTTGGGCCAAAGAAATATCTTACTGCAGCGCAACTCTTTCGTTTCGGCCCAGATGTCAAAACCAATCAAGGCGTTGATATCCTGTTTCAAGGCAAACCCGATGAGAATGCTGCACAATATATGAGTCTGATTGGTCCCTTTCCCATTCCAGATGAACAGGATGAAACAGTTATGTATCCCAGCGTTGAACACTATCTGGCAGCCATGAAAGTGAAGAAGGCTGGTAAGAAACAGAAGGGCGCATCGGCCAAAGCCGAATATACCAGCGATCTTGCAAAGAACCTGTTTAGCATGGACGGTCAAATTCATAAAGAAATGCTGGAAGAACGCAGCAAAGCGCGCCCGCCTATTGTAGAGGATTCTGAACGCGATTATGAATACTTACTAATGGAGGCGGTAAAGGTTCGAAAAGCCGCAACGGATCTTTCCTTGAAGCGCTATAATATCACAATTGATGATGCAATGTGGAGCGCAATCAAAGATGAAGCCCTTTATTATGCACTGGATTATCGTATGAATCGTGATGCACGCTTTCAGAATGCGGTATTAGCAATTATTCGCGATGGCCGTGATTTACTCTATAGCACAAAGAATACCGGTAAAAATGTAGCGACTGCAGAGGAATTGGGTGGCGAACGACTTCTGGCTGGCCCCAAAAAGCACACCATCAAGGGTGAAAATAAGGTGGGCAACATGCTGATGGATATTGCTACTTCGTTTGGAAAAGCCTAAACCATTACAATGATACACCCTATAATGGGTACATCGTCGAGCCGTGAAGAAGATAATGATGTTATTCATGATATTTTTCATGTTACAGATACATTTGTTGATCGTGCCGCATGGCAGCGTCAGATAAAACAATACATGCGACACCAAGAGGATTCTGATATTCCTTCTTTTACCATTGGTTCCTCTCCTTATACCATTTATGCTGTACAACAGCCAAAACAAAAAGAAGAGATTCGTAACATTTCCTACGATCAGCCTCAACTTACACTATGTCATACCATTTTCGTATTTTGTACTCGTACTGATTTTGTACTCTCGGTTGAAAATTTAGTGGAGGAATCCTTTGAACGGCAATCGATTCGCCAAATTCTAAATCAATTTTGGAATCCATATCAACCCGATAGGATTGCATGGGCAAAACATCAGACCTATATGGCAGTTGGTTATGCTGCGGTTGCATGTGAGCAAGAAGGATTCTCTTGTTTAATGATTGATGGTTTTCAAGTACCGCCGCTTCATTCCCTTCTTCAGCTTCCTTCCTACTTGATTCCTACTGCCATGTTGGTGGTAGGTCTACCTGATTAAAAATTGATATCAACCGATTATCATGACTTAAACTAATCCATTGTATATTTATCATGCCTCATCACTCTTGGCAAACACTTACCCGCATCAATCGTCACCCGCGTGATGCGCACATTGCCTTTGATGAACCTACCCACAAGTACTATGTCAATGGTTCCTGTCAGGGAAACATCTCTTGTACTGGTTTTATCCACGAATTCTTTGGACACTTTGATGCCAAGGCTATCATTACTAAAATGAAGAAAGGTCCCAAATGGGCCACCAGCAAATACTATGGAAAAACGGATGAAGAGATCATGAAAGAGTGGTCTGATAACGGAAAAGAGGCATCGGCTGCTGGAACGGCCATGCATTTTGCGATCGAACAATTCATGCATGGTGCGATGGACGAGATCAAGCCTGAAGTCAAGGACACACTGGAGTGGAAATACTTTATGAAGTTCTGGGCAGAGTGCGGGCATGATTTGGAGCCCTATCGCAGTGAATGGGAAGTCTTCACTGATTCATTGGAGCCGATTGCATCTGAGAGAAAGATCAAGCTGTGTGGTTCGATTGATATGGTGTATCGTCGTAAATCGGATGGGAAGTTTGTGATTTATGACTGGAAACGATCGAAGGAGATTAAGTCGGATAATCCGTTTGGATCGGGTCTGCCTCCGTTGGAGCACTTACCTGATACAAATTATTGGCATTATACCATGCAGTTGAATGTGTATAAATGGATGTTGGAGAAGTACTATGGCCTGGAAGTGGCGGACTTGTATCTTGTCATTCTCCATCCAGATCAGCCGTCGTATCGTCGTATGCGTCTCAATATCATGACGGATGAAGTGGAGGATATGATTGAGTGTCGCCGACGGGCTGTGGAGGCAGGGTGCAAGCAGTCGGTGATTCTGCCGATTCCTGATCAGGAAGAGGATCGTGGCAAGCCGCTGGCTTCGTTTGGGTTTAAATTCTAATTGGCAGATGCTGCTGGTGCTGCACTTGCACTTTTAGCGCTTGGTGCAATACCTGGTTTTTTTAATTTAGGTGCAGAGAGTGGTACTGTACTTGATGCTGCACTCTGTACTGCACTCTGTACTGCACTCTGTACTGCACTTGGTGCTAGTGCTACACTTTTAGCGCTTGCTGGTGCTACACTTTTAGCGCTTGCTGGTGCTATCATACTTGATGCTGCACTCTGTATTGCACTTACTGGCGCCTTGGATGCTGCGCGTAACACTCGTGGAGCCGATATCGGTTCAATTGATTCAGGGATAGTAGATAGTGGGCGAGCGGCTGGTACTGCACTCTGTAATGCACTTGGTACTGCACTCTGTAATGCAGGTGCTACGCTTACGCTTTTAGCACTGACTGGTGCAGCAACGGGTTCCCTAAGCCTCTGTAATTCATCTTGTACCATCGATGACGATGATGCTGCGCTTGCGCTTGGTGCAATACCTGGTTTCTTGAGTTTCTTTGGTGGATCCTGTGATAACAACGGAGGCTCCTTCATAGGTGGTGCGATTCCTGGCTTCTTTAGTCTTATCGGTGCAGCGCTAACGCTTGCAGTTGGTGCGATTCCTGGCTTCGGAAGTTTCTTCGGTACCGCCATTGCTTGCTCTTGTGCCAGAAGAGGAAGAGATTGCATAGGAGGGGCTGGTCCAGGCGGAGCGATCTTCTCAAATTGTATACGCCCCGCCTCTTTCCATCGTCGGCGAATCGTATCAGGCAATGCATCTATATAAACGGTAGGTGTATCATTATGATGAACGAGCAGGCCCATGCCATCCGGTAGAAAGACCACAATAAGAACCGAATCAAACGACCCAGGATAGGGTGTTACAAATTGAATCCGCGGCTCACCACGAAAATTAATCATACCAATCGGCCGCTGTTTCACTTTTACATATTGGACCATCTGATCGATCGATAAGATCGTATCCCCCTCTTTTACTCCAAGTTCCTCTGCTGTCATTCCTAGGATGTCAAGTAGTGCCGCGAGAGGCTGAACGCCATCTCTAGAAATATCCATGATATGAAACGGTGTATGGTCTCCCAACATCAATTTGAGTTCATCAGGCATGGGATCTTCGTATTTTCTATCATCTTCATCATCTTCTCGCGACATTTCCTCATAGTATCGCGGCTTCTCAGAGGCTTGCTGCAACCATTCTAATTGTAGCAAATTCGTCCATGTCGGCGAGGATTCAGGAATGATGTATTGATCACCTTGACGAATCGGCTGAAGAATCGTCGATAATTTCGAGATTTTACCTTCGCTCATGATCTGCTTTCTGCGGGCGGGAAATCGAATCAATTCATCAATCACTCGCTTTGTAAATAGCTGAGGCGTACTCACTTTTCGAGACTCTTTTTCCATCTGTTGAGGCTCTTTTTCATCGTCCTCTTGACTTCCCAGATTAGTCAGTGCATGTACATGAAGTAAGCATTTATTTTCCTCTTCTCTCCATACGCAAGTTCCCGTGCAGGATCTTGCTTGTGTAATCAGATTGCAATCCTTTCTCAAAAAGTTAGCAGGACCTTTATCCCACACTTCTTCATCCGCATAGAACCATTTTAGCAAGATAGATCCAATAAGCAAAAACATCCGCTTTCTCTTTTCATACTCAGGAAGCGTGCGATTAAACATGATCTCTTCCATTTTAGCACGCAACTCGGGTCCTGCTCGTTCTCCCGTAATCCAATTGGACACCATTAAGCGAAATTGTTGATAGGATTCCTCAAACTCCATATCGTCCGATTTTCGCATTAACTCCGAATCTTCACCACATCCCTTTTCCGTTTCCATTTCCTCCTTGACTCCCTCCCAATCTTCCATATCAAGCGTATGCGGTATTCCCGCAATATCCTTATTGATATCCCATTCAAACATCGTAATTGATGTAGTGGGCAAGTTAATGGCGCTTTTAGGAGGCGCAGTAGGGACATAGAGACTGTTTCGTAGCTGAAGAGCAACCACCTGCTGATCTTCTGCATTGCGAACCATATGCTCAATATCATATCCAGGATACAATGAAGTAAATGCGCGCAATTGGGTTTGATAGAATTCAATGACTTGATCAAGTGGCGCTTTTTTCACATCTGCCCAATCCAAATAGGTATGATCCATTAATGCTGAAATCGTAAATACGCCATCATCTACGATTGGTAGAATGACCATATAGGGTGAATCTTCCTCTACTGGATAAGTAACCGCTACCGCATGATTATAGCTATCTTTTATGACTCCTGTTGGCCGCAGTGTTTGCTTTAGTGTCATGGACAGGGGAACCATTGCCATCGGCTGAATGCCCTGCTGAGAAGTATCAATGGAACGATGTCGTGCTTGACATTGTGTCGTATACTCTTCGATGCGTTGCTTCACAATGGGAGGCCAATTGCCACGCGTATGATAAGGCCATCGCATACTGGGTTGATGCACAGCAGCAGCAGCGCCTCCTGGAGGACGATTATGTGTATAGAAATATAATTCATAGTATGAATATTTATTCTTTGTATTTCCAATAGTTAGCATCGTTCGTGAAAGGAACACAAAATCATTTTTAATGTGTCGATCCATGGATATGCCAAAGGGAGGGCATTTTACGGTAACAGGATCATTGTTCTCTAAAATAATTAGCTGAATGCCACGAATCGTAAATAGACCAGGCTCGGCCAATAACGGCTGAATATGTCTCAATTCAATCGGCTGAGGAAAGTCTTTAAAATATCGTGGATTCTTAATAAATCGAATGAATCGCGTGTGGGCATTGTAAATGCGCATCATTTGATATAAATTATTGCTGCTGATTGGGATCTTAAGCTTCTCTTGAGCCCAGTCCATTAGTCCCTGGAGTCCCTTGGATGGCATGGCACTGGCATCCGTTGGATCGAAAAACTCAAGTACCAAATTACCAAAATTTGCATTGAGAAATATTTTTGGGACAATTTTCTCCTCAATCAACTCTTTCACTTGTTTAATGGTTGTTTGATAGAGAATGGGAACAAGGGCGCCTAATAGAGACTCATAGATCGGATTTTCGACACCAATTCGTAAAAAACCAACGGCATTGGCGCGCAATTCAAACTTCACAGCGGGTCGTATGGCAATGCTCTCATTTGAATTCTGCGCAAAATATCGATCAAATGAGGGAGATGCCATTGCAAATGTGCCAGGGCTTAGATCTTTTTTATTTGATTCTAAAATGTAACTTTCATGGAGCACTTGAAATAAATATCCATATTCGACGGTCTCTTCTCCTTGATATAGAATATCTCGTTGATCTCCCTCTTCTTCCTCTTCTTCTACTGGCTGGGGATTGTACTGTTCCTCTTGAAATGCTAATTGTAATCGTGCATAGGCTGGATCCTTTAATGGAATATTACGCATTTTGAGAAAACAACAAGGCAACTCCCATTTATTGGGATGGGTTGTTGTCGATAGAAAGTCAGGATTGGATTGATGGCGAGGTGGGCGAGATCCTGGTTTTGTTTTGCTTCTAAGGACAGTTTGACCTGGAACCATGGTTTTTCCTGTAATTAATGAGCCGCGGCAAAACGGACAGGTATTGGGTGGTTTCGATTTACCATCACGCCCTGCAGTACCTTCAAATTCTTTTTCTAATACCATGATCTCATCGTAAATGCAAAAGTATTTTGGGCAAAAATAATACCGAATATTGTTGATGGTAGAACCATATCTCATCACAGTAATCACTTCTGTATTTTTTGGTGGGCGAGGATCTTCGGTGCCTTCTAGAGGGTATTCAATCCAAAACACATTATTCTCTGCATAAATCTCTTTCATGGCATCATATTGAGCCTTTGTTAGACCTGCGGGCTGGCGCTCTTCTTGACACAAACGGCTATATTGAGATTTCTTATCGACGGTTTTATAATCAAATAGGGTGGGATCAATTTGTTGTAATTTCTTAATCAACCATCCCTTTGGATCAATTTTGATGACACGGCTGCTTGCTGCAGCTTGTGCAGATGGTTGTGCAGATACTTGTGCAGATACTTGTGCAGATACTTGTGCAGATGCAATTCCAGGACGCTTTAATTTAGGAGCTTCTTCCACTTTAGGGGCAATACCAGGACGCTTTAATTTAACCACTGCCGCAACAGGTTCCTCTGCAACAGGTTCCTCTGCAACAGATTCCTCCTCAATCTCTTCGTCATCTTCGTCGGCTACTAGGGATTGTGCCAACCAGGATGGTAATGCAGATACCGTTGCTTTCTTTTGCCCCATATCAATTGGCATGGACATGGCTACTGCACTGTTAGCAGGAGCGCTTACTGCTGCGCTTACTGCTGCTGCACTTGCTACTGCGCTTGCTGCTTCTTCCTCCCTCTCCATAGATAAACTGTCCTCCTCCATGACTTGTTCCACCTCATCCTCTACAGGGTCATTCTCTTGTCCCGCGAAGTAGTCATCATCCGCATAAAATAGGAGCGATAACAAGGTATAGACACGCTGGTAATTCTGATAGCTATCAATGCGATGCACATGAAAATGATATGAGGATTGCTGGGCATAAATATGAATATCAATCCCTGGGTTATAGTTTTGCATGAATTCACCCTCTTCAGGTAATGCCAGCGTAAATGCACTCTCTTTCTTAAACCACTCCTCCAATGTATGACGCGCCTCCTCATACGAAATTTCAAATTCCTCTTGAATCAGCTCCAGATCACTTGCATCCAGAGGAACTCCACGCAAGAGTCTCTTTTTGGTCGCCAACTGTGTAATGAACGACAAGATCTTGTCCTCCATCGCATACTGACTCACCGCCTTGTATCGAATGGATAGAATTGGATTTTCATCAGGAAGCGGTGTAATTTCGGTAAAAAACCGCTTAAAGAACGGTAATCGCTGTTGGAGCCGTTCCGTTGTAAACTTCTTTGCAGTGAGTTCAGTCGTAAGCGCAAAGATCGCGGCAATCTCTTGTAATTTGCAATCATTAAAGGATTGCGGAAGGCCTTCAAATACATTCTCCATAATCCCTGCAAAATTACGAAAATCAAAGGTGGGGTGTAAATACCGAACATTAATGGGCGGCTGCAACAACAAGTTAATGGTTCCATCGTTCAATACACGAATGGTTCCATAAATGGATTGTGTATCACCGATTGACGGACGATTCACATATTTAATGCTGCAATAATCACTGTTTGTTGGGTTAACCTCTTTGCTCCATACTTCTAATAACTGGGGATCATCCAAACTGGGAATAGGGAGTACACCCTCCACATGAAGTTTGGTGATAGCCGTTCCCTCCGCGGGAAACAGTCGAAGATAGGGGCGCTCTTTTGTAACCGGAAGTTGATAGAATAAGGACGCACATCCTTCAAATCCCTCCACAGGCTTGGGCCATGAGAGCAGTAATTGGCGAATACCTGTAAGAGTCATCTCAGGAAGCTGGATCTCCTCCTCCAAATATTCATTGATCCGACTCACACTTTCCTCGCGATGTGAGATGAAATAATGCACCTTCTCCGCAAAGGTTCGATCCGCATCCGTTGCCTGGTAGGGTCCTCCTCGACTGATATCAGGGTAATATGCGGCAAATCGTCTGTTCCAGTTTTCCTCTGCAATTGCTTGGCTCTCCTGATAGGTTTGAAGTAGGGTCGAAAGGGGGAAGACATGAAACACAGGTAGTGTTCCACCGCTCGGCTTCAAAAAGACATCCTCCATCATGGTGCGCCCACGATTGTCATAATTCGGGCTGGTAAAGCTTCCCTGTCTTGTCACAAAGCGATCATCTCCCTCTCTCAGTGCCTTTAGTGGATGCTTCAGATAATAGGGTTGTGTGGGATCATTGGATCCTGGCGGATACCATAAATAATCAATAGGGAGATAGGTAGTGTCCTCTGTTGGGTTTTCTTTTGATTCAGGATTCTCTTGGGGGACTCCCACAAATAGAAAACGCGGAATAAAGGCGGAATCCTGGCGAAAACGATAGCATAGCATGCGTTTGATGGTATCAATGGTGTCAAATGGATAGATCTGAGTATTGGTTCGTTGATCCAGTACAACGGTATCATATCGATTTCCTCCCTTCCAAATAATACAATGGACCGGAGGAATACGCTGATGCAGGCTACGAAGTACTTTTGGATGTAAGATATGGTCTATCTCTGACTCCATCCCTATCGCTTTTTTATAAAAAAAAGCAAATGATCCATTTCACGAGGATTCATTTGCTTTTGTATACAGATTATCATTTCTCAACTCGCTTAGAAATGGTACCAATTTGAAAATTCGTGCCATCTTTTGCAGGATCATATCTCGGTGAATCTGTGATATAGACTCCGCAGTAATTTACAGGATGGGCGGCAAAGTCCGTATATCGATACACATTAATGGCTTCTGCTTCTTTCAGGAGCCAGCCAAAGTTATTCCAAAAATCGGGCCCATGACCGATCGATTCCGTGCAGACATGGGCCAGCTCATGAAGCGCCACAAAGGTCATCACATTTTCATTTACCAGGCTTTCATCACCCGCCTCACGCTGCCGCAAACACATGTAAATGGCCTCTCCCTTATTCACGGTGGAGGAGGTGTGCTCAGAGTCAGGCGTAGCCTCAATAAAACGAGAGGGATCCGCGCGGAAATTGCGGACCATTTGCTTCACCTGGGGCTTATCAGGATACTTCTTCTCCAGGGTATTACATAGCTTCTCCAGACGAGCACGCAGATTTGCCATTAGATTGGCTGCATGTTGCTTGTCGGGCATGTCGCGAACCTTGTATTGTTTTCCATCAACAGTGGAGGTAACATAGACCGTCGGATAGTTGCCTCCACCGAGAATGGTTTTTACCATCTCTGTTGCTTTGTCCAGTATCGACATCTATTCTACTATGATTCCATAAAGTGAAGAGAAAGATAATAAACCGCAAAGGTGCCAATAAAGAGGGCCTCTGATAGAAAAATGCTTTGATTCAAAAATGCGACCGTGGTAATGGCAAAATAAGCGGCAATCAAAAGGAGCATCCGTAATCCATTCGAGCCATGCTTTCGAGTATGATGGACCATGAACCCTAAAATGGAGAGAAAGGTCAATGTTACAAATCCAAAATGGATCAAAGAGGAATCGTAGCTAAAAATGAGTCCATAAATGCCAAGCAAGAGGCACATAATAATGATTATCGAAGTCGTGTCCTTTCGCTCTCGTTCATACTGTATGGTAAAGGCACCCATGATCACCATGGCAGCAGTAATCATATATTTGGCATCCTCTTTACAGATGATATCACAGATACTGGGGTTGTCGATAAACTGATAATAGACATAGAGAATGGGGATCAAATAGGCGATCAGCATACACCCCAGTAAAATATCCTTTTGAGACATGTGTCCTGATATTATTTATGGTTGTTTTAAGTATTCTGCAAATACATTTTGTGGGTTACCATTTTTATAGGCGGGGTTCACATGAGGGCTGTTTGCATTTTGCTCATATTGAGGCTGGCCTGGAGAGGCATTTACACCTGCAGGGGCGCATCCATGTGCCACAGCGGAGGGATAGGCCATGGGTGGGCGCAAGATCTGATCAACGAAGCCGTCGATAGAGGGACGGTTATTCATGAACCATAATACGACGATTGCCGCAAGAAGGACGGAGATCACATACTTCATCATGACTTTCTATCAAGTGTATTGTAAATTCGATCATACCAATTGACAATACAATTATGAAAAATAAAAGGGTTAGATGCCAATTGCGTTTTAGGCACCAATCTCGAGCGGGCGGTGGCTGATATCCGGGGCAATCGTCGACTGAAGGAAGATGCTAACGGGGACCTGAGGGTTCGGCGGCTCCGAGCGCAACTGGAGGTTGGCGTTACGCAAGCTCTGGCCGACCGTGTTGACACCAATGAGGGCACCCGCGCTGAGGAAGTTCTTGCCCTTCAGCGAACCAGGTCCCATCGGGTTCTGCTCGGCCCAGATGCTGTTCATGTCCTTCGGGAGGAGCTCGGATGGTGTGATCTGGTCGCGGGGGTAGCAGCCAGCAGGGGCCTCGGCAGCGCCGAAGTTGGCCGGGCCCTCATAGGAGGAGAGGTCGGCGAATTTCTCAGTAACAGCCTTTGGCGCAGCAACCTTTGGCGCAGCAACCTTCACGGCTGGTGCTACCTTCGTACTGCCCTTGGCAGCACCATTTGGCTTCTTGGCTGCCTTATCCTCCATTGGATCAGCAAAGGCTTCTGCCTGTACCATCTTCTCTTGCTCCTCGGTCGCTGCCTTCGGCTTATCTCCATGGTTTTCAAAGCCTTGATAGGTATTTAGCAGTCCGCAAAGGGACGAATCATATTGATAGAGTACAAATACGATGACCAACACAACTAGGGCGATTAAAACGACGTTCTTCATTTCTGTACCTGCCATTACTTTCTATAAAAGAATGAGGGCATTATTTTATAAGAAAGTATGCCGAACACGTCTTTTCAAAGTTGGACCTCCTCCTCTGACTCCTCCCCTGTATCGGAGCCCGTACCTGTATCGGAGTCCGTCAGTTCCGTACCGTATTTTTCATAATACCTTGTCATTTGGTGTTGGGCTCGATATACTGCCAATTTCGCCTTTAGACGGGCCTCTTTCACCTTATGTTTATCATAGAACTTGGTGGGTGGGGCAAGCGTAAGCGGCGCCTCCGTAGCGTTTTTATCGATCGGTAGGTCATCCAGGTTCAATTCATATATCTCGTTATTCACCTGTGCCTGAACCGGAAGAGGGGTAGTAGATAGTACCGTATCATCTGGTTCAGCCAGATCCGGAATATCAATCTGCACGGGCTCTGTTGTATATTTCCAATGTACCCAGAATGATCCATTACGAATCTGAATGCTAACAGGTTGTACCGTTACATGAACAGGAAACTGTGCTGGCTCAGTACCCTGAAGGGTATGCTTTGCAATCTTATGAATCTGCTGAATCGTATATGGCTTTGAAAAAAGTTTGACCGAGGCTTGCAAAAAGGACTGAACCACTCCATCCCACCAGGTAGCATTCTCTTGAATTGTGCGTTGAAGGGACTCCAGTGAAAGAGAGGCTGTATCATCCCCTACAAAGGTGGGAGTCTCCTCTGAGTCCGTGAATTCAATAGGAAAGGTATAACAAGGCTCAATCGCCTTTGTTGTGGCATGTACCATTTTTGAATACTGAGGCGCTTTAAAGGTCGGCATATCTCTGACCACAGCGATTAGAAGAGATCGGTTAATTTCACCACAGTAACAAAATGCCACCTGACCGGACAAAGGATAAGGAGCGATTTATTCATATATTAAAAGGACAAATCGACCAATTTGCATTATCTCTTGCCAGTTCTGATACTAAAAATTATATTCAACAGCTTGTCATCGAGCCCTTTCTCCAATACATTTTTCAGAGATCCTTCCCTTATCTTATTATTGCCATTTGTGTATTTGCCATTATTTTCATTATTGTCATCCTCATTTTTGTGATATTATTATGGAATCATAATAAAGTCGCATTGTGTCCGTCTTGTGTGAAGAGTGTCTAACAATTTAAAAACGCTATGGATAGCAACCATGTCTGACTCCGGTATTGGTACTTATGTACGATCTTGGTTACATTATGGCAATCTGGCCTCCTCCTTTTATAAACAATATGGCGCCTCTCGAAAGATCAAGGATGACTTTGAAAAGCAGATTATTACCACACTTCAACAACAAGGCATGGAGAGCGCCATTATTCAAATTAATCGTGGTAAAATTCAGGTCACGACCAAGCGCGAACCGAACCCTATGTCTCTCTCCAAAATCGAGGAGTTGCTTCACGGCTACTTTCGCCATCGATGCCTCAAAGACGAGACCCTTGATATCATGACCTTCATTCGTGCCAATCGTGGATACACCCTTCACAAAACACTCAAGCAGAGTGGCCTGCCCGTACAAAAGGAGATCGAACTATCACCTTCTGTTCTATAATTTACGATGACCATGTACCCGATGTAAAGGGATTCACTGGGATCTGATCCAAATTGACCTTATAGTCTTGTACCTTCTTATCATATAGGATGGTTTCTGGCGTCAAGTTGTGATTCTTCTTCATCTGGTTGCGCTCATCCGCATTTGTTTCTGATGGCTTGCTACCATAGCAGTTCACGCCAAATCGGAGCTCGGGATTGTCAAAGTAACCTCCATTCACGCCTGGGGTACCGCATGACATTCGCTGCTCTTCGGGGCCCATCTGGATCTTATCATAAGTGGATTGCTGTGTGGGATAGACCGCTGACTGACCCTTGATCCATCCATAATTGCACCAGTCTGCACCCTTATTCCATGCCTCTTTTACTTGGTCGTAGGTGGCAAGCTCTGCACCAAACGCTTTACATAAGGGTTCAGCATCCGTATAGGTATATTTGTCCTGTGCGATGTTAAAGACCTCTTTCTTGCCTGGTAGGATCTTCTCAATTGCGGAGGGCTCAGGGACAGGTGAATCAGGGGCATAGGACGGCGGAGCAGGTTCAACGGCTGGTTCAGAATAGCCAAACATGGCCTTTATTTTCTGCCATACAATCTCTAATCCGATGCTAACTTGATTACGAAAGATAATGAAGATAATGAATAAAATAATCAACAGGCCTAATCCGAGAATAATGGGGATGGATACATAAGGCGATGTATCACTTTCAAAAGCAGAATTAATGGATTCATTGATCGGTTCTGTAAAGTTTGATGACATATTACCATTCATCATTTTCTTAACCGATTCCGATACATTTGCAATAGGAGCACTAATAAATGAGCTATTTGAGTTCACTTTAGCGTTGATTGCGTTGCTTGCATTGCTTGCGCTGTTAGATCTGCTTGCGTTGCTTGCGTTGCTTGCGTTGCTTGCGTTGCTTGCGTTGCTTGCAGTAGATCGAGAGTTTGCTGCTGCATTCATTCTATTAGATAAAACGAATGATTGTTATAATGAATTTCTTCATTTTAATAATCATAGAATACAATGAAATAGATTAGACACCGTCCTCTACCGTACGATTTCCTCCACGCATGTTAATATAATTTCTCTGCTCGGGGCTCGTGCAGACACAACCAGTATCAGATGCATACGAAGCAGAGCAGCACTCAGGCTTCGATTGGTTGTTCTTAAAGATAAAGAGGCTGTCGGGGCCGGGTGTAAAGGCAGGGCCCAACAGCGGCTCATTTGGATCGGTTCCACGCCATGAGCTAACACCATTGTTGGGTGTCACACGAACATCATCAAATGCGCCAATCGGCTCCAACTTGTACTTGCCGAGTCCCGATGGACCCGCATTCTCGAGAAAATAACCCATAAATCCTTCACGGCGACCCATGCGATTGGAATATACCATGAGTAAATTAGCAAGGAGCAATAATACTAAACCTGTGATGAGAAACCCGGTTTTCATTCTACTTATTACGCTTTAGATAATCTAATGACGCCTATTCTGTTTTGTCGTTTGGATAATAGGTCCGGAGTCTCTCCTCTACAAATGAATAGGTCTCATAAATGGAATCATAGCCAATCTCCGTAAAGTCTCGTACTATTTTCTCTTTTTGCTCAGATGGATCCCACACGATATACTCTCCTGTTTCAGTAATCAATGCCATACCCTGAAGATGATGCGTACCTTGGCGCACAGTAGAGGTTCCCTTTATCCAGACCCCATCATGGTCTTCATAGTGTTCCGTATGCCATGTCTCATTTTTCTGGTCGGCGCCTTCCACTTCTCCGTGAACAATCCCTAAAATGTCCTGTTCTTTACCCATCCGGTCCATTACTTTTCCAAATGGAGTGGCTAATGATGAGATCGGCACCCATCCATGCATGGTTTTCACGCGCACCTGTTTTCCAACCAGTGCTACCTCGCAGTTCATTTTGAGATTATGCTTCCATGCCTTATTTGCTGATTCACGGTTTAACATGTTTGATACCATGTAATTCCAAATGTATTGCCCTTTGTGGTCATCATTTCCAATTTCCTCCCAGTCGCGAAAGAGGAAGGTCGTATTCGTAATAGGAGACTGAATGGGAATACAGTTGGAAGTCGTATTAAAACAGTACAAGATGGGGGATACCTCCTTTAGTTGAATGGCTCGTTTATCGGATGAAACGGATTTCCACTCACCATTGGGCTGCTGTACCAAATGAGACCCTGATACGCGAATGCCCAGAAGATCATAGAGCTCAATTTGTGATCCGTTTGATTGAATCACGGCCGTGACGCGGCTACCATCTGACAGTTCATCTCCTACTTTGATGTCCTCTACACATGTTCCAGTTGCCTCTCCTTTTCGATGAATGCGGGTCCCTGTTGCAAAACATGTCCAATTTGATTTATTACTCTCCGCATCACTACGAACAGAATCTGGCATAATAAATGATAATAGACTAACAGCAGATGCGATCGCTATCAATGCAGCAATAATAAGGGGAATAAACTCAAAAAAGAATAAGAACAATATAATTAAAATAATCAACATAATACCACATATAATAAGAATAACCTTAATGATGGTTTGAATGGTATTCAGCATTCCGCGAAATACACTGAGACCTGTGTAAATCATGGATACTGCCATCGCATTTGCACGACTCACCGCCATATGTAAATATTGAATGATGCGGCTCATTTCATAGACAGATGAGCTGAACCTTCCGAAAAAACTACCTAAATAGGATGTAAATGCATGATACATCGTTGATAACATTGTTTGTATCATACCCAGTGCCTCCATGGCTCCATCCATAATACCGAATTGTTGTGACATGATGGCGTTGATAGGTATCATGAGTGCAGCCATAAATTTTTGCACAAAGGATTGCATACAAAATGAAAAGTTGTCTGTTGAAAATTCACCTCGCGATCGTGTATCCGAATCTGGTTTAAAAAGAAAGGAAGTGAACATAACGGAAAGGTTACATCGGTTATCGGCCCAATTGCTCATAATTACATTTCGATCCATACTTGCAATCACTATTCCCATGATGGCAAATAGGACGATGGTCATTAGAATAATAGGCCATTTTGCATCCATCTCCTTATGGACGAGATTCCCTACTACTAAAATAACTCTTTATACAATTGACTCTAAATGCTCCGCGTAATACATTTCTGAATCCGGAGAACAGACCTCCATGTAATCTCTTACACGCGTTCCATCTTCAAGCTCAATCTGTGAGTTAGGAACGACAACAAACGATATGAATTCAGAGTGATTTTGGCGATAAGCGTGATGTTCTCCCATTCTCTTCCATTGATTGGTGGTTTGATCCCAATAGAGTGTGGCAGGAGTCAAGGATACTTGATTAGAGAGGGTACAGACTTCACTGACTTGGCGGCGGATAATACCCACTACTTCTGAGCCTGTTGTAAGATAATCGCCGATTTGAATTTGATTTGCAGCCACCAGACCATGCATGGTTTTAATCTTTGCCTCTTCATTGATGGCAAAGCAGGCGTCCTTGTATGCATAATTCGTAGATGTACTCTCCTTTGCATTAACAGTCTTCTCAATCCATCGTAGGGTTGGCTCATCGCATTCGGGTGCTTCATCATAATCCAGGAAGGTCAGATATTCCATGGGAATGGTGTGATCGGTTGTATTGAGACAATAGAGCAACTCATCTGAATTCCATGGACCCAGCGGAATGGCATGAGGGTGATCTCCTGCCATAATAGGTTTTCCATTATGCATGAGATAATGATTGGTACTTACCGTAACATTACCCAGTTTAACCATGGGTTGACCCTTTGAATAAAATCGGAATAGTGCAGTGACCGTTGTATGTCCTGGTAGGAGAACATCACCGATCTTCACATCTTTAATAGGGGTGCGTACAGGCGTACCTGTTGGACTCTTTACAATGACCTCCGTTTCTCCTGGAAAGCAGAAGGTATTGAGGAAGGAAAAGAGAAAGGTATTGGTAAAGGAAGTCATTCCTGTAATTCCTGACATTCCCATGTACATGACGGAAAAGAGAACCGCGTACAATCGTCCAAAGAGCATCTTCAAATAAATGCCGCTCATTCGCAATTTAAAGAAAAAATGAGAGAGTCGCTCGGTAAATTCTTGAAATACTGTATTGATACCGCCTCCTAATGTTGCAATGGTAGTCTGGATCGATCCTACCGAATCAAAAAGAGAGCCCAATAGGTCTGTAAATGACGCAAAGGTTGAAGTAACGGATCCTACAAATGGCATAGAGTGTGTTTTAAAAATGCTACCCATGCAAAAGTTGAAATTTTCAGATGCTTTCGTGCCTTTTGGTCCTAACCAGCCGGCAATCGGTAATACCCATGGCTGACATCGTTTGCTGGCCCAGTCATTATCCGACACATTACTTAGTAGGTTTGCTGTACTAACACCAAATATGATTACATAAAATAGTGCACCAAAAAAGATCAAATAGAAAATGGAGCCGCTAACAGACCATAATTCATTTGATGGAGTGGAATTTTCATCTGGAATCATGGCAGTGACTGCAGTAGCGGCGGCGGCCATCGGCATAAGAGAAATTGATGCGGCGGGGTCTTGCTTTATAGAAAACTCTGCAAGTTCTACATTCTGTCCTGTGTTTTTGGTAGGATTGGCAAAAGAATTATTATTGCCGTCATTTTCATCATCGCGTGGCATCCTCCTACTCACCCTCTACAACCAATTATGGGAAATCTTTTCTACATTTCTCTTTCTTGTCGATGATACCGACAAATGAAGAGCAACTTACTTTGTTAGAGCATAATGTCTGCGAATCCACTGTACATCTTGCTCAAATCGTAGACGACCTGGATGACCCGCTTTTTTAGATAATGTGGCTACCGTATTCAATCGATTGTACACGGGTTGAACACCATACTCCTTAATGACCTTCTTTAGGGCACGCTGGCGAAGAGGATCAGATAACCCCCATTGATATCCGTATGATGTAATCACACCTTTTCGCAGACTTCGCGTTTTATCTTGATTTCCACTACTTTTTTGGGTATGAGTACGATCCTTAATGCATCCGGACGGTACATGAATGGAATCTGTCTTTGGGTGAATCGTAATCACCTTTCCTTTTCGGCGCACAGTGTATCCAGAGGAGGCAATACTTTGTCTAAACCTGCGAGTATAACCTTTACGCAGTCGGTACCCTTTTGGGCACTCTTGCACAGAAGGCATTTCTACTGGGGTATCATAAAATTTTGCATATATTGATAGGTATGTAAATTAGCTTTAATGCATTGTTCGTATGGAATGGTATGAGGAATGCTATTCTTTTGAAAATAGACAGTAATCCAATCCAGTACCTCTTTTATAATGGGCCGTGCTCTCTTTGGAAAGATCAGCAACTGTGTATCCTCGATGGGTGCATCTTGTGCGCGAATGGCTAACACATAAAATGCATTCAATTTATGCAAATAGACCTGAAGTAATCGATTATCTTGCGCCTCTTTTGTACCCAGCGCGGGAGCAAAGATAATGGCATGATAGAGCCGATGCTTTGCCTTTAACAGGCGCTTACGAAAATCCTCATCAATCCCTACAACAATGATGTCCGTTGATTCATTATCCCATATGTCATCCGTATCCCACATCTTCTACTATTAGATTCCATCACTATTTTGCGACGATGCCATACACGATGCATAATACACCAATGATAGAAAGTGCATATTCAGTTGATTCCGAACAGAATCCCTGCACTGTAACTTTACCATTTGTCTTACCTAAAGTAACCATGACAGAGGGTTGTTCATCTGGACTGTTATCTGCTTGATGTTGTTTAAGGACCCTAGACTTCGCCGTGACATTTGCCAACTCTGTACTATTTTTAATTGTACTCTTTCCACCAAGTATGACAGGCTTTATAAGGATTGGCGCATTAGACAGATTCCCAACAGGTGCCGCCATATGATGGAATATTCTATTCATGTGAGTTAATATAAAACCTTTTTTCTACTCCATTTCAGATCGTAGCATGTCGAATAAGAACTCATTGCCCCCTCTTGATCGTCAAAGCATCGCAGAAGCCACCGCCGAAGCAGAAGCCAGACCGCTGGAATATGACCCCACGAATCGCGCCGTGTATGTTCGCACCATGCTACAAGACATCGCCCTCTGGATGTCACAGGGTGATTCGGAAGGGGTCATTCGCGCCCGTGTCCCGGAATTCATCGAGAACTATCCGGAACTTTTTAAAAAGGTCATTGGTCGTCAAGACCTTGCTCCCATTCAAAGTATGTTGGCGATGCTGGATCAAATGGGAAACGGCAATATGTCTCAACACCAGGCCTCTGTTATTGTGGGAAAGAAGCTGGTGGATCGCTTTGTGACGCCTCAATTAAATGGTAGCGGTGCAAAAAAATCGGAACCTTAAATCGTACGCACCATTCATAACTTGTCCTCTCATTTCTCTTCAAATAGGTGCGAATCTCATCCTCGTTGCTGCTGTCAATAATTGAAAAAACACGCTCTAAATATTCGGTCTGCAAATGAAAAGAAGTATGACGCACTTGTTGAATGTGTTGGAGCCACTCTGACTCGCTATGTTGAGGAACAAAGAGAGACTCAAGCGGCTGGCCATGTTCTAACATGCTACACCACAATCGCATCACATCAAGCACTTTATTGGAACAACCTGTAAACCCTTTTCCAATAAAGTAGTGCTCTGGATTGCATGGTCGGCTCATACACGGTTTATACAGTGTCCACTCTTCAAAGTGAAAAGAGAGTAGGCGAAGAAGATCGATCGTGCATTGATGATAGAAATCAAACAGCTTTAGCACAAAGACTCCTCCCACTTTCAGCACTTCTAAACCAATTTTGGTGGATGCCAGCAATAACGGAAAGACCATCGTTTCTTGCTTCATATAATCGCATGAAAAATCGAACCCTCCATCGGCAGTAAAGATATGGATCGTTCTTTCCTGATCGGGTTGTGCGGTGTAATCAATAAAATACTGTTGATTTTCTGGTTTCATGATATCACCTGTATGATCTTTTCCAAAGATAATGTTAATGTTCTTATTTTTCTGTAAAAAATGGGTGGCACGCTTCCATCCAGGAATGTTTGTCTTTCGAGACTTTAATGTCATTGCAGTGCTGCTGTGAATCGTCCTGTCATGTTTACCCGCTTCATCGAATAACGCCTCAATAAATCCACCAGGCCCCTCACATACATGCGCGGTTCGAATGACCTCCTGTGGAAACATTTCAAAAAAATGCAGCAGATCCAACATTTCAATCATCTTAAAATAGGATCGAGAAAGTGGCTTTAAAAAACAAATGGACTCAGGGAAATTCTGATATTTTTTCTGTGTATAGACAATTTCGAATGGATTTACGATCTTTTTATAGTACTCCCAATTTTTACCATTACTAAGTGATTCTTCATACCGAGTGATACGATTTCGACATTGATGTAATGCGGTCTCTTCCGCCGAATTCACATGGTCGATTTGATTTGACTCTAAGACCAGATCACTCTCCAATGGCTGAATGATCTGTCTAAACAGTGTTGTCTTTTCCCATGTCGGTCTCACTGTTTCCATACTCTATCTACTCCGTTTTATCTTTAGATTATGCATCCACAATATCAATTTCTACATCAGGCTCATCCAACTGCATTTCAATAGGCACTTCTGTAGTGGGAAGTACCATATTCATCTGGAACTGTGTAAGTGCGCATGGATCATCCATCGAGGGACGAGATTCTTCCATCTGATCCAAATCGCCCTCCTCTTCCTGATCCAGTCGGCCTCTCTCCACATCAATTTCCCGCAAGAGCACAGGTAGCGCCTGATCATCCAGCAGAATCTGGGAGAATGCAGTTCCACCACGAATCGCCTGTCCCATCATAATGTTCGCCGACACACCTGTTACTGGATCCACCTCTCCAAACAGCGCAGCCTTCAGTAGAATCTTCTCCGTCTCCTCGAATGAAGCCTTTGCCAGCGTACCAATATCATTCTTGTTGATGCCATAACGATCAATCGACATCAAGCGACCGAATCGCGTCATCACATCGCACAGAAGACAGAGGTGACGGTAATTGACGCCCACGCTATCAAAGAGACCGCTGATTTCATTAAAGAGAATCGCCCGAGTTGCCTCGATTCCAAGTACTTCATAGATATCCCATACATTCGTGGAATACACATGCGTTCCATCGACCGCGGGATGGTTCATGACCTTGATCAGGTTCGATCCATCTGTGTCCAGTACGAACTGCTCCACTTCCTGATAACGACCCTCCACCATCTCCACAAACTGCTTGTCATTGCGGAAAGTAACGGCCTTAATACCAGGAAGACCACGAATCACAATGCTATTCAGTAGTTTGTTCTGGAACTTCTTGAGATTAGTGAACTCATCCAGATTCGAGGCAGTGTCATTATCACGATTGGGAAGACGAATACGCATCACGAGATTGTCTGAGTTATAATCGCTATACACAACATTGATGTCATTGTTAAACTGAACCTTAATCACGGATACAACCTCCTGAATGGAGATATTGCGGTTAAACATCTCCTCGCGATTTAGCTCCAAACGCAGCATCCACTTCGACCAATTCGCACTCTGTGTATCCATTTCGAACTGACGGTAGAATGACATGAGCTGAACATCTTCCTGTACCACTGTTTTATCATCATTTTCATCCCAGTAGATCGCCACTTTGTCTGTGATGTTGCGAAGCACTGTCAGCTCCAGATCCTGCACGACTTCACGCGCCTTGTCCTTGTTCTTACGATATTCGGGCTTCAGATAGATCGTAAGGGAGGTCGCCTTCGGATTCTGCGTCACCTTGAGAAGTTCGCGCAGACGCGGCACACCTCGCGTCACGGCTGATTTACTGGCAACACCAGCTTGGTGGAAAGTATTCAGAGTCATCTGTGTCGCTGGCTCACCAATCGACTGCGCTGCCACAATGCCCACCTGATCTCCTGGCTGCACCCATGACTTCATGTGCGTCATGACAATAAGCTCCATCAGCACTTCGAATGCATTCTTTGTAAAGCGCTCCTCCACAATGATCTTGTGCGGCGCAAGGTGGAAACGGAGAAGAGCGCACCAGATCTTATGATAGGGGTGGGTGCGGTCAATGACCTTTTTGATGCCTTCCAGTACCATCTTTGGAGTCAGATCCGTTTGATCAGTGTTCTTGATGCCAAATCGTGTCTTGGTGTTGAGAACCCAGCGCGCCAAGTTCACAGGGGCAAAGATGCTGCCATCTTCATGCGTCTTCTTCTGAAAGACTTCCTCTACCATCATACGCTGATCCTGAAGCATCTCTTCCACATACGCCTGAACAATCAACTCATCATTCTCACGGACAGTACCGCTCTTCAGGATCGCGCTCCAATCCTGATTCTGCATGCCATAGACGGTACGAATATCCTCCTGAGAGAGTGCTTCCAGCGGCAAACCCTGTGTCTCAATCTTGGTTGGGTTGATTCCATCTTCGCCATAGTGGAACTGGATAATGTTGTTGTTGGCATCACGCACGGTGCCATCGTGTTGAACTGTCAGATCCTCCATCGACTTGACAAGCTGACGCTGAATGTAACCTGTATCAGCCGTCTTTACAGCAGTATCAATCAGACCCTCACGGCCCGACATGGCATGGAAGAAGAACTGCTGCGGGGTCAGGCCACGAATGAAGGAGGACTCGATGAACCCACGCGCCTCTGCGCTGTCATCGTATTTCTTGTAATGCGGAAGCGTGCGATCCGTAAAGCCATAGGGAACACGCTTACCCTCAATGGCCTGCTGACCCAGACACGCCATCATCTGTGCCACATTGAGCGGCTCTCCCTTCGAACCCGAACGGACCATTGCCAAGAGACGATTCTCGTTTGAAAGTGACTCCTGGCCCGTCTTGCCTGCATCCGAGGTCGCCTGATTGAGAATACCAAAGATCTGATCCTCAAACTCCTGCTGGTTGGTCTTGCCTGTGTTGTTATCGAACAAGTCCAGATGGACCTGCAGAATCACTTGTTCGACCTGCTTTTTGCGCTCCTGGATCTTCTCTTGAATCTGACGGTTGGTCTCCTCATCGGCAATCAAATCGCTGATGCCGACACTGAAGCCGTTCAGGACGAGGAAGTTCTCCACTGTATTCTGAAGCGAATCCAGCAGATTCACGGTGTCCGTGGGGCCATGATCATTATAGGATACATGGACAATGCCCTTTGACGGCTTCATATAGATGTCACCATCCACCACACCCTGTATGATGTCACCTTCTACGATCTTCACATAATTGACTGAATCTTTGTTGTCTGTTTTACGATTATACGATTTGTTTGGCATTTCGATATTAACGGGCGGCAACAGCGCACTCAGTACTTGCTGGCCCGTCCAGCGCTTACGATCTACAATGCGAGCATTTGGCATCAGACCGTCGAAACGCTTGTTCCACATCATCAAGTTCATGAATTCGCGCTGCGTAAATTCGATGCCTGGCTGCGTCAGGCGGTAGGAACCCACCAGCGTATCTTGATACACACCGATCATCGGCTTTGCATGTCGCGGTGTGATAATATGGTGCGGCACCGCCGCTATTTCTTCTAATTCTACCATGGCCTCATAGCTCTGAGGCAGGTGCGCGTTCATTTCGTCGCCATCAAACGTTACTACCCTACCTTTCGGAAAGGGACTAGAATACACCTTAAGCCATATCATGCTGATTTTTAGCATAATACAACCGACCCACATCTACTCGTTGCACAGCATCCGTAGTTTGTATCATATTCATAATACAAACCCTTAGGACTTGGCTCAGGATTGCCCATTGTTTACCTCGCTTGGCTCACATCTCATGACGTTGTTACGTTCTCGTTGCGGTCGTTATCCGCTGCCCCACCCTCTTTTCAAAGTGTGGTTCGTAGTCATAAGCTTTAGGGGTTCCCCTGAATTTGAGGGTCTTGCATCTCAGGCAGCTGCCCTTGACACTAGATGATTATATCACAGATAATTTTGGCGATAAATTACCCATGGATGTATTTACACTGTTTTCCCTGATAGAAGATACAACACCCTATCAGGCAGTCACCTGTTGCGAACTTTTAATAGAATCATAAAGCACATTTTCAGATATATTTAGTTCAGTCACAAATTGTTTGGCAATCTTATAGGCATCATCTTTTGATATTGTTTTTCCTCCGAAGCAAATTCGTTTATGATCCTTGTTCAATTTCATATCACTTGTTCCAATATAGACCGCAATCAGATTAGAAGCACTTGTAATACGAACTGAGGTGATTTCTTTACCCTTAAACTCTTCCAGTTTTAATGCATACTTTTCAGATAGTACTGTACTACTCGCAGTGGATATAGTATAAGGACACTGTATTTGTTCAAGGAACTGCGTTACTTCCTGAATCGTGTCCTCGTAGGTACAATCTTCTTTTTGTCCAAACGCTAACCTTTGTTGCGTATCATCATTCATTGTGAGATAAACATATACCAATTTCAGATCTCCATTCTTTCGAATAGGAGAGATAATGGCTGATCTCACTTTACCTTCGTAGAATACATGCAGATTAGATGTTTCTCGATGGCGATTTCGTGAATGTGATGCGACATTATATCCACTTGGATATATGGTATTGCGTTCAGATATATAGTATGCTTCTCTTTCATCAAGGGTATCAAGAGGTCCTTCTTCCAGAACTTCTACTTTGAAATCATCTCGACCATACTTCTGTATGGCTTGACACAAGGGTGTGTTACGCGTTTTAGAACTTGCTACATGGTCATTCCATCGGCCGAATGCTCCATAGTTATATGGTTTGCCATTTTTATATTTATATTGTGTTGCCTGGCCTATATAGGCCATCTTTGCTGACTGACAGCTAATCTGATAAACTACACCGGACATCTTTCTATCTATATATGATGTCTATGCTTTATATTCCTTCATAAAATCCGCGTTGTATGGTCTGGTCGCGAGAACATTCATGCGAAAGGTCTTATACGGCAGAACCTTCACACGATGACCCATCATCGACATCTTATGAAGCGTCGGCTGACGATTAAAGAGGAGAATGTCATTGTCGAGCAAGTGACGATTCACCACATCACCCTCATAAAGGACAATCTCCTCCGTTTTCACATGCTTCAGTGAGATCATGCGCCCATCCTTACGCACAATCGTCTTGGCACCCGGCCACTTATCCGCTCCGTTCTGCACCAACTTGTATAGCTTCTTGAGATTATAGGGCGTAACCGGCTCAGGGCTCGTCAGGTTCATGGCGATCTCAATCGGCACACCAATCTCCGCCACACTCAGATTCGGATCGGGCGTAATGACCGAACGCGCGGAGAACTCCACACGCTTGCCCTGAATGTTGTAACGGATACGACCCTCTTTTCCACCCAGGCGCTGCTGAATGGACTTCAAGGGACGACCACTGCGCTGCGCGGAGGGAGCCACACCAGGAATGTCATTGTCGACCAGGGTCGCTACATGATACTGAACGACATTGGTCATCTCATCAATGACATTTTTGCTTGAATTGTTTTCGATCTTTTGCAGCAATGTGCGGTCGTTTTTGATAATATCAACCAGTTTGTGCGTCAAATCGTCTTCTGAGCGTTGATTATTGTCCTGCACGACGGATGGACGAACCTGCGGGGGCGGAACGCGAAGCACCGTGCAGATCATCCAATCAGGGCGGCACCAGAAGCGACTCAGGCCCATGAAGTCGACATCCTCATCCGAGATGCGACGGAACAAGCGATGTACATACTCCACTTCCAGCGGCTGTTGTTGCTTGAGCTCCTGGTAGTGCGCCACGATGCGCGCAATGCCCTCGCGCGTAAACTTGTCGGGCTGAGGAGCACCACAACCATCCTCGCATTCCTGGCCGCAACGCTTGATCTTAGAAGACTCCTCCAGAATGCTCTTCCAGCGCGCCTCTCCCTTTCGATGAAGAAGATCTCGGTTCTTGGGGAGATCCTTATCAATTCGAAGTTTGGAGCAGCGAATGCAAATGCACTTGAGAACATTCATGATCATGGCGTGAAATTGAATATAATAGACAGGACGGGTCAATCGATAGTGTCCAAAGTGGCCGGGGCAGCCATGATTCGTTTGACCGCAGGTGCGGCAGATTTTTCCATTGTCCAGAACGCCCATGCGTGGATCAAACAAGCCTCCGATTTTTGGCTCATTTCCTTCATAAGTGATGTGCGTAGTAATCTCCACGACGGAGCTCCGTTCAATCTCCTCAGGCGAGAGGACGCTGAACTGGACGCCCACGACAGACTCGATATCAGAAGAATGTTGATTGAAACCGGCTGGCATTCTGTCTTGGAGATAGAAACTGTTATACCGATTTAGACTCTGCATTTGTCAATTTTATTGGTTTTGATCATTTTCGATCATTTCCTTTAGAGATCGAATCAAAAAAATGGAGAATCTGTTTCATTTGCATAAAGCGTCGATGACTCATAGCTTCAAAGGGACATTTATGTACGACAGTATGGGGTATTTCTGGCTGAATGGGTGGAGCCATTATTTGTGTTTGTTTTCGAGAATATAGATCAAACCATGCATGCATCTTATTACATAATAGTTCATTTGAATTTAGGCTGTTTTAGCAAATATTCAGAATCACACGCTCTTTCCAGTTTCGATTTTGTAGAATAAAGGCACATTGGACAGTTACTCTGCGATAGAGCGTTACATCGATTTCTGTCTTTTCGTCGCGTGAAAGAACGCGATCCTGATCTTTGATCATACGATAAGTAGTGGAGACCATTCGTTTCCATTGCGGCACATAGATCTTGATTTTCACGAAGTCTCCTTCCATCGGGTTCTTCTCCATAATGATCCCTTCAAAGCTCGTCTGATGGGCACTGATCGCGCGTAGAAAGGTACTATCGCGTGCAAAGTTTTTGATTGCTTTTCCTCGTAGATTCATGTCATACATGGCCTGCGGAACAATGTAATAATCGGTTGATCCCTGAATCCAGATGGTAAGTACCCTCTGATTCACCAGATCGGCATAACGGCGAATGGGACTCGAGGCATGTGCATAGTGATCGGAGTCCAATCCACTGTGCATGGTATCTTCCTCTTCTGCCAAACAGTATTCTGCGGATGAGAACGCAAGCATTTCAAGTTCAGGAACATGCTCTCGATAGGCCTGGAGTCGTTCGCGATCTGGTGCAGAATGTCGTCGTACAATACCCTGTTTCATCGCTTTCAGTTGCTTTCCCGCCTCTGTATTATAGAGAATCATCATCTGCTCAATCCATTCATGGGAGTCTGTTACAGGCTTCTTCGCCAAATGGGATGCAACGGCCTGAAGAACCGGTCGAAAGGGAGAATCGGACACCTGGAATTCCTCATAGGTATAAGACTGATTCACCGTGAGAACGGACTGAAACCATGTTGGGTCTCGGATGGTCTGTGTATCCCAGATGAATTGGAGAGAGATTCCATAACGCTCTTTACCTGGAAGAAGGGAACAGGCCTGTTCTGAATATTCGGCCGGCAGCATCGGACGAAGGACACGACCATCTGTATCATACAGCGTCTGACCGATCAGAGAGGCCATGATATCAACGGCGCTTCCCTCTTCTACAAAGGCAGCCACATCACTAATCGTGATGGTGATGAGCCAGTTATTTGACCCGTGTATAGGTTCCATCGTAATCACATCATCGACATCACGGCATCCTTCGGGATCGATATGAAAGGTGGTTCCCGATAGTCGTATCCGTGAAACGGATGGGAGAAGCTTGGGTTGATAGGCATAGACGGGATATTTCCAAGGGCATGCCTGCCATATGAGTGCATCCAGTTCAGCTTTTTCCTCTCCCGACCGACCCAGTGTTTGTTGAATGCTTCCTCTGGGAAACTGGGCTGCCCACTCTTCCAACTTAATGAGGACAATCAGATTCTGACTGCGATCCTTTTCAGACGATCCGACAATAAAGGGAGGGTAGCGTTTGTCATAGGGTGTACAGAGATACATCAAATGTCCTCGGCGGGTCATTCCATAGGTGGACTTGCTTGTCAATTCCAATGTTCCTACGAGAAGGGGGTGTTGATCGCGTAGCTCCAGTTCGCATTTTTCATTTCCCACCGAATGTGTTACCCATCCCACATGATCGCCTGGAAGACATTTATTCGCCTGCTTTGCTCCGATAAACTCATGAAGTAGATTACCAGTGTCACTCAGAATCATAAAGTGATGGTAATCTTTGGTCTGGAGGATTCCGCGAAGATGTGCGGGAGGTGCATCGACTTGGTTGATCCCCAACTGAGAGGAAAGGAATGCAGACATCGTATGATTTGTCTCTGTGTATGCATCTTTCTCAATTTTTAAATCATGGTAGTAGAATGAGTCGTTGTGCGATGCGACGCTTTGACAAGCATATGACCGCGGATCGTCCCTCCGATTCCTCTCTGTATCAAGAAAACCAACAACGGTTGTCTCAGTTGATACAAGAAAGAGAGAAAATGGATCTATCCGTATTTCAACCTACACATGCAGCTGAGTCGATCATATCTGATAAGATAGAGCCCACCGTGACGATCGCCGCATCTAATACATATACTCCATGGAAAACACCATCTACCCTTACCCATTAAATGTTTGATAGGATTGCCATACCTCCCTTGTGATATGTGATACTTCTTCCATTTTATGACAGAGAAGAGGCGATGCACTTGATGTAAGAAGTAAAAAAGTGCTTTCTCCCAAAAAGGAGGGGATAAAGACACGATAGGGAATCACTTCTCCACGAGTGTCATGCTTCATATGATACAACGGGCTTTCATCAAGTAGCTGTAGAAGATATTGATGGGGTTGAATGGTCTGTGTGATACAACGCATTCCTGCATAGAGTACAATAGAGCCATCCATCGGTACCCAGTTAGGAAGATGTTGGAAAAGAGTAGTCCATAGCGCGCGATTTTCTTCGCATGGATCAAACAAATCGATGATAATTATATCATATAATTGATCTGGTGGAGTTTGAATAGCTTCCATCATATCATGATGATGAATGGTAAGCCTCGGATCCTCCCATGCTCCTTTGGCCCACTGTGGATACTTCGTTTGAAAGAGTTCAACCACTTCCTGATCCCATTCATACATATCCACCTTTTCAACGGTGGGCCATTTCAGAACTTCTCTTGCTGTCGCACCTTCTCCTCCTCCCATAATCATGACCCGTTTGGGTTCATAGATACTTGCCATGGCAGGATGGACCAGGGCTTCATGATATATCGCCTCATCTAGCTCACAACTCTGAATAGCATTATTCATATAACAAGCGACACCCCAATGGGGGCGCTCCACCATTTCCACATGTGTATCTCTCTTTGTATAAATCGAATCGATAATCGTTGCATTGTTCCATTGATAGGTGACACCGAGCTCGGGCCAGGTATGGTCTGAGTAGTGCGTCATTGACTATTCTATAGAGGATGTGTTTAGGTATTTACCATGAGGGTGGTAGCATTGGTCTTAAATACTGACAGAGTTCATGATAGGATGGATTATAGGTTCGTGTAACTTGTTTGGTACACAGTAGGTCAAACCCACTGCCAATATCAATATAAATTTCATTTGGATATAATTCATGCAAATTACTAATTAAATATTTTGCACCCATGCCAGCAGATGTTAAAATCATTGTATTGTCATTTTCTACTGCATATTTAATGCGATTCAATACTGCATCGTAATTAGTATCAAACCAATTACTTTGATCAACTACAATATGATGATCAATTGAGAATGCCTCTTTTGCTCGGCTCATTTTCTCATTGGCAACATATATCTTTTTACGCGTAGATTCCTTTATTGCTGTAAATAGATTCAATCGATCTGGTGAATGATGGATCGGTTTATTATTATCAATTAGCACGGTATGAAAATCAACCCAATTAATGGGTTTCCAGTTTGCATTCTGATTACCCAATCCCTCCCAAAATGCACGATTGGATGTATCGTGCCACGCCCCCATCATGGCATTTGGCTGTTGACTGGAATAGATAAATGACTCGCGAACCTTCTCTCCTAAATTTCTTGTATAAGGTGTTCCATCGCAATTACCTCCATTCCAAAAATTGGCTGCATTAAATTCACCATCTCCATATTTAGCAAATATACATGGTGTATTATTTCTAATAAAATGGGTGAGCTGCTGTGTTGAGTTCATTTCTATCCAATTAGAATTATATATGTCTTTAAACTTGATTATACCCCAGTTGAACCAAATCCACCTGCACCTCTCTCGGTCTCAGGATGCGATTCCACCATGCGGATATTACGAATCCATCCCATGTCTGGTGCTACAATTTGGAAAATACGATCTCCTTGATTGACCTGCGAATGACCTGTCATGGACCATACAGGTGCCTTGAGTTCTCCGCGATAGCTTTTATCAATAATCCCTGGTGAATTTGCCATAAGTAGTCCCGTTTTATAAATCGAGGATCGCGGTACCAAGAAAAAATGACTATCCGTCTTCAGATACTCATTGGATGTTCCATGAGGCATAGGTTCCACTTTCAGCATTCGAACAATAACGCCAAATGGAATGAACATGGGAGTTTGTTCAACTGTTACCTCTTCCGCTGCATGAAGATCCCATCCTGCATTGGCATCTGAACAATTGATGATATCACCCGTGTAATAGGCGTAAACGGATGGATTGGTTCGTACCAGTTCTAGCTCATACCAGTGATTCATTTTATCCATATCATGCGGTATGTCTTTAGATAATGACTTAAACCAGGATGGATATGATACAGTAAATGAGGTGGCTTGTTTATGGTAGCAATGGATGGATTGGGGGTATGGTGGTAAAGCTTCTGCGAAAGCAAGGACATACTGTGATTAAGGCTCGATACCGAGCAGATGATGAGACGGGTGTAGAGGCAGAATTGGCAACTGAGAATGCGGATCGTATTCTTTGTCTGATTGGGCGAACGCATGGCCCAGGATATTCCACCATTGATTATCTGGAACAAAAGGGAAAACTGGTAGAGAATGTTCGCGATAATTTGTATTCTCCCCTTGTTCTCGCGCTTCTTGGAAAGAAGTATGGAATTCATGTTACCTATCTTGGAACGGGGTGCATTTTCACTTATTCCGAGGAGCAACGCATGTTTCAGGAGAGGGATGCTCCCAATTTCTTCGGCAGCGGATATTCGACGGTAAAAGGATTCACGGATCGCCTCATGCATTTCTTTGAGGATTCCGTTCTCAATCTTCGCATTCGCATGCCAATTGTGGGCTATCATCATCCTCGTAATTTTGTTACCAAGATCACCAGTTATGAGAAGATCTGTAGCATTCCGAATAGCATGACGGTATTGGAGGATATGCTTCCTGTCATGATTGATTTGGCCCTACAAAAGACGACGGGGACGATCAATCTAACGAATCCTGGTACCGTGGAGCACAATGAAATCTTGGAGCTCTATCAAAAATATGTGGATCCGACCTTTGTGTGGGCGAACTTTACACAAGAGGAACAGGCGAAGATTTTGCTTTCCGAGCGCTCCAATAACGAACTGGATACAACAACGCTCCAGCGGCTCTATCCGAATCTTCTGCCGATTCGTGAGCGTGTAGAACTTCTCTTTCAGAATTGGAACAAGAGTGAGTTAGTTCAGTCGTAAGTAGAGGCTGTCGGATACGACCAGATCACGAATGATAAGGGATTTAGCTTCTGTGATTTTGCTAATCTGATCGGTATGCTGTGAGTAAGTTGCCATGGAGAGCCATTCCTCCAACATATTGGCGGTTTTTAGGACCGAGCGAATAAAGTTTCCTTCAAACAAGTTGTATTCTGCGCAAATGACGGAGGCATGTTCTCCTTCCATCCATCGCCACATGGGTTCGACCATCTGTGTGGAGAGGGACCAATACCCTTCTACTGGCAAACTGATGCGATGCTCTAATTCTTCAAAGGTGTGCGCCATGTCTTGGATCTGCTTCAGGGCAGAGACAACCGCGGCACTGACACGAAGTTCTGAAACAGAAGTGGCATCTTCTGTTTCTTTGGCTTCTTGAAAGCATGCCAGAACACATACCAGCTCTTTGCCACTTAGACCGTGAAGTAGCCCCTCTACATAGAGTTCCGTCATCAAGATCGGGTGTCCCTCATTGACCTCTGTAGCAAGAATGCCTTTTTGTCCAAGGTCTTCATTGGTGAGCGTCAGGGGATCGGCGTGACGAAGGTATCCCATCTCATACAAGAATGTGACAATGGGCTGAATGCTGTGCTGGTGCCCCTCTAATTCCTGGAGATGGTTTATGATCTGTTGTTGTTCTTGATCAATTCCCTGTAGTGTCTGATAATCTGCAAGCGCCTTTGCCCATTTTGGACCCATTTGCTTATTTTTGACACTGTCGAGTTCGCGTTGAAGTTGTTTGCGCTCCGCATTCACTGTCTGTTTCATCCGCTGCTCTAATGCCAATCGCTTGGCACATTCGCTGAGAAAGGGCTCCACCAGATTTAGTTCTTTGCGCTTCTTCTCGAGAAGGGACAATTCTGTGCGCTGTTTCGAGATCTCCTTTTGCTGTTGTTGAAACCAGTAGCTCTGCTCCATGATGGTGAGCCATTTCAGGGGCTGATTCGGCGGAGAGGCCTGAAGGGTTTTCAGCAGGAAATCATAATGGAAGTCCATGCGACTTTGAAGGGGTGGGCGGGCGCCTTTCATCATCGTATACATTTCCTCAGGATACACTGGCTCGCGATCCGGTAGATAAATGACGACGCCCTTGTCATCTTTTCCGCGCCGACCTGCTCGTCCCGCCATTTGCAGGTATTCATCATTTCGTAGCATTCGCATATGTCCCGTGGTGTCATCGTATTTCTTGAACCCCGCAAAGAGAACGGTCTTCGTCGGCATATTCAGGCCTACCGCAAAGGTTTCCGTGCAGAACATCATTTTGACAAACCCCTTCGTGAAGAGGATTTCGATGATCTCTTTCAAAACGGGGAGAAGTCCACTGTGATGAAACGCAATTCCTCGGCACAGGAGATCATAGATCTGATGATACTGGGGAACGACTTCAAGATCTTTGAGATGCCGATGAAGGTGAAAGCTAATGATATGCTTGACGGTGGCGGTATCGGATGTACTCAAGAGAGTATGCTCCACTTTCTTCGCATAGGACTCGCACTGTTTTCGGCTCAGTACGAAGAAGAGAGCGGGGAGAAGCTCCTTCTTTTCGAGAAAGGCAATGGCCTCGTTGAGTTGATGGACGAAATGAGAGGAGTGTACTTTTCCGTCCATTCCACCGGTTTGACCAAGACGCCGCGCCTCCGTTGTTTTTTGCTGAAAGGCACGAAGTTCGCGCTCTTGACCCTGTTGGGCGCGAAGCCAGGAGAGATAGGCCTGCTCATAATAGACTTCCTTATCATCCATGAGTGTGATAAGCTTTTCTAGAGGTGCCTGCAACTGGAGTAGATAGTGTGTAAGCGGCACAATTCGGTACTGGGTCTCAATCAAGTGAATCGGCTTCTGCTTCAGGGTGCCGAGCCATTGGGCGAGATACTCGGGATGATCCAGGGTAGCAGAGAGCATCACCATATTGATGGTGGGAGGGAGCAAGATCATGGTCTCTTCCCAGATCTTTCCGCGGTCCTTATCATTGATATAGTGACACTCGTCAAAGATCACGGCATCCACGCCATCCATGGAAAGTGAGGCGGTTAGCCCGAGATGTTCGGTGGCCGTCCCTTTTTTGTAGAGCAGATTTCGTAGAATTTCGGTGGTCATAATCACAATTTGTGCATCAGGGCAGAACTTGATATCTCCTGTCATGATTCCCACAGTGGCTTCGTTGAATTGGTGTTTCAGATCATAGAATTTCTGATTGGAAAGTGATTTAATGGGGGTGGTATAGAAGACCCGTTTTCCTTTTTTCAAAGAGTGATAGATTTGGTACTCTCCTACCAGCGTCTTTCCTGAACCTGTCTTGGCACAAACGAGGACATTTTCGTCTTTTGCAATCGCCGCAATGGCATGCTGCTGGAAAGGGTCCAAGGGAAAGGAATAGGGATGTGGCGGCAATACAGCGGGCATGATGGAGAGATCGGGTTGAATAAGAGCCATTCTTAAGAATAATCTAAGTATTTTCATTTATCAATTTTATAGAATATAAAGACTAATATACATAAGTGAGTATATGTTAATTCCTAATGAAAAAATTCATGAAATATTAGCTGCATATCATATTAAACCAAGAGGTGTATTGCATATTGGTGCACATACCTGTGAAGAGCTCCCTTTTTATCATGAATTCCAATTATCAGATAATGATATTGTATGGATTGATGCTCTGCCCCATTTGGTAGAGGCAGCAAAGAAACGAGGTATACCAAATGTATACCATGCAGTTATTACAGATAAAGATGATGAAGATATTACATTTAATGTATCAAATAATTTTGCATCATCCAGTGTATTAGAATTTGGAACGCATTCTCAGGCGCATCCTGATATCGTTTATATTAATACACTTCGACAAAAAAGCATAACCATTAACTCTTTTATTCCAAAACATAATATTGATATTATGAATTGTAATTTTTGGAATTTTGATATTCAAGGAGCAGAACTACTAGCACTAAAAGGTGCAACAGATTGGCTTCCTTATGCAGATGCACTATATTTAGAGGTAAATGAGAAAGAATTGTACAAAAAATGTGGCTTAATTGGTGACATTGATGCTTTTTTGAAACCATACCATTTTAAGCGTGTAATTACAGATATAACACCTTATGGTTGGGGAGATGCACTATATGTTCGAGTATCAGAATAATGAAGAATTTTTAAATACTACTATAAACTTCTGGATAAACAGAAAGGGAAAGGAAACATCAATTAGCTCTTCTGTTGGTGTTGTTCCAAACCATACTGCGACAAATAGGGGAAAATAGCAAATGGCATATTCAAAATCCTTCTGATAGGCTTCCATCGAATAATGTATTCCATTTTCTTTTATTTTCATATAATAATACATTTTAAACAGCTCATAATATGCTTTGATGTTTTCCACACTAAAACTTTCCATCATAAAAAAAACAATGTCCTGTACTCCTTTTCCATTAGCAAGATACTGCCAATCGATAAAGTAGGGCATATACCCATACTCTTGTTTTTTGTAAAAGATATTTCCTGATTTTACATCTCCATGACAAATCGTCAAATGATCCATACTTAGATAGTCCTGAATCTCTTCAAATCGATCAACCACTCTTTTCATTTTCGTCAATAATTCCGATGAAATAACGTGCTTCCATTTTTCAGAAAAAAGCGGCCAGCGTTCGCGTAAAAAGTCGCCCCATACTGGGCGGAAGAGAGGATCATTGTGTTTTTTGAGATCTTTAAATGATTTGGATAGATCTTTGTTCCAAAACTGAGAGTGAAAGACCGCACATTGTTCGATCACTTTTAGCGATACATCCACGCTCTCTTTGTTTAAATCTAAATTGAGTACCATTCCTGGTTGATTAATATTTTCGAGTAAGATTCCTTTTGATACAAAGTTAGAATCCTTTATGGTTCCAATGTATTTGGGCGCGCAAATGGGAATATAATCACGAATCTGTTCGTAAAAATAATACTCACGATCAAATAATCCAAGTGTATAGGCCATTTTTGTTAGGGAAGAGGTATAGTCATTTTCATATTTTAGAACAGTATCAAGAGTTTCGCCTGAAGTAAGATTAATTTTCACACGAATAACATCGGAAATATATCCTCCCTTTAATTTTTGTGTATCCAGATGAATGTCTTGAATGGAATACTTATGATAGAGAGATCGATGAATCATTTGTGTAAGATGACTGGATAGATCCAAAGATTCATTTGCAATGCTATCTATGTTCATATTGTTATAACTAGTAATTTGCGTCTTTATATTAAGTTCGCGCAAAATATGTTCATTTGTACCATTATTTACACCTACAATCATTCGAGGTGCAGCCGCCTGTGCACTTAGTAATCCTGATTTGGAATCTTCAAATATCATACATTGATTAGGGGTTGTTTTTAGTAATTGCATTGCGGTTAGATAAGGATCAGGATATGGCTTTGGGCGGCTACATTCATTTCCAATGACAATATAGTGAATGAATGATCGAATACCGATATGAGTTAAAATCGCTTCACATGTGTCTCGATTGCAATTTGTAACAATACAAACCGAGTTGCCCTCTTCTTTTTGCTTCTTTATATATTCTACTGCACCCTCTATGACCAGAATTTCATCCAGATAGTTATGAAACAACTGATCTTTTAAGGAAGAAATGTCTTCTATTTGATAAGATGTAGGATCTATTTTTAATTGTTGCATGGCAAATGCATCATTATTTCCCTGAATATACTGATTAAAAATGGTTTCCGTGCAGGGAATATGAAATGGTGCTAAGATTTCTTGCCATACTTTATGATAGATGGTATCTGTTTTAACCAATGTACCATCCAGATCAAATAGAAAAGACTGACGATGCTGAAGATAATGATCCAGTTCTTCAGGTGTTCCTAGTGATTGATATTGTGATTTTTTAATAGGTATGGCATAAAAGGGTTTGCCTTTTTCCACCATTTGTTTGATCACACAGGAAATATAGTACTCATTTTTAAATCGTATGTTTTGTTGAATCACAAGCTCACAATAATGATGCAATTCATTTATGTCTTGAAAAAAATAGGCACCTGTATTGGCATAAGGACTGATTCTTTCTTTTTCCTTGATATCTCTGATTCTATGATCGGAATCAATCGTAACATAGGAATAGATTGGTTTTGAATTAGTATCTTCAAAGCAGATCGTCATATTTGTATGAATTGCCCTTAGTTTTTCAAGAATAGGAACATGATAGAGCGTATCGCAATCAATAAGAAGAGTAGATAAATGGAATGATAATTGAGATTGAATTTGTTGAATTCCATATTGTATAGTTTCTGCCGCTCCATCTGTTCGTTTGTAAATAGGGAGCAAATGGATGAATGGATAACGCTGTTTCATATGGGATGAAAATCCATCATTATCTAAAGAGGTGTGATAGATAATAAATAATTTGTCATCTGATGTATAGTCTAATGAATCAATCACATGATCAATCATCTTCTTATCAAATACATCAATAAGTGGCTTAGGATTATTATATCCTGCATCTTGAAACCGTTTTCCAATTCCACATAGTGGAATAATGATATTCATTACTATAAAAAAGAATATCAATATTATGTTTATACGCAACCGGATTAGATTCTCTCCCAATGATCCTCATAAATATCATGATAGGGATGGGGGCCGACTGGGCCAAACCACTTTGATGGGGCAATCACATACTTCGCATCTGCCATCCAGGCACACCACCAAATAAAGGTTGAATTAGATATGATCATATGCTGAAATTGCTGTAAAAGCGCAAAAGTATGAATATCAGACTCATTCATTAGAATCACAGGTGCATGAATATCAAGTTCATTCTCTATCTCCATCCAGTATCGATTATCATCACTGGTAAGTAGCCAGATGGGGTCTTGTACTTTCTCTTTCATTCGTCGAATAGCCTCTTTGTAATAACTGGATGAGAGTGGGCCATGAATGTCAATCATATGTTGATTTCGAAGATAGTCGGTTCGGCGTGCATGGACAACCACCACACGATCTTTGTTCTCTAATAGAAATAAATATCGCACTGATAGTTCATCCATTAGTGTAGAAGAGGGCGCAAATAATTCGCGTAATTCTTGCTGGATATCATAATTATAAAAATATTTGGAGGTTTGTCGATACCCGTCAAGTAACAATCCTTGAGAGGTTAATGATGGAATGGACTGATATATGGTAGGAAGTGATTCATTCCAGTGGATTATCTGAAGAGGAATGGATTGTACCAAATAGGGTTTCAGACGGTGTAGGATGGTATCCCAGTAGACAGGGCGATCTCCATTATGTTCTTTATAAAGAATTTGAAGTATGCCTCCCTCTTTTTTGGCATACGCATAGGCAGCAGCAATCTGAAAGAGTTGATTTCCTAGACCTCCTTTGATATGAACTGACACTACTCCTTTATTTATCGACATATACACTATAATTTAGTTATCTTTATATTGTATTATCTTCTCCAATGATGAACGGCAATATAGTCATGATGCGGCTGTGCATCGGATAATGAACCACAATCCATCCAATATAAATTACGAATGTGCATATTAGGATAGTGATAATGTACCATAAAATTAAAATATATTTCGTATTCGGATGCCCCTGTTTCTGGAATGGGATGAGAAAGTTCCTCCAAAAAGATCTTCCAAAATGGACGAAGGACTGTGGTCCGTTCTCCGTTTTCAACGGAGCAGCATGTGTTGTCCTTTGGACAAAGGGTCTGATTGGATGAGTAGTCTTCTACTAGTTTAAATAGTTCTTCAAGGTAGGTTTTTGTAAATACCATATGATGACAAATACCTGAAGCATTCAATTGTTTATTTAAAGATGGATGAAGGCGATTCATATGTTCAAAATATGGAGGATGATGTTCTATTCCTGTTGCAAATAATGGAACACCATTATTCATAAATGATAGTGGTTTTAGAATATACACATCTGAATCAAGTACTACATAATTTTCAAGAAGTTCAGGGATGCATCTTCCCGCATATAATTTAATAATTTGCTGATAATACCATCCTGCTCGATCACAAAAATCACCCATTTCTTTTACAGTTTCAATTTGAATGGGAAATTGATCCTCTGATACATAAATGCATCCATTTATTTTAATCTCATGTTTAGATATTATATAAATATTGCGATAATCAATGATATTGGCCTTTGTATATCGAATGGTAGAATATATGATACTAAGATCATTAGGTCCAACTGGAATGACAATATCAAATGACATGAATAATATATACTGCTATAATAACTTTAAATTACTTAAACAGACTAATATTATACATACCATATGCCTACACTTGTTTTAGTCCATATTGGAAGTCATTTTCCAGAATATATCAATGACTGTATTAGACAAATTCAGCACTCTACCAATATTTCTATTCATGTATTAATTAGTTCAGAGCATCGTGACAAATTAATATCAGGTATTGAATTATATCCTCTTGAAGACATACCAATTAGCGATAAACGACAGGAATTTGAGAGAAATAATTGTCTGGATTCAACCTTTCGAAATGGATTTTGGAAATACGCCATGATGCGATTTTTTTATATCTATGATCATGTTGTTGCACAGAAATTAGATGACATTTTCCATATTGAAAATGATAATTTAATCTATATTGATTTTATTTCAAAATTAAATGTATTTCAGTCAAAATCCATGTGGTGCGCGATGGATGCAGAAGATCGATGTATTCCTAGCTTTTTGTATTTTAAGAATCACGATATCCTTCGTTTATTGCTGGATACATGTATTGAGTGCGCTACATATCGGATAAATGACATGTATGCGCTAAGCAAATTTAAGAAGAGTCAACCCAATCTTGTTGGAACTCTTCCTATTATCAAGGACTACTGTGACCCGATTCACCCTGATTTTTATCAACATGCAGATGAATTTGGGTTTCTATTTGATGCGGCAGCAGTGGGTCAATACATTGGTGGTATTGATCCTCGTAATGATAGTAGTAATACGATTGGATTTATTAATGAAACATGTGTTGTAAAATGTGATAAGGTAAAACTGGAATGGGTTGGAAAGTACTTGTATGTAAATACAATGCCGTTTGTTAATTTACATGTTCACTCCAAAGATCTGAAACGATGGTCTTCTATTTAAATTAGATAATAACTTAAAGTAAAGATACTGTAATTCCTTAGTATGTCAGATACACTCTATACAAAATTTACAAACTATATTCAACAGATTGTACATACACAGTCATTGACCGATTTTAAAAATCATGATAGTATTACTTATATGCTTGAACATGTATCATTTGAACAGGGAAAAGAATACCTTCAGATTCTAACCAATAAAACACCTCTTATGCTTAATCAAATTATGTCATACTGTAAAGAAAATGATAGGATTGGAGGTGGAAAAAAATATGATTATGGCTTTATAACAACCTCTCCCAGTAATTTTCGTTATTTATTACATGCACATTTAATTCTATCTCATATGAATGATCTTAAAATAGATCAAGTGCCTATTGTAGAAGTAGGTTGTGGATATGGTGGTTTATGTCTCGCACTAAATCAATTATCTGCCGCATATAATATTACAATTACAGCATATTATCTTGTTGATCTGCCAATGCCAAATAGATTGCAACAAATCTATTTGTCTCATTTTAATATACCAATTAAAATGGAATTTCATTCCGCCTATACCTATGGTAAAGATATTCAGAGCGATTCACTCTTTTTTGTTAGCAATTATTGTTTTAGTGAAATTGATCGAGAACATCAAACACACTATATTCAACATTTATTTCCAAAAGTATCATATGGATTTATGGCATGGAATAATATACCTTTGTATCATTTTGGATTTACTGTAAAAGTGGAAAAAGAATATCCTTTAACAGGGCCATTTAATAAATATATCTACTTTTAAGTTTGACTTGATAGGCATGATTTGAGATCCTTTGAGTGAATATGTAAATTGTTGATTTTAATCCATGTATTGTCATGTAGTACATAGGGTATCTTTCTATTTTTAACATCTGTTATCCATTTATATTCATACTTTGTATAATCGATAGCGGACCATTTTGATTTTTGTCCTGTTACAATTACATTATTTGTATGGTATGGATCTAATCCTCCCAAATAAATTCCCAGAGCTGCTGCATCAAATATCGTATTCTGATAATAATCATAATTCATATATGTTTCCTTTGGTATATCATCTGCCGGCCAATGGATGGGAAGAAGCTGTACCCGATCTTTATTAGCCTCCCAAAACGCATGGAGCGCAAACATTTCAGCTAAAAAATCAGTATTTGTTGCAATATAGTGTTTACAATACTCTGTGAATTTTAATAGTATATCTTTATTTCGAATGAAACAAATACCTGAAGCGCATCGACCATGGTTATCATACATATATGATATTTCATTTGATGCAAATGATGTTTCCCATACCATTGGATCATCATAAATTAAATTATCCAATTCAAGGAAAAATATATTTGATAATTGATATTGATCCATAAGATGATATAATAGAAAGAATCGTTCAAAGGAATAGATAAATAGTTTTTCTCTTCCTTTTAATGCAGGTACAATGGCAAATTTATCAAAATATTGATTTACACAATTATTAAATTCGATATCGATTACTTCATGATAGTCAATGATTGTAACATCATATTTGTATTTTAATTCAGCGACATATGGTGAATGAATATCACTAATAATAAAATAAATGAGACCTTTGTAAAATAATCGCGCCTGATGAATGGTGTCGATGGCATAATCAGGCAAAGGACCAATAAAACAATAGGTAAGAATCATTATAGTTGGGGATAGTGTTATTATCTTTAAGTTATAATGTAGAGCATATGTAATAATTTATACTACCTATTATCTCTACATTATTTATAAATGATATATCTTTACGGCGATAGTCATATTCAATTTAGTTTTAAAAACTTACCCATTCCACACAGGGATTATCATCAATCTAGTATTACAATGTTCCGAATTGGAAGAGATAATACCATTATTAACTTTAATAGCAATGAGCATGATTCGAATAGCATTATTTGCATTGCATATGGCGAAGTTGATTGCAGATGTCATATACAACGACAAGTTGATGTAGGAAAAGAGGAAGATGTTGTTATTACAGATCTTGTAGAGAAGTATTTTACAACATTACAGAATAACATACGATCTCATAAAAAAGTAATTATAGTGGGGGTTATACCTCCCGTAAGACGAATGGATTATGAGTCAATTAATGGACCAGTCTTACATGAATTTCCATTTGTTGGGACAGATGATGCACGTGTTCGATATACACGAAAATTAAATACAATGATCTGCAAATTATGTTGTCGGTATGAATATATTTATTTTAATCCATATGAACGATATGAAAGAGAAGACGGTACATTGCAATTTGAGCATTCCGATAACACATGTCATTTGGGTAATAATGCATTTTTTATAGAGCAATTTATGAAATTATATAACACAATAATATAAGCTAATGGTGCAATAATTCTATGATTTGCTCTTGTGATAGACAAGGCCACCACACATAATAATCCCATTTAAATAAATGAATATGATAGAACAATATGGCATATTGTTACTTCCTCTATACTGATCAAGGACATACTTATATTGGAGCAACGGTGGATCCAGACCGACGGTTGCTGCAACATAATGGAAAACGGGCGGGTGGGGCACGGGCAACAGGGATACGTGTCGCACAAGGTCTTGAATGGAAGCGCGCATGCTATGTGGCATTACCCGAGTGGAAAACGGCGCTTCAGTTTGAATGGCGCTGGAAGCAGCTGGGGCGAACACAGTGCAAGTCGGTTCGACATCCGATCGATCGACGGCTCCGTTCTCTCCATCGGCTTCTTTCTTTGGAGAAACCAACGGAGGCGGCTATTCCTTATGATGCCTATCCTGATGGTCGGCCGACGATTCACTGGGAATCGGTGGAGATGGAAGAGCGTTTTCACTCCATTAATCCCTTGGGGCAGTGATAGGGTGTATATTTTGATTCTGGTGACATACGGTTCATTCCCTGTATGGTCAAATTGTCGTAGATCTGTTTATCAATTTTGCGGTCTACCTTATTTACAGAGGTCGAATATTCTAATTGAGGGAAGGTGTTAGCAAAGGGTTCGCTCCATCCTGAAAAGATACTGCCCCATCCTGAAAAGATATTGCATTTTCTTGTTGGTGGTGCACGTGTAGAATTTAGTTGATCCATCACACCTGGAGACATGCCAAATTCCTCTACACTTGTGGATGCTAATTGGTCGAATACAGCGGAGGTTACAAAAAACCCTTCATCCCGCATGTCTCTCGTGCAATACAAAATCAAAATAAGCGCAGTGATGCAAAATACAAAATAATTTAGGCCAAATATAGATCTCATTTCTATCTTATGATGCGATTATTTGGATGATAGTACAACTATATCCGTATCCTCTATAAATGCATGCAGTTGCATATCCATTGTTTCCATTCTTTGTTCAACTTTTTCCAGTTGAAGAAGAATATATTGCATTTCGGTTCGACTTCCATTGACTTGTATTTGTAATTGTTCGCATCGATGATCTACTTCGGAGCATTTGCTCTGAAGGGTGCTATAACTTGCATCGGCTGTCGCACATTTCTGCTCTAACACAATTACTCTTTCTTGTAATTGTGATTGCTCTGTCATGAACCACCATCCCTCCGTACACTGTGACATGGTTATTCCCATTTCTCTGTATCTTCATAAAAAATAGAGAATAACCGCACATCGTCCATGCTCCATTTTTAACGGGGTATGGGCCGAGGATAAAATGGTAAAAAAGAAAATGACCGCTAAGAAATGACTTCATGGGCCAATCGAAATATTCTCCAAAAGAGAAATATTTCTCAGATCCCCTCCGAGTTGCGCCCGCAGATTCTTCCGCGATTTCAACAACCACAAGTGATCTTATCGGAAACATTTCAGCAAAAAATGGAAAAAAAGGAAAATGAAATTATCTATCCGGATAAGGGTCTCATTCAAGATTCTCAGACCTATTCTACTCGAAAAATAGAGACAAAGCCTTCTCCTCTTGCAACACTACTCGTTCATAATGATAAATCATATGTGTTTGTCATCTTACGAAATCTAAAAATAGTAAAGGATAATGATCTATGGATTTCTTCCTATAATTCAATTCGCAAATACTATACCAATCCTATTGTGATTATTGATGATAATTCCACAATTAATACAGTAAATGGTCGTTTGACAGATACGGAAGTAATTAAGAGTGAATGGAAGGGGGCAGGAGAGATTCTTCCTTATTATTATTTTTTGAAGGAGAAATGGGCGGATCGTATGATCTTTCTGCATGATAGCATGTTTCTTAACCGTCCATTTCAGCCTTCCGAATTAGAGGGACCTATTCGCTTTCACTGGCATTTTGATCATGCCGATGTACGCAAGGATCGTAAGATTTCAACCTTTTTATCCTTGCTACCTCAGTCGAAAGAGGTTATTGATGAATTTTCCAAGTCCGAATTTATTTGGAAAGGATGCTTTGGTGGAACCTGTATCGTTGACTTAGAAGTGGTAGAACAATTGGAAGAAAAATACGAATTCTTTTCTAAACTGATACCCGCTATTCGAACTCGAAATGACCGTGAAACCTTTGAGCGCGTACTGGGTATCATAGTATATTATGAGCGTCTAACAGATGCTTCTCCTCCATCCAATTTTGGTAGCATTTTAGCATATCCAAAGGCATTTGAGTCTCAGAATAATAATATCGAAACCGCCGCACATATTGTATCACAAGCAAATTATAATACATCTATTCTTAAAGTCTGGAGAGGGCGATAAACGGAATCTAAAGATTTGTCTGGATTATAATCTAATGACTGCAATTTCTTGTCTGGAATATATTGATGCAATTCTTTACATCAATTTAGATCATCGATCGGATCGTATGGACCATGTCTTGCAGGAAATTAGAAAGATCGATCCTACTTTATCAAAATCGCATCGAATTAACGCAGAATATGTCCCAGAGCATGGCGCGTTGGGTTGTACCAAAAGTCACATTAAAGCATTGCAACTATTTATGAAACATCCTGAGTGGAAAAACTGTTTGATTCTGGAAGATGACTTTACATTTGTATCGAGTTTGCCTGAAGAGGTAAATCAACAGATTGTGGATCTCTTTCAAGGATGCCCTACTTATGATATTCTTATGCTAGCGCATGGAATATATTCATTTTCTGCACAACCCACCTCTTCTCCCTTCATTCAGCGAATTTTGTCTGCACAGACAACATCAGGATATATTCTTCATCGAGACTATCTTCCCACTTTGCTCCATAATTTTCAAGAAAGTTGTGAAAATCTTGAAAAAAATGGAAAATCATCGTGGGGATGTCTTGATATGCACTGGAAACGACTACAGCCCCAAGGAAAATGGTTTGCTTATCATACACGGATAGGATATCAGTATGAATCCTATTCTGATGTTGAGAATTATGTTGCAAACTATCGATGTTAGTTTCCAAAGTACTGATCCCAAAATGGCGTATAGTGAATAGTAGGGTCGATTGTATAAAAATGGTCTTGTTTCTTTTGGTATATTAAATCATTGCATTCGCGAATGGTTCGAAAAGGATAGGCATGTTTATAGTCCTGTAAGCGTTGTTCAACCGTTGTTTCACCATTTTTATAGAGATATATGATCGGCAGCTGTGTAATCATGGCTAAACTTAATGTATAACTATAGGTCTCTATGCAAATACTTGCTTCGATTAGCACATTTGGTTGATGGATACACAATAGGGTATTTAATTCATTTATATTTTTATATGGATAACTTTTAATCGAAGGACATGAACCAAATGCAATCAAATGAATGGTCGGATTATTTTTATAATAGGTGGCAATCTTTTCCATTATTTTTGATCCTTTTATTTCGGTGATGTTTCCAATAATTCCAACAACAATCTTTTCATTGGAAGTTGTGATCCGCTTTTCTGATTTTGTATAATCAGGTAAGGGGGTTGAAATAATGGTTTGATGCGGCTTTATATAATGGTCAATCATATTCATATTCGCAGGATGCTGAATAATAATGCTATGATACTTATGCAAATGAGGCGGTGCACATTTATATAATTGTGGAATATCCTTACATAGGAGGTGATGATGTGTTTGATGGTTCATAATCATATAATAATCGTGTGTAATGGTAGTAATCGGTATGGATAATTGAAAAATAGCATCAATCAATGCAGGTTTATGGCCGACAAAATGATTGACAAATATTTTTTTGATATGGGTTTTGTTACTCTTCAGCCATGAAATGGCGGCCTGCTCAGGTTTGCGAAATAACTCATTGCTATCATTTACTGTGCATGTTATCATATTATCGATGTTTCGCATAATGATAAATGTATTATTGTATTTGTATCGTTGAAGAATGGATTGTAAGAAAAATTGTACTCCACCTCCAAAATTTGGAAAATCAATAATAAGAATGAATGAATCAAGATTCTGTTGTTCGGGGCGTGAAATGGATTTTGCTGCGCTTTCCATATCATGGTGTTGAAACGGTTGAATTTGATTGTATACATAAACCGGATCAAATGGTGGGGCTACTAGTAGCGCCGCGTCTTCTTGATTCGACATGATTGATCATGGGAATGATTTAAAATGAGATAGAGAAAACGCGTCTATTTTCTAAAAATAAGTTCTGATACGGAGATAGCCTGCTGATCGTTCATCTGCTATCAGTTGGTTGACCGCTGATAGCTCAATTGGTAGAGCGGAGGACTGTAGTCGTTTGGTTGGATATCCTCAGGTCGCTGGTTCGATTCCGGCTCAGCGGAGTTCCTATTTGAATGATTTATAAATGATTCAAATAAGAACAATTACTGATTTATGTAGAACAGCATGTATACATTATACCTGCCTGTGGATTTCCTACACAGCCCGTTCCTTGGTAGGTGCAGACTTGATTCGTAAAATAGTAATTAGGCCCGAGCTGATTCGCGCAATAGTTACACATCCACGCGCATCCTGTGCCAGCGCTAACGCTAAAGCTGACACACCCATTCTCGACTGCCGTCGCATGTAGAGGCGTCAGTGTGGCAAGGCCGCGGCCATTGCACTCTTGAGCTTGGATGAGAGCAAATAGCGAGAGAAGAAGAAATAGAGCACGCATTCTATGTAAGATAGGAGGAAGATCCTTTAAATTCTACATTTCGTTTTAATACATCATTTTATTGTACATACACTATCTTTATAGTAATTACTTGGACAATTATCAAGTGGCTGTCCGGCTACTTATATCTAATAAACTAATTTAGTAGATATAATATATATGTCACAACCATATGCTGCACCAATAACAACTATTTGTTCTTCCAATACTTCTCCTAATACAATTACTATCAATATAACACCCTATACCGCATTCACTGCAACAAATTATAATCTTCGAACCTATACAAATAATGTGCTAACATCCACCTCTAGCGCGGCATATTCACCTAATCAGATTGTAGTTAATGATCTATCCTATCTAAATGTATATACCTTTCAAGTACAATTATTTAATAGTACTGATTCTTCAGAATTCAGCATAAAAAATGAGAATATTCCAGTCTATCCCGTTGGACCTACTATTATAAGTAGATCCAATATTACAAGTACATCCGTTCAAGTATTTTATAATACTTATTCTATAACTGGAGCAACATGTATTATCAATATACCAGGTATTAGTTATAATAGTCTAACCGATACATCTGTCATTCTTACTGGCTTAACTCCAAATACACCCTATACGAGTCTTACCATACTATTTAGAAAAACAATAAATGATATTGTTATTGATAGTTCTCCATCCACTGTCACACCCTCCTTTACTACAAATGGAATTGCTCCTGTGGTACTGTCCTCTAATGCGTCAAGTGCAACAAACGCGACCCTTATAATTACTAATTATTCTTCGGCAACTCCAGGACAATTCACATTTGACAGTGCCACTGTAGTCGCGTCAGGTGCAACTCCAACCATTGTGTCAATTACCCAACCAAATACAATATACATTGGTAATTTAGCTGCAGCAACTATCTATAATGATTGTACACTAACACTTACTGCTTCAGGAGTAAGCTCAGATCCAAGTACACCTTTTACCATTAAAACCTTATCACTTAAACCAACTTTGTTACAGCAGACTAGTTCAACTTTCGAAACCATTACTCTAACATTTACGAAGCCTGTCGCTCCGTTTGGCACAACACAATCAATAAAAGTATTTTATTCAACTGGAGAATTTCCTAATGTTACACTGGTAGATGAAGGAACAGTACGAATAAACAACTTATATTCGGGTCAAACTTACTCTGATGTGTATATTACAGTATTCGATGGTACATTTACAAGTATGCCGTCTGATAAAGTAGGATCCATATCAACCGCCTCTACTGCACCCACTGTAAATTCTGCTACACCTGGAGGAAATAGTGTAACAATTACATATGCTGCTTATAGCACTACATCACAGCCAGCAGATCCATTTAATCCATCAAGTGGCACATTATATGATAGTAGTGGAAACCCACTTGGCACTGCTTCCGCAACAACTACACAAATGGTAGTAGGTGGTTTATCACCAAGTATCACTTATACAAATTCTTATATCATATTAACAGATGGATCAAATAAGAGTAGCCGAGGCGCTGTACCTTCTTTTACACCATTGGCGATCCCTATTTATACAAGCCATTATGTACAGGACGGCTTTGAATTCTCTAGTATATCTGTAGATTATCAAGAATTTACAGCGTTTGTTCCAACTGGCGCACGCAGTAGCTTATATTATATAGACAGCAGCGGCAATTCTGTTGAGAAGGAGGGACAAGATCCAGTAACCCAGCCTGAAGCTTTTGTGATTTTTCCTGGCATACCAGCCAGCAGGCCAGGACAATTATTTTCTAATTGTTATATCATATTACGTAATGCAGCTAAAACAAGTGCTCCAAGTGAACCGCGATTTCAATTTATCGCATAGAAACCCCATTATTGTAATCAAATGACTCCATGTGGATTCAATTCAGGATTAAACATACTATAAAAATAAGTGGAATGATGTATTATACACAATATGGAAGTAGATTTTTTTCTTTATCATTTTGTTTTTGAAAATCGTGTAGAGTGCAGCATGAATGATCTGTATTTGCTTGATCTACTTTGAAGTGAATCATTTCGGTATTATGTTGAACATTCCATCTTCCAAGTGTAGGGCGAACAATCTCTGATGAAATAAATCGATGGACATATTTGGAAACGATTTCTTTCATATGCTGCATGGTTGTATGTTATAATTATGATATGATTATATCAATTTTATAATATATTATGAACTACATAAGACCATTACAATGATTACAACAACGACACAAAAGATAAAGATAAGATAACGAAGAATGGCCCTATTGTGTAGCTCTTCAATTACATTTGCATCGATAGGTCTCTCAATCTTCTCATTGATATCTTTCATACACAAAGGACATCGTGCATTAATAATGATCCAATTCTCTATGCACTGCTTATGATAGCCATGTTGACACTCTAATTCTCTCCATTCTATCTCTGCCTCATCTAAACAAATAATGCACTCTCTCTTTTCTATCTCTTGAGGTGCTTCACTTCGTACTTCACTTCGTACTTCCATTCTTATTATATGATAAATCAATCTATATTTTCAATTTTACACACATATTCACTCTGCAAATCTAATGATTCATAGATCGCATTTGTCGTAGCATTGTTTGGAAAGCCGGCATCTGCTATTTTACATTCTGTCCCGCCAACAATCCTCATCTCTTTCGATGCTCTTGCTGGGATAAGCATATACTTCTTTTCATCGGGACGATATCCAGCAACAACACCATATGTTCCCATACTTTTTCTAAGTAACGACCACTCAAATGACATTACTTTTGTGCCAATCGGATATATATCTGACATTGTTATACGTTATGTATTATGTAAATGTTTGTCAAATTTATTATTCCAATATGAAATATAATAGAATAATAGGAAGGATATGAGTTCAGATTCATTATCTCTTAAAAAAGAGCCATTTGTGGTGACACCTGCCACAAAAGCCTATCTCATTCGCGGACATGGATCAGAAGGAGATACCAAATTTAGAGTTCCAAAGAATTGCATCATTGTTGTGAAAGTAAAATCAGGCGCGATCAGTTATGAACATAGTGAGCTTACCAACAAATTATGTGAACTGACTCCTACCATTTTAAAAGATCCAGTACAACATCATGCCGAAATATACAACGCATTTGGGAATGTTGCTATTTATACGCCTGGACACATGTGTCCTAATTTCATATTATATCCATTAAGCTGTTTTCCGGGTAAAAAACCTTATCGTCGATGTTCTTCTTTTGGATCAGGCATCATTGATATTGATCCTTTTTTAGATGATCCTACAAAACAATGCAACTCCCTTGACTATAAAAAAGAGCTTCATTATGAAAAAGATAGATTACGATTTAAAGATGTAGAAAAAGGAAAGTTGAAAGATATTTACAAATACATTGGTGATTTATACGAACATAGTGCATATCCTCTTCCCGATGATGTATTAAATTACATAGATGATCTGACGGATAAAGATGTTACTTCATTTCATGATATATTGAATGAGATCAACGATCGGTTTCGTATAACACAAAAAGAATTATGTAAAAGCAAGCCAGGAGTCTATTATAATTTTGTATGTCGTAACAACTCAGTGACTAACAAATTATTTACTCGTAGGAATAATAATACACCCCATGTCTTACGCAATAGTATTGAATCTGTTTTATCTACCATTTCTAAAGAGGAAGCAAAAGAAAAAGAAGAATTACATAAGGAACAAAAGAAATTAAATGAAATACTTGCTGCATTCGAAAAAGCACAAAATGAATACATGACAAATGAAGCGGCATTTGAAAAACGGAAGGCCCGTCATGCAAATGAGTATGCAAATGAGTATGCCAATGAATTACAAGCCATGGAACTAAAACAAAAAGAAAGAAATACAAATGCATTGTATCGCACATATGAATCACAACGGATCGCGGTAGAAGAAGCGAAAAAAATGTTACGATCAAAACGAATCGCACAAACCCTAAAGAATCATATTGGAGAAGCAGAAATACAGAGAAAGCCAGGTATGCGACATATCTATACTCCATCCTACATCAAAAAGCGGCGACAAAATGAATATCGTGATCTGGAACGCCAACTCATTGAAAATCAAACCGTGCTCGAAGAATATAGGAAAAAAATCGAAGAAATTCAAGGTCTATGTTCTGTTTCTAATGGGTCGGCATGTAAGCAAAAAGATGAATTAATGGCAACCTATCAGGGAACAATTGATGCAATCGAGAATAGATTGCGCAATGCCAAGCGAACACATTCATTTTTAAAAAAACAAATGCGATCCGTTTCTGGTGGATATACTCATAAGCGCGTTTCTAAAAGGTCATAAATGATTTATTTGACAGGATACATCATTTCACCGAGTCCCATCGGATACAGCGCATGTTCGTAATAGAGCGCTTTGAATTCCTTATACTGCCTTTTGGCTAACTCTACTGCTGCCTTTGCTTCTTCTGTATTTGCTCGTTTCTTTGTTAAATCCTTAAAATGTTGCTTGATCCATGCAATGGTTTGTTTATGTTCCTTCGGCATCTGATGATCCAAATAGTCATGTACTTTATTCATTACTTCCATATAAGGGATGGCATGATTAAGTTTCACTTCAATTTCAACGCCATCTACAAACTTAGAAAAAACATAATTCACACCTGGCTGCCCCTCATTTCGAATGTCTGCAAAGTCGTACCCATAATTACCGCATTTTGTTGCCAAAATAAGTAGTTTTCGTAGATCCATATCAGGAACAGGAATATTAAAATCAAGATCGGAGTCTCCCAGTATGTTTGTTCCAGCCGTAAAACTACTGGCGGGGATTGGATCAATGTCTAACATCTTTTTAATTTCGGGTTTCACTTTATGTTGGACTTTCTGTAATTTCTCATCCTCTGGTTTCCGTTTCTCGATGTATTGTTTAATTTGTTCGTGATCGCGGCCCCATACAAATTGAAGAAGATCTACAAAACTTTCATGGATTCCTTTTATGCGATTCTTGGTTGTCATGCGCGCTGCCTTTGAATGATATTCGCGATAGTCTACTATAACAACTTCTCCAATAAATTTCCATTTGTCATCTTGTCGGTTAGCGCTCATTTTCTATGTAGATTGGCGATATTTCTTGATTCGTTGCGCAGCCATAAATTTGCTGCACTGGTTTTTTAATTCTTGAAGATGGTCACGATTCTTCTCCAAAGACTCTACAAAGGCAGACCATCGCTTCATCCATTTTGGATCATTTGCATTTTCTCCTGTATGGGCCTCGGTGTGCGCCTTGAATTTCTCCAACTTTCCCTCCAGAAATGCTTTTGCTACCGTAATCGCAGGCCAGATCTCTCGGTCTTCTTTCTCCACAATATCCTTTGCACATAACTGATTGTGACGAATTCGTCTGAGATTTTCGACAAATGCCTTAATAATCGGCTCCGCTTCTTTATTGCCTTTGACGGATCCAACAAATGCCATCCAGTCTTTCTCCCAATCGGGAAAGTTCGACATGTCATTATTCTGCTCACAGTATGCCTTGTATTCATTTTCTCGATGACTCTGAATAAATTCATTGATCTGTTTGGTTTTCCATTGCTTGGGTACTACCTCTTTCTTCTGTAATTGTTGTTGAATCTCCAGTGGAATAGGTTCTTGCGGAATAATGATTTCGTTTAGAGGCTTATATTCCAGAGAGACCGTTTCTTGCGTTTCAGGATGTTCTACTTTGATTCGTGCTTCAAACTTTGATGTTCGAATCGGAATTTGTTTGGAAGAGATGAAAGTCGTTAATTCGGCATAATTCATATGCGATGCGCATTGTAGGATTGACTCATAGGTTCGATCTCTTTTCATCAAATTACAATGTCCGCAACATGGCTTACAATTTTCGAGCAAATATCCCTTTATATTATCCTGGCGATCCATTCCATTATTTCCTATTTGACCGCAGAGATAACATGGTTGTTTGACAATTTCTGAAAATTCTATTTCCGATAGTTCAAAGGAGATATTGCGCGAATTTGCGCTCTTTGAATAGGCTTTATAGGATGGAATCGTTTTAGACAGATAGGTGATCCATTTTTCCAGTAACTCAGGCGAAATGGGTTGTTGTTTGGTTTGATATAAATGAATCGCCTGCATCTTATCAATGAATTCTTGTGGATGTTGCGAACCTTTTAGGACATTACAGGCTTCGCAGCAGGGAACCACATTCTCTTCGATGTATCCTTTTTGATTATCGATACGATCGAGTCCATTGACTTCCCCCGCCTTTTGATGATTACAGTAGAAGCACGGTTTCACGATCAATTCTTGAAAGTGAGTTTTAGAAAGTAAGAAATCAATACCGCGCTTCTTGGCTCCTTTGACATAATGATTCCAGATGACATGTTTATTGGTACATGCCTCTGCTTTGTAGTTTCGCTCTCTTTTGGGTCGTTTGCTTTCTTGTGCTTGTAACTTTGTATAACATGGAACGCATCTTCGAAGATGTTTCTCATGCTTTCCTTTCGCTCGTATCTCTTCTGTTAGTGTTCGACCACAATCCAAACAGAGATTCGGATCCTGTCGTTTCTTATCATTTGCTTTTCGGTCATTGATTCGGGCCTTATGAAGGCAATGCGCGCATTTTGCTTGATGATCTTCCAGAATGGTATAACAACCGCGTGCAATGTCACAATACTTGATGTTTTCCTTCTCGGCTTTATCCATGATGGCCTGGCGTTTGTGCTTGGAACAGTATTGCTCGGTTGTGTTTTTACCACAGAGTTCGCCTTTTCTTGCGCCTTGCTGGATGGGGGCCTGACAGGACATTCTTGTATATGCCGTAGAAGATAAGATGCGGGCCGGTCAATTTTTGGTGCGTTCGGGGTTACAAAAAAAGTTTCTCACCAAGACTCTTGAAATAATATTCTTTATATGGAATGGGTTTATCTAAGACTTTTGCGAGGGACTTTTGGCTAATCCCTGCTCGTGCGGTACAATCGAATTTACTTGCAAATTCTGTGAGAAGAGTATGATTTGCATCATATTGCCCAATTCCGTCATGATAGAGTAGAACATTTCCATGTCGTGCTTGAAATTGATTCTTTAGTAAAGCATCGCATTCCTCATAGAGCTGGTAATAATATCCATCTTTTATGGTATGATTCTTCACAGCATTGTCTAAGGATGCGATGGAGGGATACTGGTTACACTGTGCTGCAGTTTTACGATCGAGATATACATGAAGAATCTCTGTTTGTTCCTGATTCACTTTTGCAACATATCCATTCTTTTGAACTTTTGTGACTTTAGTAGGTTCAAGAGTCTGAATAGCATGTGGATCAAGTTCGCGATTTACCAATTGCCAACGAAATCCACGATATACTGTATTTTCTCGAACGGCTTTATTAATGCTTGGTCGTTTCATTGCATGATCTTCCTTCATACATTCAGTTACCGATTCATAGACATGAAGAATTTGTAGCGTTTCTGGGTGAATCTTCTGAAGGCGAGGACCAAGATGCGGATCTGGTTGAGAGCATGCTGTTACTGTTTTGGTTTGCATTGCGTTGAGTCTGGATAGGATTTCTTTGTTGTTAGTTTCTAGAGTCTGAACTTTTTGAAGAAGCAATTGAAGGAGTGTGGTATCATGTGTAGACAGGTGTAGGGATGATTGTGTCCCCGCACGCAACTGTTCATTCTCGAGTTTCAGGCGTTCATTTTCTAAAACTGGATTATTAAAAGAAATCATACCTGTCTCAATAATCTGAAGAAGACGTTGATAAGTTAGCTCTCCACCCATCAAAAATAATTCATGTTCTTTTTCATGTCCCTCCAGATTCTTCACTTGATGAGGATGGATTTCAGAATGGTGATGAAGGTATTTTTCAAATCCAGCTGAATCATGAACTGGAAAGCATTCTAAAATTAGGACTTGATTTCCATATTTTTGCTTAAATTCACTAAAACGATTCTTAATTCCCTTTCGCGATTCGCCAATTTTAATAATGTATTTTCCATGGTCGCATTGCTTGATTCGAACAATATAAACAAGAGATCCTGTGATGTGTCCATATTCTTTCAGAAGAATACGATGTTTTTCAAGTTCAGGAGTAATGCGTAGTTCCTCTGTTTTTTGATCCAATAGACGTTTTTGCTCCTCCATTTTTTGTTTCAGTTCTGTCCCTTCTTCTTCTATGACTTCATGCAATACTTCTTCCATCTTCATATAATACTCGTGAATTTCAGACGCCTTCTTAGTTTGCGCTTTGAGACATAATGATTTAAAGCATTTGATGGTCATCATGATTTTTTTGATATTTTGACCGCCCCATTTTTCATCATCAGATCTCGCTCCTGAAGGCGCAGGAGCGAGATTAATATAATCAATCTTCTCTGTAAATTGCTTATTTAGTACGATACTTGCATTATATTTCTTATTAAACCCCAACCATTTCCATACATTATCCAAATCGACTATAAAATCCTTCTTTGTATCATAATTCAAATAACAATAAAAACTTCCAATGAATAACTGCTGCTCCGTATCTGAGAAGTTTGTTTTGATTTTATCCAATAATTTTACATTATATGTATGTGTAAGCTTAGAAATCGGGTGATTTTCAATCAGTTCTATAATATTGAGTTCTGACATACTGTTCCTAAATATAGATAGTATTAGGTCTTTATACTTGTTTTCGCTTTCCGGATACGAAAACGAGGTTTGCTTTTAAAATGCATACTTTATCTCACCGCCACACATGTTGTAACGATATATTCGCTTTCTCGGCCAAGAAAGCGATGTTGTTATGTACTTCCTATATATTTTTTATGTACCGATCATCGGAATTAAAAAATATATTGATTTTTATTAATTTTTCAATTGTAATACAAAATGTAATACAATAACCAAGCAAAAGTGCTTAGTTGCTATAAGCAAGACCACCCCAAGTGATCATTCCCTCCATGTTTCCAAGGAGGCTGGACTGTACCTTAGGCAATCTCAGGTTGATTAGACCTTCATTGATTACCGATGCCTTTGCAGTCTCTGAAACGGTTCCATTGCCTATCATAGCGGCGTTAGGAACTCGCCTGCGGATTGCCCAATCCTTTGCGTTTTTACTGTGTCCGAGGTCATTACCCTGGATTCTCTTAGATGTTTCCAAAAAAGAGTAGTAGCAAAGGTTGTAAGGGGTTTCCCGCAACCAGGTCATCTTGCAGTCTTGGATCTCTCCAAAACCACTAGCTAGTCATACTGTTTGCCCCTGCTTGTTGGCAGGGCAGCTAGCTCTTGAGCACAGGTGATTTGCTAATGCAAATCCGTACAGTAACGCAGCGCAAGCGTTTAGTACGAAGTTAATGCCCGACATAATACGAAGAACGTTGTAGTTGGTGGCGTACACGCGAACAGTCGACGACAGGTTAGTGCCGACGGCGTTGTTCGAGACAGTCAACAGCAGCGTGGTGTTGTCAATACGCGACAAGTTGCATGTTCCCGAGGGTTGGTGCTGCTCTGGCTGGAGAGCGAACGAGTACACGTTGATGCCAACCGCTGGGATGTTGGTGTGGTGCTGGTACGGCTGGACCCAGTTGAAGTAGTTGCCGTCGCGAACCTGGAAGCGGTCGTGGCCGTTGAGCTGAAGGAGACCCGTGATGGTCGGGTTCTTGCCGGCCATACCCTCGACACGAGTGACGGAGTAACCCGACTCGAGCACGCAGCGGTCCCACCAGTCCGAGTAGTTGAACGGCTGCTGACCCTTCCACGGGTTGATGATGTTGTCGTCGCACGACACGAACGAGTCGCGCTGAACGACCCAGACAAGCTCCTTGCATGGGTGGTTGAAGTTCAGCTTGAGCTTGTTGGCCGACGAGGTGATCGACTCACCGCCCGTGAACTGCAGAACATCGATGAGGTACTCGTGCGAGACCTGGGCGAACTTGCGGCGCTCGTCCGTGTCGAGGTAGATGTAGTCGACATAGAGCGAGGCGGCGGCGAGACCGCACTGGCCGACGCGGTTGCGGATCGCGTGGGGGTCCGAGGAGTTCGAGTAATCCCAGCAGACATTGTTGAGGGTGTTGAACTCGAGGTTGATGCGGACCTCATGGTACTGGAGGGCGATCAGCGGCAGAGCAAGACCTGGGTTGCGGCAGAACCAGAACTGGAGCGGGATGTACAGGGTGTACATCGGCGAGCACGAGGTGATGACCTCCGAAGTGAGGGGCTCACCGCCATAGCAGTCGTTGTCGCAAGTCGAGCCACCCTGGTACAGGAGGTTCGTGAGCTCGGGCACATTGCCAACCATCTTGGCATAACCGGCCTGCTTGCCAGCCTCCTGAGTGAGCTCGTTCCAAATGTGAAGCCAGTCACCGTACTGCTTGTCAATGCGCTGACCACCGATCTCAATCTCAACATAATCGATGATGTTGTGACCGATCCAGTTGAGCCAACGGAACTGAGCGCCAGAACCGTCCGTCGACTGGAGCTGCACCTGAGGCAGGGTAGCCTGGAGGTACATGCGGTGAATGAGATCACCGTTGCGCTGGATGGTGCAGGTGACCTTCTTGCCGAAGTTCGGGGCGCCGTTAAACGGGTTCTCGATGGACTCCATGGCGAAGTTGGTGTGGCGGCGGTACACCACCTTGAAGAAAGTGATCTGCGGGTTGCCAGTCAGGTACACGTCCTGGGCGCCGTACGCTACAAGTTGCATTAATCCGCCCCCTGTCATGGTAGTTTTATACTTAGAGAATACAAAAAAATTTTGGGAAAACACATTTTTTGAAAAATGGCCGGGATGATTTTCAATCTTAACATTTTATTTTTATGAAGTATGTATCATATCAAATATATATCTTCGAAATTATAACTACAAAATAAAATTTGATTTATGAAAATCATAAAACTAAGTTAGTAATGGCAGAGGAGAAACCTAAATATATTCGTAAAAAATGCGAACATGGTAGATATTCATTTCAATGTAAAGATTGTAAGGGATGTTGTATTTGCGAACATGAAACAAATAAATATTCATGTAAAAAATGTAGTGGGAAAGGAATTTGCAAACATAATCGAATTAAACAAAACTGTATAGATTGCCATGGTGCAAGTATATGTGATCATAACAAGCGCCGTAATCGATGTATAGAATGCAAAGGTGGTAGTATATGTCCTCATCAAAAACTAAAAAGTAGATGCATGGAATGTAATGGAAATGACCTATGTGAACACTCTAAACGAAAAGAGTACTGTATAGAATGTCAAGGAAATAGTATATGTCAACATCAATTACGAAAAAGTCGCTGTGTAGAATGCGTTGGATCTGAATTGTGCATTCACCGCAATAATAAATATATATGTGTAACATGCGGCAGTAAAAATATATGCGATCATAATAAAATACGCGATCAATGTGTAGAATGTAAAGGTAATCTCATTTGTGAACATGGAAAACGAAAATCAATCTGTAAAGAATGCGATGGTAGTTATATATGCCCTCATGATAAACAAAAGAACCAGTGCATCATTTGTACCCCCTCCAGTGCCTGTCAGCATTGCAAAGCCATTTCAATTATCGGATCCCAATGGAAACCCTACTGTTTTCGATGCTACTGTGTATTACATCCAGATGCAATAATCCCTCGAAAATATAAGTTAAAAGAGCACCATGTTGTTGACTATCTTAAAAAACACTTTCAAGATACATTTACCATGCGATTTGATAAAATCGTAGAAGGGGGGTGTTCGCGACGCCGACCCGATGTCTTCATTGATTTTGGATCGCATTGTCTTGTGATTGAAATTGATGAGAATCGACATGTAAATTATACATGTGAAGAGAAACGCATGATAGAATTATATGAGGATATTGGATTTCGAAAGATTGTCTTTCTTCGAATGAATCCCGATCAATACAAAGAGGGAAATCATAAGCATCCTTCGCCTTTTCGTTATACTCATGCAGGAATCCTCCATCTAGAAGAAACTGAATTTGATCGGCGTATGCAGCATGTTGTTGAGCGCACCCATGTTTATCAACATGAACCCTCTGAACCCATTACGATTGAATATCTGTTTTATGGATCATAAACTCATACCGTACGCATTTTTCACAGAATTTAAACGCAGTTCACACGCAATCATCCATTGATAACAGGAGGGGTTTAAAACCACCCCACACATACCGTATAAGTACATTTGATGAGTGACAGTGCATTTTTCAAAGTAAAGAGTTCGAAGCGAAGTAACCCAGAAGCTCGTACCACGCTCGATGCCATTCACAATCAGAAAGTTCAAACCATGTTGGAAGAAAAAGATAACATTGAAAGATACAAAGAGGAATTATCACACCTTCAAAAGAAGATCAAAGAGGCCACAACGGATATGGAAAGCTGGAGATGGGAGCGCGATGCGGAATTGTTAGAGAAGCGGATTCAGTCTATTGAAAATGGAACAGAGGTAATGGATTATTATCTTCGAACAGGTGATATTCTGTATAATTATTACGACATTCAGGACCAAATTCAACAGGGAACTGCGACATTTACATCGAATAAAGCGAAACCTGGATCCATTTTAGCCATTTTGGAGGAAGTTGCTCAAGAGAAAACGCTTGATAGTGTGCTTGATTCTTTTCAGCTGGATTCCAGCAATGATGGATCGGAACCTGCGCCCTCCAATGAGAAAAAGAGCTTTCAGCGTCACCAGCTTCTCAATGAATATTTGCATTTGGAGGATCCCGCTATGGGCCGAAGCAACCAGGATGAATATGATGATCCTTGGACTTTATGCGAGCGCTGTGGAAATGAAATGAATATGTGTTTAAATGAGGCCAATCTCACATGCGCAAAATGCGGACACCAGGAATTCATTTTGGTCGACAGTGACAAGCCATCCTACAAGGACCCCCCTCGAGAGATTTGTTATTATGCCTATAAGAAAATTAATCATTTTAATGAATGGCTCGCCCAGTTTCAGGCCAAGGAAAGTACCGAAATTCCCGCCGATATTTACGATGAGATCTTGATTCAACTTAAGAAAGAACGCATCACCAACATGGGATCTCTCAAGCCCACGAAGTTGCGTGAAATTCTTCGAAAGATGAAATGCTCGAAATATTACGAACACATTCCTCACATTATTAATCGGCTCAATGGACAAAATGCGCCGTTCATGTCGCGCGAAGACGAGGAGAAACTGCGCCATATGTTTCGGGAAATTCAGCCGTCGTTTAAGAAGCATTGCCCGAAGGGCCGGCGCAACTTTTTGTCGTATGGGTATGTCCTTTATAAATTTTGCGAATTGCTGGAGATGGATGAGTATCTGGCCTGCTTTCCGTTGCTCAAAAATCGCGATAAGTTGTATTTGCAGGACAAGACATGGGAGCAGATCTGTTCTGATATGAAATGGGGGTATATTCGTACAGTCTAGACGGTACAATTGTGGATTATGAATGCGGTGTTAATACAAATATCGACTACAATGTAGAAATTTGTATTAATTTGAAAAAGCTATTAGAAAAAGAATAGGGCCTACAAAATAATTCCCTCCTACAACAAATGGCGACCGTGGCCTCCGAATTTATGTACCACTTGGTGGTGAATAACATTGCACCGATTATGGCTTCGAGCCTAACGGGTATCTACACCTCTTATTTTTCAGGAGGAAACCGACCCACCCCGACGCTGGTTCGGTCTGATACCGATGATGAGCGCGAACTCGATCAGTTACAAATGGATCGCATGCTAAAATGGATGGGGCTCATTTTTGAGGATTCTTTTGAAATGATTGAGACTCGTGAGCCCTCTACTCCGCAGCCTCCAATGGATGAAACACATAAAGCGTACAAGAAAGAACTCTATAGCATCTACATGACAATCGGTTCGGATTACAAACAGTATCAGCACTGGAAACAATATAATTCAAACATTTGGGTTTTTTCATCGTATCGCAACAAAAATACAAAGGCAATCGCGAAAAAGATTTTGGCGGATGTCCGTCTTTTTCACGAGGGTCTTAAAATGTTTTCCATGTTTGAGAAATTATAATCAGCATAAAATTGATATCAGTAATTGTTGGATGTAATTCGTACCATGCAATCTCATCTCCGTTATTTGAAGGATCAGATGTTCCATATTAGGCACCGACCCACTCTCTTTGAATACTATGCAGCCATCCATTTAACCAAACAGCACAACCGTCCCTTTTATGTCTATGAGGATCTTCCTCTGAGCCATAAACGAAATGCTGGATTCCCTTTGACGGATAAAGGAATTGATTTAATCGACGAATGTTTTCAGCATATCGTTCAAGTGAAATATTATGGTCCTCATAAGAAAATTCATTATGGTCAGCTGGCGACTTTTCTGGCGACTCCTTTGCTCGTAGGCCGACGAGATCTGTCCTTGACCCTGGTGCGAACGAATAACTGCAAGATTCATTCGGACATTCAGAACATCATTCGGCGAGGAGACTTAACGGACTTGACGCTTTGTCCCGCGGCGTTTCTTCGATCGACACGATGATTTACGCAATGAGCGGCGTTTACCACCTTTAAAGGAATTTCGATGGGCCCGTTCTTTCTCATTTCGTTCTTTTTGTATTTGTATTGCGTTTAGCGGCGGGGGAGATTGATTTTTTCGTAGTGCCTCTTTTATAGCTTCATCAGATGGGCCAAAAGAAGACTCTAATGAACTAAACCAACTTCCCATTCTACTATTTCATACGATTTTAAACATATACTGTAATTATCATAAATAATAGGACATCTATTCAATATGATAGTCATTTTGATGTAAACCGGATTTACATGCGGGCAGGGAAGCCGACGAGGTTGGCTCCTAGTCCAAAACCTGCGCCTTGTCTAGCCGTAACTCCCACGCTCGGGCTCACAGCGTCCAGGATGGCAAACACAACGGCGGCGAGGACAGCGAGGGTGGCGACCTCATCCATCGGGAGGGCCTTCTTGGGGATAAAGATAGCCGCGGCGGCAATCACGAGACCCTCGATCAGATACTTAATAACGCGGTTAACAATTTCAGCAAATCCGTAGCCCATCATGTTTCTATATTCAGTCTCAAGAAAAAAACTCATCTGAACTCGGATGGCTCCAGACAGGGTAATGAGTTTAAAGCATAGCAACACAGAGAATCATAGAGATGAGCGACACCAATAAACCCGACACCGTATTGGAAGATTTTCTAGACGAAGACACCGAGATTCCAGGCCAGCGCTATGTGCTCCTCAGTTTTCTGAGTCCGGAGAAAGTGCTCGAAAAGAAGGACCTCTTCTTTTTCAAGCGATTCCTTCATGCCTACGAGGTCGACTGGAAGATCAAGAATCTGGAGAAGTTCCTGGTCGATACCGTAACTCATGTGAATGAGGAGTTGAACGAGCATGCCACGGAGCTCGAGAAGAAGGATCAATTTGAGGCCGCTGCCCTTTGCCGTAAGAATCGTCTGCGTGTGGATGATATCATGACTTCGTATGGTTCCTTCGTGCAGAAGAGCAAGGCGGATCTCAACAAGACAAAGATCAACGAGGCCTATGATGATTTTCTGTATTCGCACAAGACCAAGCTGGAGGAGGAGTTCCATGCGCAGAATGACTTTCACACTTCCATTCGCGGCGTGAAAGTACGCGGTGTCTATGGCAATCCGAAGGAGGCAGAGCTCAAGGCGAAGAAGCTCCAGTCGAAGGACAAGTACCACAACATCTTTATGGCCGATGTTGGTAAGTGGACGCCATGGGATCCTCAGCCGCATGAGGTGCAGGATCAGGAGTATTCGAATGATCAGCTGAATACGCTCATGAAGAAGTACAAGGAGAATGAGGACTCGCGCGAGAAGTTCTTCGAGGAGCGCACGAAGGGTTCGAAGCAGGTGGTGGGTGGCTCGTCGTCGGGTCAGTTTGACTCCATGTTTGGCGGCCAGGGTGATTTGGCTTTTCAGCGCAAGGTGGAGAAGGCTGCGGTTTCTGTGGAGAAGGTTGAAAATGAGGTGGTCACCCCATCGGTAACACCATCGGAATCATCATCCGATTCAAAGTAAATATACAACAAAGTAATACAAAAAATAAATAATAGTAACTATTATGAGTTTTTTGTTACGCAAAATATCCAACCCAATTCTTGTTGGGATCACCGCCTGCATACACAGGGACGCATGCCTGTGTCGTACCATCGCAGAACTGACCCTCAGGGCATGGCACTCCGCTTTCGTTCGGAGAGCGGCAGAGGTAATTCGTGTTGAGGTCAGGGCGCCATGAAGGAAGCTGGGAGGTGCGGCCAATGGCAGGAATATCAGTGACTCCCTGATCGGTGGAATTGCCATTGTAGTCGATCGGACTCATGTAATTGCGAAATCCAGCGACAAAGTGCGGTTCCATACGATTGACATAACGAACAATCATAGGTAGTAAGGTAACGGCAATAATAAGTAGAACAACCATTGCGCCAATGCCCATTGATTTGGAGTGAGCCATTTTCTAACACAGGGTGAGGTTTTATTAATAACGCGTCGGTGGCGTCATAGGTAGATCGGATAGACAAGGGAGCTCAGGAGGGATATCCGATTTGCAATATCCATTCATACACCGTATGCGTTTTCCAGAGCACGAGGGTAAATCCACGCCACAACGACCCGCGTCCACAAAGGATTCACAAGACCGTAGATTCACGGTAAAATATATGATCATTCCAAGCAATAGTATCATAAACACAATACCAGAAAGATGTTTGCTGTATCGATTCATCCTATTAATATTTCTTATTTACATTGATGGCGGGGCCTTTCAGTCGCTGTGAAGTGCGGGGATCATACTGGTTAATGTCCTCCTCCTCTTTGATACGCGCCAACATCTCAGATTGACGCCACAATTCAGGCGCACCCATCTTAAATTCGCCGTGAATTTCCGCTTTATACCAGAAAATGGTGTCCTCCAATTTATTACTCTGTGTATTGTTGTTAATCACAAGACATTCGTAATTTTGAGTACACTGATCCATCATTTGACAGAAAAATTCAAAGGATGGAAAGGCAGACCCGTAATTTTCATAGAGACGGCGGCGATTGTTCATGTAGGGTTCTCTCAGAATAAATACATAATCGACATTGGTACGAAGAGCGGGCTGAATACCAAGAGGGAACTGCATGGTAATAAGGAAGAAGACCTTGAGCCATCGTCCGTTCATAAATAAATATTTAATATTCTTGTCATGCGTCCATGAATCATCATACATACAATCATCTAAAATCATAAAGGCACGGGGATCAATATTCGATTTGATGCCCTTGCCCTCATCTTGTTGAATACGTTGCATGACCAATTTCTGGCGCTTTACAAAGTTTGCCAAAATGACAGGGTTGTACTCGCCATGAATAAACATGGGTGGCACAATCTTTTTAAAGAAACCGTTTGACTCTTCTGTTCCGGAAATCACACAACCCATCGGCATATCTTGATGATGAAAGAGCAAATCACGAACAATAGTTGACTTACCTGTACGACGACGACCAATAAAGACAGCAACTGCATCTTGTGGAATGGATTTCATCACAAACTTCCGGAGATTGACATTGAGACCCCCTTGTGATGCCATGATAATTCTAGTACAACAACCCTTTTTTGTCATGAATGTTGTACACGCGTTTCATCGTAAAATTTGAAGATCGGGTTATATCATCTGACATCATATACGATGGCGGCTGGTATACGAGAAGCAGGCCTTGATCAATTCTATACCATTCCTGCTATTGCAGAACGATGTATCCAGCATGTGGGCAATCGTTATCGCTGGTCTAACTGGGGATTGATCGTTGAACCCAGTGCAGGCAATGGCAGCTTTCTTACACGAATCCCCACTGAAAAGCGCATAGGGATGGATCTTTCCCCACAACATCCCGAAATTATTCAGCGAGATTTCTTTGAGTATACCCCGCCTGACATGGATGCCCCCATCTTGGTGATCGGTAACCCCCCTTTTGGCAAAGTCAGCTCTCTTGCCATCAGGTTCTTTCAACATGCAGCGCCATGGGCCGATGTCATCGCCTTCATTGTTCCACGCACTTTTCGTCGTGTCAGTGTTCATAATAAACTACCCCGCTCCCTTCACTTGGTATGGGATGAAGATATCCCTTTGGAGCCCTGTTCCTTTGAGCCTCCGATGGCCGCAAAGTGCTGCTTTCAAATCTGGGAGAGAAAGATTCATGCTCGTCCTTTTATTACATTACCAACAACGCATCCTGATTGGGAGTTCATGAGATTGGGTCCAAAGGATACACATGGCCAACCGACATCACCTATTGGAGCCGACTTTGCCATTCGAGCTTATGGAGGAGCATGTGGTGAGATTGTGGAGACGGGGTTAGAGAACTTACACCCCAAAAGTTGGCACTGGATCTCCTCGCGAATCGATCGGACCGTTCTGTGTAACCGATTTCAATCACTGGACTATACGGTCAGTCAGGATACCGCTCGACAGAATTCCATCGGCAAGGGCGAGCTGGTCCGACTGTACTGTGATGCCTATCCGCATGGTGCGCTTGTGGACCCGGTTGAGAAGTCTACGAAGAAATGAGATGAGATCCATTCTGAAAGGAATTCAGCGCGATCCCTGCCGAGCGCATGAACTATCAGAAAATGACCGTTCCTCTTTTTCTCATTACACTCACTTGCAACGCTATTTCCCCGCTCTTGATCTGTTTACCATCCCTGAATCGGCCCTCTCTCACAAGAACATGGAGCTTCCCACCAAGTACCAAATTCAGGAATGGGTCTCACAAGATCGTCCCAAACACTGGAAGGCCAAACGGGCCGTTTATGATCAACCCGATCAAACCGAAGACTGCGAGGTCTTTACCAAAGTGGTTCATCTTCTCAACCCGATCGATATGATCAAGGAGAAATATGTATGCCCCGAGCATCCGCTTCTTCCTCAAAGTGAAAAGACATGGAAGAACACTCTTCTTAAACTTCACAGTCACAATAATCAGGCCTATGTGGATGCCGTCGCCAATTTCGTACTGAGCCGCTTTCGCGAACTGGATCTCACGCCGCATTGTGTTCTTTCGTATGGAACCTTTACGGGGATTAGCAAGATCTATCAGTTCAATATTTCGAATGAATATGACAGTTATCGCCAATGCCGATGGTTCTGGAAGGGCATGCAGTCACATAGCGCTCGCCTGACCCTCTTGCATCAGAACACCGAAGATAAAGAGGCCCTGGATGAACTCTACAAGGAAATTACGACATCACCCTTTGAAGATTCGGATTCGGATTCGGAGCTGGAGCCGATTTCATTCATGGATCCTCTGGATCAGAGCGACATCGAATCAGTGGAATCGATCACATTTGATAACATCGAAGAAGAGGCGGAGAATGGATCAGATATTTTTGAGATCAATAAAAAAATCCTGAAACAAACGGCTGAGGATTCTGATTTTGATGTTCCATCTGACGCGGAGTCTCTGTCGAACTCTGGCTCAGAGTCTCAATCTGGTTCGGAGTCTGGATCTGGCTCTGGTTCTGATTCCATGGACGGTAATTTTGACATTTGCCTCGAAATTCCAAACATGCCGATCATTTTGATCGCACAAGAGGCGCAAGAGGGTGTCATGGACGATTTGCTGGATGAAGATGAAATTGACGGGTGCAAGCGCGGCAGCGCGGCATGGGAGGCACGATGGATTGCCTGGCTGTTTCAAGTCATTTCTGTACTCACTTTTCTTCAGAGTTCCATCTGTTTCACTCACAATGATCTCCACTCCAATAATATTTTGTGGAGAAAAACGGACAAGGCCTTCTTATTTTACAAAAAGAAGGATGGAACGATGTGGAAAGTGCCGACCTATGGAAAGATTTTCACGATCATTGATTTTGGTCGCTCCATTTTTCGATTGGGAAAGCACCTCTGGGTATCGGATGATCACTGGCCGGATCAGGATGCGGGAGATCAATATAATTTCGGACCCTTCTTCGATCACCATAAACCGAAAGTGGTCCCCAATCCCTCCTTTGATCTGTGCCGCCTCTCGGTCAGTCTTATCGACGGTCTCTTTCTTGATCCGCCATCCAAGAAGAAAGGAAAAAATGTCGCCATTCTGAGCCAAGAGGATTCCTGGAAGGTGTATGAGACCAAGTCGCCGCTTTATAATTTGCTATGGAGCTGGACGGTGAATGATGCGGGCCAGACCATTTATGAGGATCGCCATGGAGAAGAGAAATATGAGGGATTTGAACTCTATATCCGTATTGCGCAAGATGTGCATCGAGCCGTGCCAAAAGAGCAACTTTCGCATGCCGTGTTTCAGAACTTCGTATGGACGGGTGTGACGGAGGAAACCGTTTATTCGATGGGCGTCTAATTTGTACTATACATATGATATTATTCCAGCAAAAATAATCTTTATATAAAAACATATTGTGAATAATATGTTTTTTAATAAAAAGAATCGTAAAGTAATAGAGAATATGTTATTGGATGGTGGCTGTACATATGTATTGTCAGCTATAGATATTTATATTGTAAAACTAAATCTTGCACTTGGACCAGATGATATTCCTAAAATGGATTAATTTCTGTTCTAAAACTAAATCTTGTACTTGGACCACTTATATTTACGGTATCGTTGATTGTTATATAACAATCATTATATGGTGTGTCTGATGACAAACCTTGGCCAATTACTGTCATTTGGTTAACGGATGCGCCGCCTGTACCAATTATATTATTATTATTATCATATAATGTTCCGAGTGCTGGAACAAACGCAGTGAAGTATGGATCATAGTTAATTGTTACTGAAATATAAGTAGTATTACTACTTGTTATAGTTGGTCCAGGAAAAACAGAAGGAGCGATAGGATTGGATTCGTCACTAAACGATGAATATTTATTATCGGCCTCATTTATAATTTGAATCTTAAATGTATATAAATTTCGTGTTAATCCTGATACTGTAATTGTTGCATCATAAGGAGGTGTGATACTTGAGGTATAGGAAGGCGTCGACTGTAATGTACCATTAATATACATCTTAATATTAAATGTAGTACCGCTTGTTAAAGCAAATGCAGGTCTTGTATTATAATTAACACCAATAACAAGTTGATCAACTTGACTATTTTGTGAAACAGATATAAATGGCGCACCATATGGTGCAAAAATAGATGGTATAGGTAAAGGAGGAGATCCATTACCAAATGAATTGACACCAATCACTGATATTTGATATTCTGTGCCAAATACCAAGTCTTCTCTTGCAAATAAATAAGTAGTAGTAAGAACACCTGTAACGGTAACCGTTGGTAAATCACTGGGTGGAGTTGGTATAGCAGATACTGTATAGGAGGTAGGAATTCCACCACTATTTGGAGCATTCCATGTAACAATTACACTTCCATATTCGAGTAGAATATCTCTAACAGGTCCAGGGACGTCAGGAGGAATAGAAACTGTTTCATTTACTATAGCAGGAGCGCAGGGGCATCCATTATCAACAGTCGTGAGACCTCCTGTACCTTTGCGGTAATACTTCATTTGACCATTATGTACATCATTAATAATAGATTGATCCCAGATTCCAAGAGCTGGCGCATATCCTGTATTAGGTTGAACTGGATTCTGGATACGATTAATAAAGTTGCCAGATTCAGCTTTCATTTGACGACGCTTTGTAATCAATGACGAGTCGTAGATAGTCGTTGGCATCTCTATTCTTGACTTTTATTTATTATGTATATGATAGTAATTCGTATTTCTATCATATACAAACGAGTGTACATTTAATTGGTACCACAGCATGCATTATCTGAAGCGGGAAGGGGCTCACAAGGGCATCCATTGCTAACCGTTGTGCAACCTCCCATACCTTTGCGGTAATACTTCATCTGACCATTCTTTACATCATTAATAATGGACTGATCCCAGATTCCAAGGGCGGGTGCATATCCTGTGTTGGGCTGAATAGGGTTCTGAATGCGATTAATAAAGTTGCCGGATTCGGCCTTCATTTGACGACGCTTTGTAATCAATGATGAGTCATAGATCGTGGGTGACATCTCTATCCCTGACTATCATTTAATTTATCGACCGGCCAGACGGGGCGGGCCCACTTGCAAATCTTGATCATCGACTAATTCGCTTGATAGATATGATATCATAGAGGGGAGCTCCACTTTCGGAAAGACATCAGGTACTAAAACACCCGTAAACGCAATCAGAATCGCACCGCTGATAAAATCCTGCAGAAATTGAATATTACGATACTCCTTGTCCTTGTATTTCGCACCAACATAGCTCAGAAGAATAAAGACAATTCCGCCCACAAGTATCCATGGGAACCACGACGGCATCATTATTCAGTCCGTGTGAGAAAAACACACGCCTTGCAACCGCGCTTTTATGACAACACCTCATAGTCATCCGAACCCATTTCTTCATTCTTTGCATCTAGTACATCGAAATCAACCCCATCCATAAGAGAGGATCCACTCTCTTCCATGATTTCAAGAACCGGAGCATCTTTTTCATTAGGATCATCTTCTTCGCCCTCCTTCGGATCATAAATCATATCGGAATCATGTGGGTGATCTGAATCAAATACTGCATCAAATTGCCCAAAACGAACCGTAGGCTTATCATCAATGATAATGGTCTGTTGCTCGGCAGGCTTCTCTTCAAGCGGTTTCTCTTCGGGCTTCTCTACAACCGGTGCTATAACAGGTACAACGGGTTTCTCTTCCTTTGGCTCTTCCTTCTTTGGCTCCTCTGCCGTAATGGAAACAGCTGGAGGAACAGTTAGCTCCTCCTTCTTTTCGGGCTCATCATCACTATCCTCCTCCGTAACATCCTGATTCACAAAATCCTTCAAAATGGACTTGACGGGGACCATGCTGCGCACGGCCTGCAAAACGCCATCGTTCAAAATCGTCTCGATGTTTCGATAGTTCTGCTGCTTCTCAATGCCCGAAATACCATCCCGAAAGAGATAAGTGGAACTCCATAGCAATTTCGATGTCTCGCATAGAACCTTGAAGAGAAAATGTTCAACTTTAGGGATGTTGATCTCCACCTTTTTCTGGTTGGAGGACAGACGAATGGCCGTTAGCACTTTCGTGTGGGCAATGAAAACCGCCGTAAGAAGATCCTCCAAATAGTCACAACCCGAATTGGTATGAATAATATGAATTTCTTGATTCACACGCTCCATATTCCAGTCATGAATGTCGTTCAAGTAATTCTGGAATTGCCAGAGCCCCTTCTTTGGCTCATTGACCATGGCCTGCTTGGCTTTCTCCAACAAATCAACAAAGAATTGAAAATAAGCGGGAACCAAGAAGACACAGAGCTGTTTGGTGTACTCTGTTCGCGCATCCGAGTAGACAGATAGCACGGAATCACGGTTCATTCTTCTTCCTTTGGCGTTGTTGTAGCGACCGTATCGAACGCATGGGTACGACGATGCAATGCACTCCCCAAAAACGCCCATAACGACCCTGCCCGTTCCATACAGGCACCGTAGTCTTTTAGAATGCGCTCATCGGATAAAAGGGAATGAATGAAGGTATCGGGATGATATCCCCGCTGAATATAAGAGATCAGCTGATCAGCGGATAGGGTAGATAATTCGCTTCGTTCTTGCCGACGATGTGCAAGGGTTGTCTTCCATGTTTCGGGATAGTGAAGTTGCAGCATGGTACACTGTATGACACGGCGATAGGAATACTCATTGGGTTCAAGATACTCCTTAATATCTGATGCATTCACACCATGAAAGGAGGAGAGATAGGTCTCCAGATCTGGCCAGGAGGGAGGAGGGATTTTCTTGATTTTGCATCGTGAGCGAATGGGCTCTTGAAGACGGCCTGCATCGCGACACTCCAAAATGAAAAGTACATCCGAGGCGTGCGTCTCCAAAATGCGGCGGAGAAAGGCTTGTGCTTCGGGTGTTAAATCGTCGGCGCCTTCGAGCCACAAAATGGCGGGTTCGGTGCGGCGGGCCCAAATGTGGAGCTTCTGGCGGCCGTCACGAAGGGTACGATCTTTTCGGCAGGGGCAGACAAAGAGTTGTTTGTTGATTTGTTCGGCGTATTTCTGAATCCAGTGGCTTTTTCCGCATCCAGGAGGGCCGGTTAGAATAATGGGAGTGTGGTCCATGCCTCGTTGAGGTAGTATGCTTTGTCCTTCAGACAGAGAGTCCATGCCCCGTTTATCAATTCATCGGTAAGAGGGTTTATGTTCTTCGTTTAGCACGCGTCTTTCTGTTATGATTCTTTCGATGACGGGTGAGGCGTCGGCCTCCTGTTGGCGGTTGTCCTTGTAGAAGGGGTTCTCGTACTGACTGGTCTTGTACTGTCGGATTTTCTGGCTGTTGGTTACGCGTTGTCCACCATTTATATACTCCAGCTCCTACAACCATTACTCCACCAGCAATAAAAACAGGCATAAGAGCACTGCTATAAGAATCGCGTGTTTTGTCATCCATTGTTAAAACTGACAGATTTCTTGCTGCATCCGCCATTCTATCTATATTCAATATATCATATTGGATATAGAAGAACTATATCTTCCTTTATGGGCGAATCGCACAGCCACAATCACCTCCACTGTGTTTTCTGCTACGCTTAGTGCGTTTAGAGCGCTTAGAGCGCTTCGTGTGGCGTTTTCCATGGCGTTTTCCGTGACGCTTTCTACGCGTGCTACGCTTGCCACCATGTGCCACATTCTGCATATTGAGCGGCGCAGGAATACCCGCTGTCGTCGCCCACTCCATGATCTCATTGCTTGGCTGCCGTCCCTCCGCCATAACGGCTGCGGGATAGGGTGCCGGATCAAGAGATTCTGCACCACCCGATCGGCGCTTTCTTCTTGTTCTGCACTTGCGTCTTGCCATTCTATTCTATCCGCACAATTAATTGCGACGAGACCGAAGGAAGGATCCCAGTAGAATGGCGGAGACGCCAAATACTGCACCTGCCACAAATTGATGATAGTCCCCCCACCATCCCTTTACGCGATCAAATGAGCTTAGCGCGGACTCCTCATGAACGGGATTCTCCTTGACAGGGGCGACAGTTGGTTCCTCTGGATTGTTCTCCATTTACTCATGTATGGATGAAGTTGTTTAAACTCTTCGTGTGCGACGACGAGGATGACGGGATCGGCGAGAATGCTTTTTTGCGCGGCGAGTTTTCTTGGAGTTTCGTCGGGTGCGCTTGGTATGGCAATTGGATGGCCGATATGTAGTTCGACGCCCTCCTGATTTTTTATTAATTGAAAAGTGATTATTTTTAATTGTAAATGAAGATATATATTCTTTTTTCTTCATTAATCCTACCATAATATTAATGTTTAATGCCATTCTATCCATTATTTGAGGAACATTATGTACTATTGTATCAAGTTTTCCTTCTATATCTGCTGGTGCATTATTATTATTTGGTGTATTATCTCTATATACTTCATTTAGTAGTTGATAGTCACCATTTAATTTAGGAATAATATCATAAAATATATCATCTATAGAATTTTTATTTAATGTTGACTTATCAAGTAGTTGTAATTTTTCTATTAATTGATCAAATAACTTACGAAAGTTTAACAAAAAAATTTTAATATTATACAAATACTGATTCAATGTTTTTTTTGTATTATGATTTGTATTAGATTTATTACTACTAAAACTTGACGATGTGATTAAACTTCCCAGTGCAGAAATTATTTCAAGAATTTCTGCCATCCTACTCTATCCGCAGATTATTCCACACGATCCACGATCTCCTCGATCTTCTTTTTCGGAACGGCATGATCATACAGAATTCCCACCAACAAATTCTCCTTGCACAAATATGTTTTGATGACGCGATCAATATCTGCCTTTGTCACCTTCGCCAAATAAGTTTCGTACACTTCTTGAAAGGGAACCTTTGGAGGCTGATTCGTAAGAATGATCTGTGAACCATTATAGCTCGCAATCGCATCGATGGACTGTAAATTCAACAAATAAGAACCTTTCAGACCTCCCTTCGCATGACGCACCTCCTCCACCGTAACCCCCTTTCGTTGGAGTTCCTCTATCATATGAACAAGAACAGGCAGAACTCCATTACAATCTTCTTGTATGAGTCGTTTTGGATCCGTTAAGACCCGAATCTGAAGATATCCCGCATGTTCATTGAATTCCACATTGCATACAGAAGAATAGGTCAATCCACGCTTAGTACGAAGCGCTGTAAATAATCTTCCACTAAATCCATTCAGGATTTGCTGCAAGACCATCAGCGGATATTTATCAGGAGACTTAAAGCCACAAGTGCGAAATCCAATCGCCAAAACAGTCGCCGCCACACCTTTTTTCTGAATGTATCGGATACACGCCTTTCCCGAACTGATCGGTGCCAATGCCGCCATCGGTGTGGGAAAGGGAAATGGAAGTTGGGGGCATTCTTTCGGTGGTGGGTCCATAAATGCGGTCTTTTTCAACATCGAAATAACCTTCGCAAATGACAAATTACTTACAATGCTACATACCATGTTGGAGGGATGATAAAACCATTTGTACCATTTGAAAATATCCTCATAGGATAAATGCGTGGGCGTAGGGTGATATGAAATGTGATCGATCGGATTTGCATAGGGGCTGCCCTTATAATAAATCGCATCCATGTCATCCCCCAGAATACTAATATGACTATCTTGCCCGCGAATCTGTTCCTCAATCACGACCTTCTGCTCTTTGTAGAATTCCTTTTTGGAAAATACAGAATGCAAAATCATATCGGACAGCAATTTCAAACACATAGGAACATGTGCATCATCACAATTAATATGATAAGTCGTATATCTTTTCTCCGTGTAGGCATTGAAATCCGCGCCGATCTTATTATACTGAACGAGAAGGTTTCTCGCCTCTCGAATGGTCTCCGTGCCTTTAAAACACATATGTTCTACCAAATGCGAGGCACCCCGTATACCATCTGTTTCAAAGATAGACCCCACATTGCAAAAGACATGAATACTAGAAACGGGAATGGACTGCGAAGATTCTTGATAAATGACTCGAAATCCATTAGAAAATCGGTGAGATGTAGGGCAAGACATTCCCTTTATTAGAATCGAATAATTTATGCCTGCGCGGAGAGATACTGACGATATTCACGGATCGCCACCTCATCAATCTCTGCATTCTTGCGAAGACTCTGCATAAGCGGATTATTGTCAACGGCCTCCACCGCGCTATAGGTGTTGCGCTCACGGCTGACATCCAGCTTGAGGGGAACACGATACTCCACGCGACCGATATCGCCCACGCCTGGCGTGATATCCAGTGAGCGATTGATGGCGAGAGCGCGGTCGTTGATGTAGTCCGCATCCAGCTTCTTTGACACTTGACGACCTGGATCGCCATTGAAGGTGGCCGAATTGCCCGCACCAGCGATTGGTTTGCGGCCGCGAGCAATCTGCTCCTTGTTCGGATTGGTGCGCATGTTGTACGCAAAGCTCGGATCCATGACATCGTTCCACGCACCATTGCCACCTGGTCCCGTCCATGCCAGGTTGGTCGACAGCTGCGACTTCTGCGTCGGTCTCGCAATGTCATCAGGATCATAGACCTTCAGACGGTTCGGCGCCGAGGCCGCCGCCATGATACCAGGGCGATCCAGATAAATAGTAGACTCCTTGACAGTGGTACGAGCAATGTCCTTCGGATCCCAAACAGTAATCGCAGGGGCGCGCTCAGCATAGGTGATCGGTGTGCCTGCCATGCGAATGTTACCCGTGGTTTCCGCGCGACGAGTGGGGCGAGCATCATCCGTGTAGTGTGCGATAACCATACCGTTCTCAGCAGGGACCGCATTCAGCGCCATCACACGCTCCGAGGTCTCATTGCGCTCATTGGGGCGAATCTCAATGGAGGATTTACCATAATCCGCCTCATGCGCTCCCATGTCCTTCGTATAGTAGGTTGTCATGTCTGCATTACGATAACCTGCACCGCCATATTGCTGCGACATCGGCATGCGGTACGAACCCGTGACATAGCTCTCTCCAAAGTCCTGTGAAGACGCCACACCCTCGTATTCGACGGAGGTCTCTGGACGCGTGGTGTGAGGAAGAACCTGCGTGGAACGCACGGTCTCCTTGATGAGCTCACCGTTTGTGACAAAGAAGCGCTCACCCGTTTCATCAATGTAGAAGGTATCGGGCTTGTATTTGCGAACTTCACCGACATCGCTGACCTCTGCGCTTACACCGATGAAATGGCCTCCAGGAACCATCGGTGTATCATAGGTTTCCTTGGGATTGGAGATGACACGGAGATCATTGGTATCCTTGGGACGCATGATTTCATTGATTTCCAGCTGCTGAAATCCGCCCTTGCCCGCAAAGCCGAACTTCTCGCCGATTCCTGAGCCGACTTTGGTGGGTTCGAAGGGGCGCTCTCCATTTCGGGCAATAGGCGCCTGTGTAGCAATGCGTGACTGAAAGAATTCGGTGTTGTCCTCCATGCCATAAGGATTTCCATAGGGAGCGCGGCTGGTCTCGAACATATTTTCGACTTCGCGCTTTTTCATTTGCGTGGACCCATTTCCATTGTAGGCATCGAGCACACTGACATTGGCCTGAGGTGCCATATTTTGTTTGATGCGCCCTCCAAAGAAAGGCTGCATATTGTTATGCTTAAACTCATTGGATGGAATGGATTGACCTGATAGTGGACTAACGACATAATCACTATCAATGTATGTGGGGCTGCTTTCCGTATTATCAGAACGATATTCCATCATGGGGACATTAGAATCAATGGGAGAAGGGGCTGGCATCGTACCCGGAGTATATCCTGGGGCGTAAGGCGGCTTATTAGAGGAATAACCAAGTGCCGTACCGTATGGCCCAGTACTGGGCTCCGATGGATAGGTTTGGCCATTCGGCATTTGATACATCATATCGAGTTCGGGGCCAAACCCCGTGGCAGCTGCACCTTTTGGGGCGACAGTAAGAGGGTCCGAGTTTAGACCTCGCGCAGCCGGCATGAATCCTTCACGAAGAAGGGGCTGTTCGCGGTTAGAAGGGGGGAGAACTCTTGAAGAGGCTACATTTTGGGCCATTGATTGAGAGGCTGATAGGGTTGGTGGGGCAGATGATTTTTTCTGACCGGCTCGTGAGACCACCCATCCTAATCCAAGAAGTCCTGACAGGGCAGCGATTTCCATACTACCAGTTTCTACCTTTAAATTTTTTGTAAAAGACGACCCGATCTCTGAAAGACCAAATTTTAAAATGAGAGGGCACCCTGTTGAAAACGGAGCATAAATAGGACTCCATAGAATAGACTATGTCGATTTCTTTAACGGCAGACCATCTTCTTCCATGTCTTATTGGCGAAACCGTGATCACCACCATCACCAATCGCGGATATCTCTTATACACTCTTAACATGCTAAAGAGCCTCGAACCCTTTGGATTGGATAAAAAAGTCCTATTAGTGTGTCTGGATACCAAGGGCGCGGCCATTCTTCGAAAGAGAGGCTATCAGGTATATTGCGTGGAGGAAAATGAGTTAGGCACATTTTGCCCCTGGAATACGAAAGGATATGATCGAATCTGCTATTTGAAATTGGAACTCATTTATCGGATTCTGTCTCTTCACATAAATGTCTTATTGGTGGATGGTGACATTGTCTTTCGATCCAATCCACTTCATGATTTGACAACATGGCAACAAGATACAACCTATGATGTCTGGGTTCAAAATGATTCACAGCAAAATGGAAATACCAAAAATATGTGCACGGGTTATTTGTATATCAAAACCAGTGATCGACTGTGCCAACTTTATGACTGTGTATCCGAGAAAGGGCAGAAGAAATATCAGACCTGTGCATTTGATAATAACGATCAAACTTATTTTAACCGATATGTCAAACCAGCATGCATGATGAACGCTCTTCCATTGGAGCACTATCCAAATGGAAAAATGTTTTATGAAAATGTGGATCAATTAAAAGAAACCGCCGTACTGGTACATTTTAATTGGGTGCAAGGTCATTTGAAAATGGCGAAAATGAAAGAGCATCAAATGTGGTTACTCACACCCGAAGAAGAGGAGTAAGTTAGTAACGGTTTATCAACGGATCTGATTAGAATTCGAATTGGCTCCTGTTGGGGTGTAAAGAAGCATGAACAACAGGCGATACTGCATTGTATCAATTCTACTATTGCCTGCATAGCTTGAATACAATCTTGTCATTTAAGTCTGGATAGAAGGGTAGCGAGGATACATGTCATTTTCATGCCCCAGCTCAGAAATGGGTGGCTGGTCGCGTGGCGTAAAGCAGGATTGCATGCGATGCGTATTGTATTTATCCTTATCAAGATCACGAGACGGAATAAAGAAGTCAAATGGTGTCTCAAAGGTCTCCTGGGGATTATGGAAGAGAGGCTGCCAGCGATTCCAGCCCGTGGTGCGAAGGGTGCATGGGGGATCAACTAGGCGGGCAAAGGTCTGCGGCACATTTTCATCTTTCGCATTTTTAAGACCGCGATTGGTAAAGGCATTCGTATCAGGATTATATTGGACATTGTCGCAACGAATCTTGGTACCCAGGCGGTCAATACCCTTCAAATCGGACTCTACATCGGTTTTCCACTCTCCCTCCACCCATGAATTTCCACTCTTTTGAAGGCGGGTCGTTGCATTGACGGGAAAGGTGGTCGGGCAGTTGGCAGCGGGTGGATTTAAATAATAACGGGCGGCATACGATGTAATTCTCATATCATCCACTTGGTGAAAGGGATCATTTCGCAAGCGTGTTAGAGCCTGCTGTGTAGTATAGCACGACATTCTTCTTATTAGCTATGTTTAATAAAATAGCGAGGAAAAAGATAACAGATTCTAAAGTATTTAATACTTCTCGGGAGTGACGCATACTTCGTTCTTGATGGGAAATGGTGCCACCACTGCAGGGTAGGCAATCATTTGATAGGCCGGTAGGTTTGCCTTCTGCACATCAATCTTGAGGGAGATCTTGGTGTTGTCTCGGACAATCTCAGTTTGATGCTTCGGCGGAGGCTGATACTGTTTCCACGGGCAAAAGGTGTTCGGGATGTTGATGCCGCGCAAATCGGACTCCAAATCGACCATATTGCCTTTAATCAAACTGGCCTCATTTCCACCGACAAGGCCCAAAATGTGTCGTTTTGGATTCGGGTTCACAAACTGCGAGGTAAGATATTCATAATGCTGCGGGTCTTCCTTTTTCTCCCAGTGCGCCGTTAAAATGGGCCCATATGCATCTTCGACGGTACTTAAATAGAGTGCCATTCGTTCTGATCTCGGGATTGAATTTAAATGCGATAAAAATTGACAATGTAGGTTCCCCATTGGATGGATAAGACAGTCCATTATGTCACACTTGATTCTTTCTCTCGATGGTAACATTGGCGCAGGCAAATCCACTCTGTTGGCGGAGATCCGTAAGGCTCTTCCCGATCTCCATGTGGTTGATGAACCTGTGGGGCAATGGACGGCTCTTCACAATGCGGCTGGAAAGAACTTATTAGAGTTGTTCTATGAAGATAAAAAGCGTTGGGCCTATACCTTTCAAAACTGCGCCATTCTCACTCGCCTCAAAAACATTCAGGAAGCGGTCCAGCGTCTGGATCGCTCCGTGAAGGGGCCGCACATTATTCTGACCGAGCGCTCGGTGCTAACCGATAAATATGTCTTTGCGGAAATGCTCCGCGATGCAGGCGACATGGATCCGCTGGAATGGGAGCTCTATGATACATGGTTCTCCATCTTTAGCAAACAACATCCCGTACATGGGATCATCTATCTATCTACGAGTTCTGCCACTTCAAAGGATCGTATCCAGATTCGTAATCGTCAAGGAGAGGATCGCATTCAACTCGACTATCTGGATGCACTAGATCAACAGCACAAGAAGTGGATTGAGAATACGACCATTCCCGTTCTAACCCTCTCCACCGAGCCTGGTTGCTCCGTGGAAGAGAATCTACAAGCGATTCGAGAATTCATTAAGGGTCTAAAAGAAACGGCGACGCCGTCTTGTTAGCGCTTTACTCATTGCTACGAGAAGAAGCGGCTGCACCAGAAGATTCAGCCTTCTTTTTTTCCGCGCGTGCCCGCATATAGGCTTCTAGTCTGGCCGCATTGTTGTTCGCCTTTTGTTTCGTGGCGGACTTCTTCGAAGCCGACTCAAGCTTTCTCGTGGCGGCAGAGTTGAGCTTCATCTGGGACTCTGCAAGTTTCGCCTGCAGTGTCTTAACCCTCTCAGGGGTAGACTTGCGTGTCGCGGTGGGGCGAGGAGAGAGTGCCTTACCTTCCGCACGGCGCTGCACACGACCCTCTTCATATGCCAGCTCACGCTGAAGGTTGTTAAACACCTGTTGGGTGGTGCGACGCACCGACTTCACCGAGGCAGGGGAGGCAGCCATCGAGGAAGAAGAGGAAGAGGCCACCGCAGAAACAAGGTCGGAAAGGGCCTCTGCAGGGTCACCCGTCTCTTTATGCACTGCGGCAATATCACGAGCAAGACGCTCCTCCACCTTTACTCTGTATACGGCTAGCTTGGCCTCTGCCTCTGCAATATCAGCCGCGGCTTTTGCACGCAAATATTCAATCTTCTTGGGGGCAGACAGTGCCTTAAATGCCTCTTCCGCCGCCTTTTTCACGGCAGCAGGATCCACTACATTGGTTGCCCTTCCCTCATTTTGGGCCATCATCAATTCCAGCCTCTTTGCTGCCGACATGCGTGTTACGGATTTTTCCTTCATAGCCGGGACGCCAAACACAGCAAGCGATGCATTACGAGCCGCCTTTGCTGCAGCCGCGACCGCCTCTGCCTCTGCCTTTGCCGCCTGGGCGGCAATCTGCTCGGTCAGCTTCTGCTTACGCTCCGAGGCCTCTCTTTCCTGTTTGGCAAGCATCTCTTGCAATTTTGCTTGGCGCTCTGCAGCCGTTAGAGTCTTTTTGGGAGCAGCAGACATGTTCTATATCATTTTGAGAAAATTAACATGATCCAGAAATGGAAAATAACCGGATCATATTGAATAAATATGCTTAGCAATTGACATCGCGGAGATACGAACGCGTGGGAATACCTCCATGAACCCAGCCTGCCGCGGCCACCTCGGGGACAAGGTTCTTCGGGTTCTGAATATTGTTTTTCAAGATGGGGATCATCGGAGTGTATTGCTGAGAGAAGAACTGCTCGGTCACCGTACCGCATTCCTTACCCATGCGAACCTGCTCTGAATGTAGCAGAAGGCTCTCTACATCACGGGAGGGGTTGCCACCTTGCATGTAAGGAACAGTAAGGAAGGGACGCGCCTGGGGGCGGATCTGGCAGCGGTTGTTCTTAAAGGCAATCTGATTACGAAGAATGGAATCGGCATCAATCGCTGCGTTATTGTAGCCGTATCCTTCGCGAGGGTACATGAGCAATTGGTCAACTGCCGTTGGATTGACGCCGGTGGCCTTAGGTACCAAATTGGTAGTCTGGTAACGACCAGGGCCGACAGATTGGGCATAAAAGGATTGAATTCCACAAAGGTCGTCTCTGGAGTGAGTTAAGCGGTTGATCTCCATGATCTCTGAAGTACGATCGTATAAAAAAATGAGAGAACTAATCAGAATGCAAAAACGAAAATCACTGACAACCCGATTCTGCCACTGTATCAAGTCCGTGCGGAAAACAGTTCGCGTCCGACCGGATCCATGTTCCGTTGAAAACGGAACAGCATGCTCTGTTCGAAGAACAGAGGGCCAAACTCGATCAACGAAGGGAAAGGAGAAGGCTGCCATTGGTATCTGCGTCCGCTCGGTTCTTCAGACCAAGGGGAAAACTCTAAAGAAATTTCGTTGTAGTACCAAGCCCTATCTTCAAACCCAGCCCATTCTTAGATCCATAAAAAACAAGAAGACTCTATAGAATGTACGATCCAGGCAAGCATCCCGTTTTATGGAATGATATTTTTGATGCGAGAGAATCCATTTCTGCACTGTATTTATGGTTACTATTTGGTCTGTTAAGTCCAATGGTGAGTTGTGATTTACAGAGCATGATTAAACACAATCCATGGGCTCGACATTTTTTTGGTATTGTTGCATTTTTCTTATTATTTATCGTTGTGAATCCCAAAAAGAATATCTCGATTGGAAAATTATGGGTGAAAACGATTTTTATTTATTTTATCTTTTTATTGATGACGAAAAGCAAATGGTATTTTTCGGTGCCACTTATTTTATTATTATTAATTGATCAGAGTATTAAGATTTACATTGAAAATAATAGTAATGCCCCTGATGAATCCCTAAAATTATATCTCAAAATTGGTAAAATCATGAATGCGCTTACCTTTCTAATCATTTTTGTTGGATTTGCATTTTATGTATTTCATCAACGCAAATCATTTGGAGAAGCATTTTCATGGATCAAGTTGCTATTTTATAATACATGCAAAGACCTATAATGTAGCTTAAATATGAAATGATACAATGATATAATGAAATATAATTTTATTATCCCCTATCGGAATCGTAATGCACATTTACAGGAATTTATTCGGAGATTTACAGGCTATCTAGAGGGAAAAGGCATTGACGCCCATTTTTATGTCATTCATCAAATTACACCAGGAGCATTTAATCGCGGGGCTATGTTGAATATTGGATTTTTGGAGGTATGTAAAGTAAGACCCGACGGATTATTTATTTTTCACGATGTAGATATCTATCCAACTTCATGGGGATCTATTTCATATGATACACCTCCTAACCATATTCGGCATCCAATTGGTTTAAACGAAAACTTAGGAACTATTTGTTGTTTTTGGAAAAAAGATTACGAAACGATTAATGGATTTCCAAATTATTACGGATGGGGAATAGAAGATAATACCATTTTCTATCGAGCAAAAAAATATGGCATTCCAATTGATATCAAACATGCAGTTGATCTTAACGATACATCACGATGCATTCATCACGATCATTCACGTCCAAATATAATTATTACAACAAATATAAATACCGAGCATCATAAGAAAGAGGTAGAAACAGGAAACCATATAAATGGCCTATCCTCTCTTCGCTATGAAGTGATTTGTTCCATTGAACTTGCACCTCGATTTACCATGATAAATGTAGATTTTACCACAAGCTAACAACAATTATCATCATATGATATAAATTGTTCGCTTACCCTTATGATGCCTGATTTAACCAAGGAATGGGGCCACCATCCGTGCCTGCCAAGCATGCCTCGCGTCCGCCCTCCTTGCAGGTCTTGCCAGGGATGCGATACAACCAATCTGCAAACGCCCCCTGATCGTTGGGAACCGTGGTCGACGGCTGTGTGACAAACTGGCGCTGGCTCTGATTCTTTCCAAAGACATCCGTTGGATCCGAAAACCATTGCACGCGGAAATAGTCATCCATCGTCTGCTTCACGGTTGGATTGTCGACAGGTGCTGCCTCAGGGCGGCCTGGATTGTATTTGATCTCATCGAGTAAAACATTCATGAAGAGATTGCGAGAAGTGGGAGGAGTATAGTCAGGGAGAGCGGGGCCCGAATAAGGAAAGGCATCGACCTCTACAAAGCCTGTGGGGCCCGATGGCTGAGTGCTTCCCTGTCTCGACCCTCCATTCACAAAATGCTCTCTTAGTGGTGCGATATACGCAGAAGGATCGGCAGAGGGATCCGCGGAGCCAGTAGAGGGGTTCACATTCGCAACATAGGGCAAACTATGATAGGTATCCCATTTCTTTATTCCATCTGTGGGAGTAATCATAATAATCGCAAATGCGGTAAGGGTGCCAAATAGAATTGTTACCAAAAATGCGGACAATCCGCCAAGCACACTGGCAATCATTCCAACAAAGATCGATACGAGTAGTAACCGGAAAAGAAAATTCCATTTAGAGTGCTCACATTGTGGAGTATATTGCAATGTAAAATGATTTAGTACAACGGAGTAATCTCTCCAAAATGGAAGTTCACACTCCTTCTTACTCATTATCCTAACCCTTAGCCATTTTATTTCTTATCTCCCATTTGTTTCTTCTTCTCAAGCTTCTTTCGTAGGCGATCTCGTGCAGTGGAGAGTCGTGCGCTCCCCTCTCTTCCTGCCTTTCGCGCAGTGTCCATATCCTCCATTCCAAAGGCGCTCTTGATCCCCTGCATCATATCCACAAAACTCGAATTTTCAGCGAATTCCTTCATGAGCTCTTCCGCCTCGCGTGCAATATCATCTGGGCGGATGGAGCCTGATTGAACCATTTTCTGGAGACGATTTCCGATTCGGGCAATGGTCTTTTGAATGATACCAGGGTTATCCGAAAAGGTTGAAATCAGAATATTAAATGCCCGGGACGGATCCTTCTCACATGCTTTTAGCATTTCAGGGGTAATTCCCAGATCATCTGGCTTAATCTCCTTCACAATCTCCTGCGCCAATCTCGCCATATGGCCCTTCAAGAATCTTTCAGGGAGCTTGGGGAAACCATTTTCGAAGAGACCCTTCAAGTCGGGTATACCCTTGGAATCCTTTTGATCGCTCTTTGAATTGGTGCCCGTTGCATCACTTGGATCGAGAGTAAAGAACTTCATAAATTTCTTGATGATATCTTGGAAGTCCGTGCTCTCCATCTTCGCTTTCATCTCCTTCATCGCATCATCCATCCAGGACGGCTTGGAATCTCCGCCAAACCCTGCCTCCATAAAGCAGCAGATGGAGATGATGCGAACATGCTCCCAGATTGCCTTCTTGGTGTTCTCTGATAGAGTGGCCCAGACGGCATCCGTCAGCTTCACTCCTGGCAAAATCGTACCAGGATTCTTCTGAACATCCTCTGTGCTACCTGCCAGGGTATTTGTCACTTTCACCTCCTCTTGGAATCGTGCCAGGCGTGTCTTGTGATCGAGTGCCTTGGCGGCCTGAATCGCTGCCGTATATTCGGGGAGGGCACCGAGAACATCCTCAACAAACTCGTTGTATTTTGTTTCAAAGACAGATGTGCTTGATTCTGCCATGATTCTTCTTATGGATTATGAAAAACTCTTTATATTATAGCACACCAGGCTTTCACAAGCTTTTCAGCCTTATGCAGCTTTCATCGCCTTCTCTGCAAGAATGCAAAGGACCTTCATGTATTGCCAAATGACCTCATGATTCTTGTCCCCCATCGTATCCCAATGCCTGTCAAAAACGGCGAGTGCCGAAGTCATTTCATTGAATTGAGTATTAATCTTTCGCTGGGCCACTTGGCGAAATTGGTGAATGTTACGATCATAGATGGCCGATGCACACTCTTTGTAGACATGCTCCACAAAGAGATCCAGGATCAGGCGTGGATTGATCTTCTTGGCACCTTTGATCGCCTCCGTAGCCATTTTAATGTCTTTGTCTTCGGGGAAAGTGTTGCAGAGTTCATCAAAGAACTGGATAAGTTGTGTATTAAATGCGCTTAGAATCGACATCTACTGTTGATATAAATGGGTATTTTCTTTAGATTGTTATTGACGCGTGTAAAAGCATAATGATATTGTAAAAGAATATCATTATGTTGTGAAAGGGTGGAGTTAGCGTCTATGGGTTCTGCGGTGAGTACGCTTATGTTTACGAAGTGTGCGTTTATGTTTACGAAGTGTGCGCTTGCGCCGGCCGCCATTGTATGTAGCATAGAATTCTTTGTCTGGCCTTTCTTCTGCGGCCCTTCCTTCTGCTGCTATGCTTTCATCCAGTTTGTTAGCAGCCTGTTGTCTTGCGATGGCATCATTTTCTATTTTTTTTGCTGCTAATTCTGCGTTTTCTTTTGCTTTGGCTTGCTTTGCTCGATCTGCGGTTGCTTTTTCATATAATTTTGCTTTTTCTTCTACTTTTTTTTCTACTGCTTTTTTACATTCAGTTGCTTTTGCTTCTGCTTCTTTTTGTGCATATTCTATAGCTAAATCTGGTATTTTTTCAAATACTTTTTCTTCTACTCCTTCGAGTGATAGTTGGTTAAATTGTTTCCTAATTGGATGTCTTAATTTATTATCAATAGTTAATTCTGGTATATTTAAACATTTACTTAATAGCTTCACTTTTTCTATTGCTTCTAAATATTCAGGTGACACTTTTTCAGATTTAGCACTGCTGTTTTCTCCAGTGCTTCCATCGACTGGACGCGACCCTTTAGCCCCCATTTCTATCAACACCTCCGAAATAATACGCAGATCTCAAGAATATCAAACCGCCGTAGATTTAGCGCTTATGGGTTCTGCGGTGAGTACGTTTGTGAGTTCGGCGCTTATGTTTACGAAGTGTGCGCTTGTGGGTGCGCTTGCGGCGGCCGCCATCTTGATTATTTGTACGTTGAGGTCTTGTATTTTTTGGTGATTTTGCCTGTTGAACTATGAGTTTTATAGCATCATCTGACTTATCTGATCCTATTATTTCGAATAGTAATGAGTTCACTACTTTATTAATATCGAGTGTCAAACCCTGCTTTTTAGATTCTATTAACAATCGTCTTATGTCATTCTCGGTAATGGTATTATCTAATTTGGGTGCACCTGGGTATTTATCTGTGAACAAACGCATATAAACCTTTACTGTATCATTTACTCCATTATTTCCTGACATCTCTACCAATACCTCCGAAAATAACATACTTATCTCAAAAGGAGATCAAAATACCGTAGATAATATCCGCACTCTTATTTGATTACTTTTTATCTCTAACATCAAATTCTCTTACTTTGTTACTGCCGATTGATGCGTTGTGGCATACCAATGTCTCTTTGATTTTTATACTGTGCCATTTGTGCGTCCAACATCTCTTCCTTTTTACTTCGCTTCGCATTCGAGTTGGTGGTCTGAAAATTCGACGCCTCTCTCGTACTTACTCCATCTGATCCATTTAAATATGTAAAATTATGTCGTAAATTTGCATGCATACCTCCATTACCCTCGGCGGAAGTATCCGTACCAATAAAAGAATAGGAATCACTAAATCCTCCACCCATCTCCATATCCAAATAGGGTTCCGGCTCCACAGGTCCAGCGGCAGCTCCACCGCCCCCCTTATTGCCAGCGCCATCCTTCATTTTCTGCTCGTAAAGCCAATTCATCACTTCACCGTTCGTGCGTGGTTCCGGCTCTCCCGAAATGACAAGAGTCGGAATCTGCTTCAGCCAGCTGGGGAGAGCGGGGCGATTGGGACCCGGATCCACACAAATAAATCGAAAAAGTCCGTGATAACTTGTTTTTGAGATTTCTTCTAAAAATGCTTTGGACCATTCGCACCGACTGGAATAAAAACAAATATGAACGGGTGCCGGTCGGCTCATCCTTTTCTACTTTACGAACGAATCCAAAACACCTTGAACGCACACACCATGGATAAAAATTGACGAACCGAACGATCGGAAGATAGGTTAGAGTTATCATGTCATTCGCCAATCTCAAAGAAGAAGGTCGCATCTCCACTTTTCAGTTGGCTCCCACCCATGTCACCTATGCCAACACGCTTCGCCGCCTCATTCTTACAGGTGTCGAAACGGTTGCGTTTCGTGCGGACATGACCGCTACAGGAACCACGACCGATGTGGAGATTGTGCGAAATGATACACCGATGACAAATGAAATGTTGGCGGACCGAATTGGTCTGCTTCCCGTCCATGTCTTGGAGCCTCTCAAATGGAAAAGAGACCAATACATCTTTGAGCTGGAGGTAAAGGGACAAGAAGGAAAGACAACCAATGTGGAAGCGGGACAGTTTCGAATGAAATCCGCGGCAAATATCATGGGCCAGGATGATGAAAAGGGTGATGCCCCCGCTACCGAATTCTTTCCTCGAAATCCCATCACGGGCAGCACCTGCCTTATTGCGACTCTCCAGCCGGGCGCGGGTGCCACCCAACAGATCGTTCATCTGAAAGCCACCGCCTCCATTGGAACAGGTCGTGAGCATGCACGATTCAGCCCTGTTTCGCAGTGTTCGTATGAGTATACACTGTCGGATGATGAGGATCGCCGTCAAACCATGTTCCTTCAATGGCTGGATACAGCCAAAAAAGCATCAGGGGTGGATCTGGAGTCCGAGCGCGGCAAGGAACTCAGACGCGAGTTTGAAACCATGCAGATCAAGCGCTGCTTTAAAATCAATGACAAGGGAGAACCCGACAGCTTTGACTTTACCATTGAGTCCGCTGGTGTGCTTCCCGTCTCGTACATCGTGGATCGTGCCTGTGCAGTAGGTGAACAAATGTGCAGCCAGTACATGCATCTTCATATGGGAGATCTGCCCGATGATGTCATCGTCTCCACCTCGGATTCACGGATGATCGGCTACGATTTCCTCTTTCAGAAACACGATCACACCCTCGGAAATCTACTACAAACCTGGTTGGTTGAGCACCACATTGAAGGGAATGAAGAACCCAAAGTAACCTATGCAGGCTATGCCGTTCCACACCCGCTTCGTGATGAAATGGTTCTTCGAATTGGCGTAGCAGATCGTTCGGAGCTGACTGCGCGTCTTGCCATTGCCACAGCGGCAAAGGGATGTGTCACCATGTTTAAGAATCTTCGTGCGAAATGGCGCGAGGCAAATGGACTGTAAGTAAGATATACTCGATTCTTATTTTTATGGTTGCAATTGATATACCAAGCCGCGGCCTTCTTTCCATAATTGAAGTTCATGATAAATGGAATCCACAATTTCCGGCTGAAGTTCCCATTCGTCTTCATGAATAAGCCAAAATCGCTCTTTTATCGTACGATAAGTATTCATATATTGTGCTATAAGTGCATCTTTATGAGGATGTAGTCGATGAGATAATTTTAGCATACTTCGAATGAATTTTTTACCATGCAATTTAACCAAATGATGCTCCGTAAATAAATTTAGAATTTCAATGAAATCCAAAAGAATCGTATCTTGGATATTGATTTCAAATACATCTTTCTCATTTATTTTAATAGAAATCTGCTTCTTTTCACGAAGAATTGTTAAAATATCCTCTTTCTCAATATCGAGAATATTCTTATTGTTAATGGTAATCACATTATTTCGATCGTGTAATATATTGTATAAGCGTTGCTCATCCGTATTCCATTCGGGAAGAATATGGTAGAGAAAGGGAAGATGAGAGGTAGGATAGGAAAGAGAGAGATCAGAAAGGGATAATAAAGAAGAAGACTGTAATGGAAGTGGAATATCGCGAGTAAAATAGGTTTTCATAAATTGACCAAAAGGAAGTTGAAACCAGCTACCACCGATGTCGCGTTCTATTTTTTGCCAAATTTGCCCATAGGCCAAGAGCGTTATATCATATGCCTCATTAAATGCATTTCGGCTGTGAAGTAGAGTATCTTCCTCTCGATCCTGCCAGTCGTCCATCCATTGAAATAAGATACCGAGATGATTTCCCCAGATTTTCCAAAACTCTCGATCTAAGTTTGTACAGATGGCAACGGTTTCCGTTACCAGTTCGAATAAGACGCCTGTTTTCAATGATGCCAGATCGGTTAATTTACCCGTTCTCTCTAAATCGTACCATTGACCGATCATCAAGCGCTGAAGTTTATCCTTCATAAAAATTTCCCAATCATGTAATGAAATGTGTATCGGCTTATTCTCATTCCATATCAAGTAGACCATATACATGATATCATGTGCCATAAGAATAGCCTTCTTTTGTGTAAAAACCAAATGAAGGGTTGTCTTTCCTCGTCGTTCGGCTGCATTATCCATCCATGGTGTATCGTCTAAAATGAGACTTGCCGTATGAATACATTCGATAGAAAAGGCCAATTCAGCACATACCGTTGTATCCGGAGAGAGATACTGCCACAATTCACAAAAAAGTCGAGCGCGAATCTCTTTTCCACCCGTAAAAAGGTAATTCCAAGAGTATTCAGCAATATCGGGTGGATGTGTATGATACCAATATTGTTTCCATTTTTCATAAATGTGTGGTTTATGTACTTCCCATGACATCCCCTCACCCTAATTTTATTCGGATATCTAACGATCACAAATTACACATCTAATGTTCGATTATCTTCCGCAAAAATACAATGTAATCCGAGCCATTTCATTTCTTTTAATTGCGTAATACTTGCACGAACATATCGAGCAAATGCGACCTCTGCGGAGGAGTAATTGGAAATCGTATGCGGATTCCACAATAATAAAAACATGGCGCGAATGGCATAACATCCTAAGATACAGTCATTCGTTTCAAATTGTAGGCTGCAGGTTCCATAGAATTTCACGAAGGCATCGTAGTTTTTTTCTTGTTCGATCACTTCTTCAAAGAAGGCGGAAGAGAGCATATGATATCGGCCGGTTAATTTAATAATCATGTCATCGGGTTGAATAGGAAACTGCCGAATCACGGCATGGAGATCCATTACCTCTTTGGTTCCTTTATGGCGATGTGTCTCTTGATTATGCGTAGTGTACACCACAGGAACGGGCTTGCCATGATGAACAAAATGATCCAGCCCTGTTTTTCGAAGCCCGTTGTTTTCGACAATGATGGGTTGAATGCAGGCGGGTAGGTATTCTAATGTTTTGGTAATCGACGACTGATATTGTTCTATTCGGAGGTCTGACTTAGATCCTTCATGACGATCCGTAAGAGATGCAGTCAGAATAAGATAGATCATAATTGATCTTTGTTCTGTGTATTTAAATTCGCAATGGTTCGCATAAAAGTAAGATAGGCAAGACGGTTGCATGCGACGGCCACTTGAAGGTGTTTATGATGATTTCCTCGGCTTACAAATGTCATGTTGCAATAACGACATTGAAATGGATCGGATGTACCGATGGCTTGCTGGAGTAACTCATTTATCAATTCATTAATGGGTCGATCGATTGGATGTTGCTTCTCCTCTTTGGAGAGTGCTTTCCATTGCCGACATGCTACTGATTGAGTGACATGGGAATCGTAGGTGTCTCGTGCCGCAAATGATTTCAAACAGGCTTCACATTGATAGGTGATTTTCTTCTTTTCGTGTAATTCTTGATAGGTTGATACGATAGTAAATTCGGGGTAAGGGTAAGGGTAGCTATCAGACAATGTGAAAGGCGCAGCCGGCAAAGGCGCAGCTGGCAAAGCCGAAGGTGACAAAGGCGGCAAAGGCGCAGCTGGCAAAGCCGAAGGTGACAAAGGCGGCAAAGCCGAAGGCGAAGGCACAACTTTTATTTCCTCATAGGTGTTGAGCGGTACCTCCACAGGTTCTACTGTACGCGGTTTTGGAAGGAATTCGGGTGGCAGCCGTGAGACCGTCGTACAATACTGCAAGGAGATCACAGGCTGTTTCAAAGGTGCTACCGTTGTACTCTTTGTCGATAAACTCGATAGTAGCTGATACAGCCGATCATACTCTTCCTTTTTAGATGGATCCATACTATGGTATACGATACTCGATTTTAAATTGATTTGAAATCGAATATGGTTTTTTATAACATGGGATTAGTCCACCTCCTCTACGCTTGGGCCCTTCTTTGACGGCGCTTCAGTTGATTCTGATGGACCAGAAGCACCAGGTGAGCCCGCACCCTCATACATCTTCGTCATGATCGGGCGAATCTTCTCCTCATAGGCCTTCTGCTTCTCATCATACTCCGCCTTCTCGGCATCCTGGTTCTGCTCCAGCCAATCAATACCCTCCTGTACCCAACCCTCCACTTCCTTCACCGTATCCGCGCCAAGTGACTCCTTCACCTTCTCCTCGCGAACTGCATTGCGCGTATTATAGAGATAGGCCTCCAACTGATTCTTGGCATCCACGCGCTCCATACGCACCTTGTCCTCCGCCGCATGCTTCTCCGCCTCCTCCACCAAGCGTTCAATATCCTCCTTACTCAGGCGACCCTTGTCATTGGTAATTGTAATCTTATTTGACTTCCCTGTGGACTTCTCTGCCGCCGTCACATTCAGAATACCATTTGCATCCACATCAAAGCTGACCTCGATCTGTGGCACACCACGCGGCATCGGCGGAATACCCTCCAACTTGAAATCGCCCAAACGATTGCAGTCACGCGTAAACTGACGCTCACCCTCGTACACTTGAATCAACACGCCTGGCTGGTTGTCCGCATAAGTGGAAAAGGTTTGCGACTTCTTGCAAGGCACCGTCGTGTTGCGCTTAATGAGCGGCGTCATCACTCCACCCGCCGTCTCCAGACCGAGCGAGAGAGGCGCCACATCGAGCAGAATGAGATCCGAAGTACGATCGTTAGTGGTTCGGCCCGCCGTCAAAATGTGTGCCTGAATCGCCGCACCATACGCCACCGCCTCATCAGGATGAACCGAATCATTCAACTTCTTACCGTTGAAAAAGTTGCTTACCATCTCGCGGATCTTCGGAATACGCGTCGAACCGCCAACCATCACGACCTCATGAATGTCCGTCTTTGACATGTCGGCGTCACGGAGAACTTGTTCGAGGGGCGCAATCGTGCGACGAAAGGCCGACTCGCACATGGACTCAAAACGAGCACGAGTCAAGACCAGATTCAAATCAATACCGTTTGCCAAACCATCCACTTCAATCGTGGCCTGCGTCGAACTGCTCAGGCTACGCTTGGCACGCTCGCATGCAGTGCGAAGACGACGAAGTGCGCGATCATTTTGCTTGAGAGAAACTCCCTTATTTTTCTTTTCAAACTCCTGGACGCACCAATCCACCATGGAGCTATCAAAATCTTCACCACCAAGATGCGTATCACCTGCAGTTGCCTTCACTTCAAAGACACCATCATCAATGGTAATCAGTGAAACATCGTGAGTACCGCCGCCGCAGTCAAAAATCACTACATTCTGCTCACCCATCTTTTTCTTATCCAGGCCATAGGCCAGCGCCGCCGAGGTCGGCTCATTGATGATTCGCAAGACATTCAGACCCGCAATCATACCTGCATCCTTCGTGGCCTGACGCTGTGAATCATTAAAGTAAGCAGGAACAGTAATCACCGCATCCTTGACCTCGCCGCCCAGATAGGCCTCCGCAGTCTGTTTCATCTTGACAAGAACCATCGCAGAAATCTCTTCAGGCAAGTAAAACTTCTCCTCCCCTTTGAACTCTACGCCGATCTGAGTCTTGCCCGTTGTATTGGTCGTAACAGAAAAGGGCCAATGCGCCATATCTGCTTTCACGACTGGATCATCGATTTTACGACCAATCAGACGCTTTGCATCAAATACAGTATTTTTTGGATTTTGAGCGGCTTGATTCTTTGCCGCATCACCGATAAGACGCTCTGTATCGGTAAAGGCGACAAAGGATGGAGTGGTGCGATTACCATGCTCGTTCGCAATGATTTCCACACGATCGTTTTGCCATACACCACAAACCGAATACGTAGTGCCAAGGTCAATTCCAATTGCATATGCCTTTGTGGATGCCATTCTAATAGATAGATGATGGCGTATTTTAAGTTCTTTTACACAACCGCACGCCCCTTGTTCTCTGCCCAATCTTTTTCCATCCGATCCACCTCATTATTTCGTTCTATCACACCCTTCATGATATAGGAACGCATACCGATCTCCTCCATTTGATAAAGAAGTGAACTGGTATCTTTTGGAAAACAAGTTCCACCAAATCCGCGGCGACCATCATGACCTGGAACATAACTATGCGATGATCCAATGCGTGCATCAAGTGTGGCAAACGAACGCACCTGCTCATAATCAATCCCTTTTCGGTAACAGAACTCTTCGATTTCATTACAAAAGGAAATCTTTGTTGACAAAAAACAATTTCGAACATACTTAATCATTTCAGCCTCCTTGTTGGTTCGAAAGAATATAACATTATGCTTAATTTTATTCTCATCTACAGCATACTGAAATAGCTCAGCAATCTTGGATTGAAAAATAGCATCATGCTCATTGCCTCGTAGGCCAAAGACCCACTGCGAACAATCGATAAAATCCTGAATATAATTCTTTTCTGTCAAGAATTCAGGCATAAAATAACATGATAGTCGATCACATGTTCCAGGAGGAACCGTGGAGCGCAATACAACAAAATTCTTTGCAGGATCCAAAATCGTAGAAAGCCGAAAGAGGACTGATTCCACAATTTCCAAATGACACTTTCCAGACGCCTCCATTGGAGTGGGAACACATATAAATATCACCTCACATTCTTTCAATGACTCAAAAGTCAGACCCTGTGGAATGCACAATTCGGGGCGAATATCATAGACAGCCAATTCAATCTTGGATGATTCTAATTGCCGAGTTGCCTTTCCTACAAAGCCATTTCCTATAATGCCAATCTTCATGAGTTGTATGTATGTCATTTTAACTGTTTAGGCTCTCCACAGCCTCCTGAATGGCTGAAAAATAAGTATCAATGTATTTTCGAAGCAGAAATGCAACGCGTTGCCATGGCTGACTTCGAATATAAGTATACACATCATTTGCCGTCATTTTTTTATGGATCGATTGAAAATGTGCCAAATAAATTCCATGGAGGGCGTACAAATGGGGATGATACATTTTATCAATCTGATCGATTGTACATGATTTATGAACACGAAGTTTCATATAGGATTCATATATGATTTTTACAACTTGATGCATAAACTCAGTATAAAAAGAAAAGGAAACAGTGTCTTCTGGGTAGAAATCAAGATACATGGGTGTCACATTTTGTAAATAGAGCTGTACAAATCGATCCATCAACTCAGGGCAATTTCCTCGAAGCGATTTGACGGCCTTATATTTTTCCGAACGCCACCGCCAGCGATTTCCATCGCGGTCTTTCAAGACGATACCCTGAAAATCCCAGGAGCGCTGACTCATTTCCTCTTCCAACCATGTATGGAGATCTCCCTGTACTATCAAAGTGGGCGGCTGTGGAATGGTATGAGATGGAATATCATCTGCCGTCATTTGATCCTTTATGTGCATGGTTCCATCCTCATAAAAGATCCCCTTATGAATCAAAAATGCAGCATTTTGTGTAATCTTCTTTACAATGCGATGCTCGGCATGTTGTACTAGAAAGCTGTAACAGACCGCTTTCTCTCCCTTGCTTTCATCTGGTGCCGCAATGCGATGTGCCTCTTGTTGAATCAGCCATTCCAGAGGCTCTTCTGGTTTAACAATCCAACCTGTATAGGACTCCATAAAGAGATGGCGAAATGACTTAGAAGAGTAAAAGCGTCCGGTCGCATCCAACTTGGAGCGACTTGTAATGTGAAGTGTTTCATCTCCCGCTCTCTTGAAAATATTAATCATGACTCCGTCCAAAAGCTCTTGGCATACAATCCCCGCATTCTCCCGATCCACATCTGTGGAAAACGGACAGGTCTCCGCGGCAGCTTTTGGAGGCGCCACGCACACGGGGAGATGTAGCATCGTATCCCATACTACGGAACGAAACCATTTACTATGAGGAAGTAACATATTAGACACCCCCTTTTCATATCGAATCAAACATAGACCAGATTCCAAATGCAGCAGGTGCCGATCGACCACACGAAAGAGACCGCCCTCTTCCGATTCAAGATAACGCTCCAATTTCTCCCATGTCGGGAACCGCTGAATCAAATCCTTAAATACACTATGGATTGTCATGCTAAATAGGATAGGCCCATCGTCTTTATATCAAGACAGGCCTTTCACTCCATGGAGCGTTTTCACAATTCATAGAATCTCAATAGGAGGATAGGGACCATGGCTCAACCTGAAGAATCCGAGCCCAACCTATCAGAAAATGAGTCCGCAGAGGAACAGAATACGGATGTAGAAATTGTGGATGATTCTAATAATGAAAGTCTTGCATTTAGTTTAGCCTCCAATAATGTTGAAAATGAGTCCAATGTGGCAGAAGGAGAGGAAGAAGAGCTTGAAGAGAATGTCGAAAACGAGGGTGTCAATGTGGATGGAAGCATTTCCTCCTCCATACAAGTTGCTTCGACTGCATCAAGTGTAGAGGATGACGACGATGAACTTATTATTGAACTGGGAGACGATGTCATCATTGACTCCAAGGAGCATTCACGAACCATCGGCACCGTCTATTATCGTGATTTCGATATCATTCGTGTCAAACCCTATGGATCCAATAATACAGTGATTGACTTTGAAGTGGAACAAACGGAGGATGGAGAGGACTTTAAAGATTCAGAGGGTGTTAGCTTTTCGGCAGTCAGTAAAAAACGAACACAGTTTTCATTTGTGGAACAACAAGATTTTCGCGTAGGACACACCATCCATACCTATACCGCCGATGGAACATTTCATGCATCCTATGTGATCAAGGATGTCAATGCGGAAGCAGACACGATGATCATTGAATCTGAAACGGGTGATTCCATGCCCATCGAATTTAACTATATTGGTATTCCACGAGATTTAGAATTTGCTGTCATTTTCATCACAGGATACAAGGAAAAAGAGAAGTTAGAGGGGGAGGAATTGGAGGAATCGGCTGAGGTGGCTCAGGAGTTAGTTGCAGAAATCGACGATGATTTGGAGGAATCTGCTGAATCCGATGAGGTAGAGTTCGTAGGATTTGTAGATATTGCTGAATCCGAAGTCTATACAGAAGCACAGGCCTATGAACAGTATATTCCAGATCAGCTGCAAAAGATCGATGCATTTAATGATTTCGTCTCAGGATTGAATCCCGATGCCCAAAAAGATCCAAAGACCATCCGCATGGTTCGCATTTTAGTTGAAACACTGTATCAATTGAATAAAGAAACGATTTCATATGCCAAAGATGGAGCCATTCAAGGACCAAAACCCGCCTCTGCCTCCAGTTTGATGGATCTTATTCGTCAAGCACCAATTCCATTGGGTCGTCCTGTATTGGATATGATTAAGAAGGAATACTATGTGGCAGATGATGAGAAACACCCTGAAGAAGACAATCATGTCACCTTTTTGCATTTTGACCAAGAACTGATACAAATGAAACAGACTTCTGATCAATTATCCTCCGCGCTAATGGTGGGATCTAAAAAGGGGTCCGTGATAGAAGTATGGAATCATTTGCAGTCCTTTTTTTCAAAATATGGATGTCCCTGGATTGCGAATGATAAGCAAGAGCCAATCTGGAATGCACAAGTGGATTCGGATGTATTTCGTTATGAGCCACCTAATTTGGAAGAACCATCCCTTCCAGGATACATTCCCACCCACAATGAAAAGGTTATGCCCATTTTTGATGTTGTCCCCTTTGGCATGGAGCGCGCCCTATCAACCACTTATCGCAATGGAAAAAATCAAAAGAAACAGGTTTTATTATCCGAAGATGATGCATCTCTTCGATCCTATCTTTTATTTCCTATCTCTACCGCAAATGAATTAGGCAGCACGCGCTCTCGCTCTCTTGCCGTCGATAGTGGGCGCAGTCAATTGCCGCCCCAAACGATGAAGATGATTCTTAATAAGACGGGTGAGCCTATGGAAGTTGGTGAATCAGACAAGCTACTCTTGTTAAAAGAGGGCACGCTGAGTAATATTCCTGTTGCGGACTATATTGAAGGAATTTCACCCATTCATGCACTTGGATTGGGAGATACATTTGACACCCTCGAACAATATGGCATGGAATCTCTCGAATTAAATGAGCCACTTGCACGGGTGCTGGAGACGAAAATTAAATTATATCAGTCTCATTTGATTTCGCTTCTGAATGCTCAGCGAAGCAAGATTGTGGCCGATCTGCCCGCCCCTCAACCCAATCCATTTTTGGAGGATCCCGATTTTTTGAAAGACATTCGAGCAGAACCTCTGTTACTGAATGATTTGGAAGAGTATGAGCGAATCAATCTCTCTTTGGCGGAATCCGATATTGGTAAAGTGAGTGCTCTCATGAAACGGCACCCAGAATATTTTCAGATTGCGGCAGGTGGTAATCCCACCCTCATGATAAAGGCACAAGCACAGGCCTATCAGCTGGATTATCACAAGCGACTTACCATTAATAAAATTTTGAAATTGAATGAGGCCAATTCGGGTGAGCGTGCAAAAAAGAACAACTGCACCCATGTGTCACAGCTTGTCAGTATCCGAAAGTTACGAGATGACAATGAGCGATTCCAGCAACTGACCACCTTTTTTACCATTTATCAGGGAACTCGTAAGGAAAATTGGATTGACTGCAATCGATGCGAGAGTCATTTGCTATGTATGCATGAACGGCTTCAACTCCAGGCCTTTCTTCACCCCAGCGAAAAGAGTACCATTGAGAAAGAGATTTTGTTGAATTTCTCGGGCGGCCAATTTCAAGGAAAATACATTTGCCGAAATTGCGGTCAGCCGATTCGCGATTTGGATTTTGACAACAACATTGAATTCGATGATAATGGAAAGCCAAAATCGGGTCGCGCTGTAATCGTTGATGAGGATGCCATTTTGGAGGATGAGATTGACGCCATGTTACTCAATGTACCGATTGAACCCTCTCCTGTCAATGAAATGAAACTCACGGAAGGCGAACAGACGGCATGCTACTACATCTTGTATGAATTGGCGGCGATTCTCGGTGTCTCTTTTGAAAAACCAGAGTATGTCGTTATGATTGATCGAATCATGATGTGGATCAGTAAGTTTCCCGAACGCGCAAAATACAACAAAATGAGAGAAAGCAATGAAAAAATGCTGGAGTTCGATGTTATTTATTCGAGATTGCTCATTTCAGCGGCGGCCTCCTTTTTATTGATTCAATTACAAGTTAAGATTCCATCCGTTGCTGCACGCTTTCCGATCGCAGGATGTGCCTCTCCAGGATTTGGCGGATTTCCTTTGGATGTGGATGAGACTCATCAGCAAGGAATCAAATATATCGCATGCGCGGTAGGATCGATTCAGAAGAAAATCGCTCCATGGAATCAGACACGGTTTGAAAAAATAAAAGAGGAAAAACGACAAGCGACCATTGTTCAATATATGATCGGTGTCCTAAAAGATGTTCAAGATCACGATCTCATTCAGGTACAACTCACAAGAAAACGCAAATATGTGATTGCCTACCCGTCTGATGTCATCCCAGCCACCTTTTTACCCGAGCAGATTGTGATCACACCAGAAGACGCCGCAAAGGATGTCATTACACCCGAGGTTGTACAGATGATGGGGAACAAGGGAGAAATGTCCCTTGTAAAATTATGGATTCGCCAGTCACATCTCTTGGCGCGTGCAAATGCCGTTCTGTCGCGCGGCTCGCCGCTCGTTGAGACTACCTGCTGCATGACCAAGATTGAAACACCTGGAGAGTTCTGGAGAAGGGCGGAGTCAGAGATTCCCATCGGAGTTCGAAAGTTGATCCCTAATCAGCAGGGCAATTTCTTGCTAACCGAGTTTATTCCGCGTGAAGTAGGAGGCACGGTTGCCAGACCCAATCCTGAGGAATACTATCGCTTGTTCTTGAAATATTGCTATGAAGGGCCCCGCGTCGGTCATCCGCATGAACCAGGTCTCACCAATGTTTGTCCGTGGTGTAAATTCGAATTTCCGTCACACATTTCGGTCATGGATACAGCAGAAGGTGAAGCGGCACTGATCACACAACAGGTTAACACAGGTGTAGAGAAGTTCACGGTGTTGCTGGATACAATTCATACTGTAAATGAAGTGCCACTTATTACAATGGAAGAGCGCACCTCTTTGTTGGATGTGATGAAACAACTGGCAGCCATTCCCCATCCACCGATTGGAGGCTGGGATGCCTTGATGACCGAAACCATTGAGCGCATTGGCCGTCTGACTCCACAATCCACCAAACGAGAAATGATTGAGGCGGTGGGACCGCTTTCCTCCATTGGACAAAAGATAGAGCAATCCGTGAAACAAACACTTCAAAAATCACAATCACTGCCAGTTCTGGATACCATCGCGGATCTCTCCTGGAGTGACTTCTTTAAAGTGATTCAGACCTACTTTATTGTTCCCTTTCAACGAGTAGTGTCCCAATACAAACACACGGCGCTGTTTATTCCGCACGAGCTCGCAAAGGAGTTATCGAAAGTTCATGTGGAGGAAGGATTGCTACCGATTTTGAATAAGGAGTTAAAGTTTGTAAAGGACTATGAATCCAAAATTGCGAATGTTCAGACGAATTATGTCCGTGCTCGATTGAGTGATTATATTCAACGCATGAGCAACCTATTAGAATTTAAAAATAAGATTCGACCATCGGTGGGAGCAAATGGAGAGAAAGCAGTAGAGTACAAATACATTCAACAGATTTTGCTCTATGGACCTCTAGCTATCTTAATGGATAAAACCATTCAACCTGCGGGAATGGCCGCTATGGGCCCCATTGCTGCCGCAACGACCTCCTCCTTTGACTTCTTAAAGCTTATTATCATGTCCAGCTTGGATAAGTTTAGCAGTGAACGCCTTTCCTATAATGAAGATGAACTCCGAAAGCTCATTGCCGTTCGTAATGCAAAGGAGCGCTCCTATATCCTTTCCAAGTTCGATAAATTAAGCGACGAAGAGCGTACGGTGGAACTCATGAAAAAGAGTTTGAAAATGGGTGACTGGGCGGCGGGCTCCAAGATTTATGCCTACGATGCTGGCCACTGGGAAATGGAACGACAGCAGCGCATTGATGCAGGAATGATGGATTTTTCCGGTCAACCCGATGGATCGCCCGACTTAGAGGGGCGAAAGGTAGATTCCATTGGATTATTTGACATGAATGATGCGGAAATGGGTGATGATGATGGATATGAGGTGGGTGAAGTGGATGATGACGGAGATTCTTAAAGGAGGTGATTTGAACACGGTTTTTTCTATTAAGAACAATAAGAAATGTCCCTGCTGATCTATTCAGGATTATTGTACTTATTAGGAATTTCGATTATCCTCTTTTATCGACCCGAACTCATGTTTACTGAGGATGGAAGCTGGAAAGAGTTCGGATTGGGCCGTAATCGAAAGCAGTATACCTGGTTGCCCTTTTGGCTCTTTGCCATCATGTGGGCCATTTTATCCTATATCGTTGTACTGGTCATTGCAAGTCATATTATGGAACCAATTGCAATGACGGAAATTAATGTATCGGCGGAAATGATTGAACCAGTCAATGTATCGACAAAGGCACCCAATGTCCCCAAAAAAATGCCGGCATCCATCAGTGAAATGAAATCGGGATATTACATTTTGGATGTGAATGAAACCGTGAAGAAGGGTATTCCGAAATATACCTATTTAGGGCCCGAGGCGCCCAATCTCATTTATCATAATATGACGGAATCAGAATAAGCTTATTTACGAGCTGAACAGGTAACTACTGACATGGATTGACCAACAATGACACTGGATGCGACTAAAAAAAATAGATAATAGAGATATGAAAACCCTTTCAATCGAGGCGATTGACTCTCTAATTTGTCAAGATTCATCTTATCCTCACAGCATGCATTTTTTTGATTTTCAGGTTGTACAAGATAAGACTTTAAAAGGGATGCAATAGGAATACGAAACTTTGAGAAATATAAAACAAGCGCGCTGCCAATCGCAATAATTGCAATACTTGGTAATGCACCAATCGCAATTTTACCCCAATCACGAGAATCATTGGGGCATAATGAAGATTGATATAACATATTTGTTATAAAAATAACACCATAGATGATGACACACAGTACTGCAACGAGCTTCATCCATGATCCTCCATTATAAAAGTAGGGTAAATTGATATAAATTCCAACAAATAGCATAACAATAACAGGAGTTGTCCATGTTATTACAGCGGAGGAGGTCCCCGGACTTGAACTCTGGGTTGACATGGCTAATTAATTAGAGAAATTATTAAGGGCAAATTAATTAGGTACAGTAGGGAAATGTCTGATAGAGATCTGACTCGTTTTTATGAATTGAAAGCGAAAGAAGTCACAGCAAAACATAATAAAAAGAGTACAAAGCCACTACGATTTGGATATGATGCGGATGGTAATTTGACGGAGCAAGATGGAAGTAATCTAAAAACCATTCCTCTTCCTACTTATCGTGCCCCCTCGTTGGAGGAGTTGGATGAAATGGAAACACAGCGAATGAACGCCATTGCAGATGCCAACAAGGCGTTTGATCGTGCTCGATCTGAACTATATGAGGCCATTCATACGGCGGGAGTAACAGATCCGTCCGTCGTTTCTGGGCTAAATCGTAAAGTATTGGAAGCGGATCAGCGCCTTCAAGTCGTTCGGTTTCCTTTACGATATGTTGCAAAAGTCTATCCTGTCAAGATTCGTGATCTTGATTTTAATAAAATCCAGGAGGTGCGAAAATTTCCATATCAGATTGCCGTTCTTGAAACCAATCCCTTTCCCCTACAAGATCAATATGTGCGAATTGGTATTGCGGCACCGAGACCATTGATAAGTGTAGAAGAGGCGCAAGCACAAGCGGATGAAACCATTCTTGTATTTGCGGAGCCAGACAGCAATCCGCAAGGATTTTTATCCCTATCGTGGCCGGTTGATCTGATCATGGGCGGGCGACCCTATCGTTCTGCCAAACAAGCCCTTGCAGGTGAGTTGGCGATGCACTTTAAAGATGAGGCGAATTATAAGAAAATTTCAGAGGCAGAAAGCGCGGATGCAGTATCCTATTCTATCGAGAATACACCTGGTGGAAAAGATAAAAATCAGGGAGAATGGAATAAGAAACAGAGCGAGTTGATTTATTCAGTTAATAGGGTAAAATTCACAGCGTATCCTGCTCTTGCTAAACAACTGCTGGATACCAAATATGCCATTTTGGGCGCCTATCTGCCAAATGATACGATTCTTGGAATTGGAATCTCGATCAATGATCCGAAGTCAACCATTCGTAAGAACTGGAGTGGTCAGAATGAACTGGGCCAGGCACTGATGAAACTCCGTGAGGAGATTCGTGCCAATCTGCCGAAGAAAAAACCAGGAGTGGCAAAGCCAGGAATTGTAAAGTCAAAGGCGGCTGCGGCGGCGGCTGCTGTGCCTGCGGCTGCTGTGGCTGCTTCTGTGCCTGCGGCTTCTGCGGCCGCTGCTCCAAAACTAAAACGCCCTGGTATCGCATCAACTGCATCTGTTACAGCTCCATCAGCAGCACCCGCCATAGAATCTGCAATCGCATCATCTGTCGCAGCCGTGCAATCTGCAATTGCATCATCCGTCGCAGCCGTGCAAAATGCAGCCTCAACCGCGGCCTCAACAGCCGCCTCAATCGTAGCACCAGCTGCACCAGCACCAGTAGCCGTCTCAACCGCACCAGCTGCATCAACAGCCGTCTCAACCGCACCAGCCTCACTACCAGTAGCAGCTCCTACAAGCATTCCATCGGTTACCGCGCAACCAGTAGCATCCGTTCCAAAACTGAAAAGGCCAGGAATAGCACCTGCGACATCTGTCGCCAAGCCTCAGTGATTACTTGCTGAGAGGGAAATCCTTCATCTTTGATTCATTCTTGTCACAATCCACCTTCTTTGCCACATATTGGTAACATACTCCATTTTTATCTTTATATATAAGTTTTTCCTTATCACCAGGATTTGGATATTTATACACCACATCCTTCTCGGGTTTAATCATCAAAATCGCAACTACGCCAACCGCCAACCCTACCAACAATGGAACAATCGAAATATGCTTAATCATCTTATTAGAAACTCAGAAAATATAATGATGATAAAACAGGAATCAATGGGCGTATTAGATTTTTTACAAGATAAAAGATTTAACGCGTTTTTCAGTTTTATGGTTGGTGTCGGTATCATTTGTATTTTTCGCCCACTGTGTTCCGGTTCAGATTGTAATGTGATGAAAGCACCTGCTGAAAAGGACTTTGATCAATATGTCTATCGAATGGGAACAGGTGAATGCTATGAGTTTAAAACAGAAATTGTAAAGTGCCCAGCATCGGGGGCCATTGAGGCGTTCCGAGATGATAATGTAAAGGGTCAATTCGCAACACGACGATCCCCCATCCCGAATTGTGGGCGTGCGATTCAATGATCGTATAGGATTTCTGGCTTTTTCATAAGAAATGGCAAGCGCAGGTACACTATTAAGTGATCTCGATTCGAAGGCTCCGGTTATGAGCAAAGATGATGATCTTGTGAATAAGATCCTGGCTGATATGAACATTCCCAGTTCATCCAATCCTATTATGAATTCCCCTCCACCGCCTTCCGGTCATGGAAACCGAATGATCAACTCCCCTAATCCTAATACGACCTATCCGATGGCGACGGATCCGGCAACGGCAAATGCACATATGATTGGAAAAGAGTACCCGTCCATGGCTGATTTTGCGAATCTGGCGCATGCCCCCAGCTTCTCTCACGGTGGATCAGCATATGCCAATGTTGCCCCTCCACCCCAGCAGTATGCTCCCCCACTGGTCGATACAACAAAGGGCAATCTCTATGCGGATATCATGTCACAGGCCAAACAGCCTCTATTAGTCGCCATCATCATCTTTCTGGTTAGTCTCCCTATCATCAATGTACTCATTGGTCATTATCTCCCGTCTCTCCTGCGAATGGGCGGTGATCTTACTACGGTAGGCATGGTTGTGAAGTCGTTATTGGGTGGATTTCTCTTTTGGTTTATTCAAAAAGTTCTTGTTCCTTTAATGACAGTCTAATATGAAAAACTTTCCTAAGAAGCATGTAGAGAATGAAGTTCAACGAATTGACATTTAATATTTCATTAGGGATGATGGCGATCGTTGGCCTCTATACCTTGGTTTATTCCGGTCTAACGGGACTTCTATTAGCTGCATCCGTTGCTTTGATCGCAGCCTCCATGCTGGACTCCTTCGAGCTCATTACTGTGGCAACTGTTCTGTTTGTTCTTTTCTATACTTACTTTCTGAAGGGTCTTCTTCGTCGGTTCGAGCCGTTCCAGAATCAGCAGGAGGAGGCGCGCGACATTGTGACGCTTTTGGCAAAGATGGAGAAAAATTATGACCAGGTTCAGCAATCGCCTGCGGGCCCGTGCCGCGCCCCAGCGGGTGTGTATAATCCATCGGTGGAGGGATTTGCAGATGCTGGTGATGGAAAATCGACCGATCAGAAAGGCGAGCCATCACAGTCAGGCCCTGCACCCACAACAGATACTTTCAAGAATCAAGTGAAAGCAGCCGATGAGGTTGTAGAAAATCTTACCAATGAAAAAAAAAAGACAGAGATGAAGCATGAGGAGTTTCAATCCGCCACAGGCGGTCTCTTTAAATTAGGAGAGATGCCCTCTGAAAATAAGGATGGCCCTCATCTGGACGCTGGTCAGACCCTTGTTGCCGCCATGAAATCACTCGATCCGAACACGGTGAGCGAGATGACCAGCGGAACGAAGCAATTGCTCGAAACCCAGAAGAATCTGATGGGTATGTTGAAGAGCATGACGCCTGTGTTGGCAGAGGGTCGCGAACTCCTCAGCACCTTCTCGGGTATGTTTGGTGGTGCGCCCAATAATGGACCAGGACTGAAGTTCTAAGTGCTCTAAGCCACCGTGCTATAATTTACCCCTATCATAATAGATTAATGAAATCCTTCCTTTATTTGTCTATTATCATTGTAATATTATTCATATTATCTCATTATTTCACCCCTTCCTTAGAACGCTTTGTCAATACCGATACGGGGATCGGAATTGGCCCATGGTGGGCAGAAGGCCCAGGATTGTCCCGAGGATTTCAGCGGTGCTCTTGTGACTCCTATCGCAATTGCTCTTGTCTCGATGGATCGTCCTTTTCTAAAAACATCATGTTTCCTCAGTATTATTTTAACTATTTATAAGTAGACTATGACCTACTTTCTATTAGGTATGTTAATTGCAATTGGAGCAATTGTCTTTCTATCCAGTTGCAAAAATTGTATTGAGACATTTCAAGATATGACCCCATGGTTTGGATATGAACCCGGCCGTTATGGACCAGGATGGGGAAGAACAGGATGTGTCAAACCCTGTGATAAAGAGATACCCAAAGAGAATACCGCATAATATGGCGATATGATAGATGCCGCGCCTATCCCGTTCTTGTCCTCCTGGTGTATGGTGTATGTCAGGAGGTCTTATTACAACACTTCTTATCAGCGGAATTATTTTACTTGCTATTCTTTTTTATGTATTCAAACCAATGCTGATGCAAATGTCATCTATGCCGATGGCACAACCGATGATGCCGATGGCACAACCGATGATGCCGATGGCACCCATGGCACCACCGATCACCATGATTCAACAGGGCGGGGACTCGCGTTATGATCGTGCTCCACAGCCATTGCGCGATTGGATAGGTCGTCCTGAATTACCCCCCATCGGTGCGCTTCCCATTAACATTCCGACACAAGGATTTCCCGAATCCTTTCAATCCGTGGGTGTGATTCAGGCAGGCGATCAGATTCTACCCTTGTATGGTCGCAGAACACTACGCGGTAGTGATCGTTGGAATTACTATACACGAACAGATACCTATAATCCTGTTCCCCTTCCCGTTCATTTTCAGCGCCGCGATTGCATGGATGATGTTGGATGTCAAGAAATCCTGTCAGGGGAAACAGTAAAGATTGATGCCCTTCATAAGGAGGGAAAAACAAATATCTATCGCTTTGATGGCCCTAAATATATTCCAGGACTCCTATAGAAATGGCAAAACGCGCATCCATTGGATTCGTTCTTCTGATTGTTCTAATTGTAGTCATTGCAATTCATTCCGTTAACCAATCCTCAAGTGTCCGTAGTGCACCTGATGTCTCCCTTCAAATCTCAACAGGAGAAGCGCGTTCCAGACGATTCGGGCTCATTTTGGATATGCGAAGTGCACGCGAGCGTGAAGAATTAGGATATTACCCTAATTCCATCCCCGTGTCGTTGGATCGACTCTCCAGCGAAGTTCCTTTTTTGAATTCGAATCGAGCAACATCCATCATGGTCTATTCCAACGGAGATAACCGAGCAAAAGTTGCGGCGCATGCTCTATATCAAATGGGCTATCGTAATGTGCGGTATATTACAACATCATATTTAGCGTTAATGCCCGGCAGCACCTAACCGGCAGTACCTTATCGGCAATACCTTATCGGCAATACCTAACCGGCAGCAAATCACCTACCATGAATGAAAAGAGAGGGTAATCTTTTTTCTATCAAATGTCAGAGGATGTCGTCATGTCCATCAAGCTCAAATAAGGGATTTATTAAATTACCTGACGGTAAGCCCGGCTCTATCCAAGAGGTAGTCAATAACCCCATTTCCACCATATTTGGTCCATTATCCACACCCTTATCGCTTTATCAAAATACGATCATTGACCAAAGTTCCAATTCATGCCAATATCGTGGCCATCGATATGATTTAAAAGATATTCAGATCTGTAATGTGATTCATAGCGGGTACCAGCTACTTGAAAACATAAAAGAAACCCCCATTGCAGAGCTTGTACTTTCCTTTTCCATCAATGAAAATGATCGAAATGCGCCCTCCACCATTTTATTGTGCATGCTAATTTATAATACTGGCACTCCGAGCCATGATACCTATCTCACCCAACTCATTTCAGATTATTCCTCCTTAGCCGCCTGCAATTTTACAAATAATGATCCAGGAATCTACTACACCATTGATCCGTCCCTTCCATCGCAGCCACAGCCACAGGTCCAATCAAATTATATCGATTGTCTTTCGCAATGCTGCAACGATATGCAATGTTACGCCTATAATTATGATTCATCCTCGCAAATGTGTTCCATTTCTTATTCGAATCCTCCGCCGAAACGGGCTGATGGAAGCAAGTCTATACAATCAGGTTCCATTAGTCGCAACACACTTCCCTCCTGCGGA